TATATTAATATATTATTTAAAAAAGAAAAATATATAAAAAGAAAAAAGTAAAAAAAGAAAAGTTTTCAGATTCTTGATTTGTAGACAAAACCACATAAGCAAATTTTTGATAAAAAATAGTTATTCCAACTTAGTTTAAAATTTAAAAAAGAGGGGCCAAGTCACATAAATTTTCTGATTTGAAATTGTAATTAATTTTTACTTTATTCAATTCAATTTTTAGAAAAAGGCATTTTAGGAAAAGTCACAAATAAGCAATTTTTGAATTAAATTGTTATTCCAACGAACAGTAAAAAAATATATAGAAGGGTCTAAAACAATGTTTATTTGCTCTCTAAGACGTTTTATTAGCAAAAGTGGAATAATTATACTCCAATTCAAAAATAAGATGTTAGAACGTAAGGAAAAACATTTTATCATAAATCATCTAAACCCTTAAGCAGTTGCAGCATAAGTTAATAAACTACATAGCGTTAAGAAATCATACTCAAATGACACAATACATGTTTGTATAGGTTTGCCAAACATTCCTTCATGCTCAACACATAAAAAGTCGTCTTTAATCAAAATTCTTTGTACAGTAGATTTAACATCACCAAAATTCATTTGTATAAATTGGTTTACTTTAACTTCCCCACCACGATTTTTCACGACTTCATATAAAGCGTCAATTACACCCTTTGCAGCCATACTAAAAACGTTAATTGCTTTTACGGCTATCCCAATATTATCTGCTTGAATTTCATTTGTTTCCATAATCATTTATTATTGAATTTTAATTGCAAAGTTAAGCAAATCTTTTCAAACTATCAAATCTATAAAGTTAATTGGTGTTAAATAAAAACTTTAATTAAAATAAAAAGTAGTGTGCTAACTATATTAGTTAAAACACACCACTCAAACAAATTTATAGAATTATGAAGTATTAATAATCAAGTTTAATATATCCGTCAGAGATAAGTTCATGTAGAGAAACTTCTGATAAGATTTTTTCCTCCAAAAATTCTCTTAGAACTTCATTATATGGCAAAACTGTTTCACTATCTGTATCAAAAGCCAAATCAAACCATACATCATTGTTTAAATAGTTATCAACAATACTCAATAACTCACTATTTGTTTTCTCTCCCAACAAGTTTTTATAACCCTTATTGATAAATAAGAAATAATTTAGGATAAGTTCCAAATTTTCATTGTCAGTGTTAGTTGTTGAAATAGTAAGTTTATTATAGCTACCTAATAATTCAGTCCTTGAAAATGTAATAAGAACAATATCATCATTAATTTGCAGATACCAACTATCTGTAAAGCCTTCTCTATAATTAGGGCTGAAAAGAATATCAACTACGTTATAAAATAACAAATCAACATCTTTGTTATACTTTTCTTTCAACTCTATATTGCTCAAATCTTCAACCTCATCATTATATAATGAGTAAATATTTGATTCAATCTTTGGAAAATCAATTTGTAACATAATATTCGTTTGTTTATAATTTATTGTTCTGTGGGACTATTCCCTATTTGTTTATTTTACGATTACAAAGGTAATAATAAAAAATGAATTAACCAAATCATTTTTAATAATAAATGTTAATCGTAAAAAAGTAGCATAACCTTCATATAGAATAGTTATGCTACCAACAAATTAGAATTATGAACAATTATTCTTTCTCCTCATCATCATCTTCAATTTCCTTTTTGAAACTCTCTCCTATTCGATAAATATCATCTTCACTAATAGACAATTCAGAAGATAAATACAATGTTTTAAACCTTCCGTTATCACCATTACCAAACATAGCCTTGATGATAAACCCATCATGATTCAAATACCAATCAGTATGTTTGCTTGATGTGTACACGGGACTTCCTAACTGATTAACTATATCTCTGCGAATCACATTCACATCAATAATAGCCCTATCAATAAGATTTAACTCATAATCAATATTATCAAACTCTTCCTTCGTGTATGACTTTAAACCTTCTATATGGTTCTTTAAAAAAGTCTGTTTCATAATTCTTAAATGTTTTGTTTGTTTATAATTGATACTGCAAAGATAGACAAATAATCTCAAACTTCCAAATAAATTTAAATGTTTAACATTTGATTAACAAATTAGATAAACGCTATATTAGTTATATATTATATACACATACGTATAAAAGAAATGTCCAACTTAAATAAAAGCGTTTTAAGACGTTAAATTACATCTGAATGAACAATTACACTAATACATTAATTTATACGCTTAGAACAAAAGAAAAGTGGTATATAAGCAATTCTATGCAAATATACCACCTAAACATTTATGTAACTTTTGAAAATTACTTTTTCCTTACATAATATTGTCCATCACACATCCTATAAATGTCGTAAACTACTTTTGTTTGATGTAACTTTTCTAGACTATCTATTACTCCGTCAGGAATTGTCTCGTATTCATCTTCATTGTGTTTAAGTCCGTCAGGTAAGTATTGATTTTCCAAATCATAATTACTTGTATTAATGAAGTTTAAGGTTTCATAGTCGTTATCATAAACAACAGAAATATTATTATCTGTTAGTTTTTGCTTCATTGCCATAAACTCATCAACAAGTGCCTTCTGTTCGTCCGTAAGAGAAAGAGCCTTTAAGATTCCTTCCTTAACTTATTCTTTTCCGTTCTCTGATACCTTAATATCATTCCACGCAAATACTTCTTCACATGACTTATATAGACCTTCAAATTCAAAATAATTTTTTTCCTTATCATCATAGATAATTGGAGAGAATTTCTTAACACATTTTACTTCTCCATTCTCATACTTATATGATAATAAGAAAAGTTCTGCAATATCCTTATCTACACATATTGTAGCAGGAATATCCAAAAAATTAATCACATTTTTTACAAAACGTACAAGTTCAAATGTTTCTCCATATTCAAGACCTTTCTTATAATTGTCCACACTTGCAAAAACATGGATATTGGTCATAAGTTTAGTTTCTTCTTTGTCACCTTTTACTGTAACAAGATAAGTAATATCACCACTATGAGTGTCAATAGAATGAAATTTAACATCACAAAGAGTTAAGATGTTGTTAACCATTACATAACCATTAATAATTCTTTTTGATGGTGTTGCTGCTGCAAAAATTTCTAAAGTCTTCATAATTCTAAATGTTTTAATTTGTTTGTTATTTATTTTTGATTTACAGTACAAAGGTAAGGAAATAAATAGAATCTACCAAATATTTCCTTCCTTTTAACATTTTATTAACACTTTCTATTTTCTAACAATATAGAAAACATAATTTGTTTATTATTGTTTTATAACTGTATTATTATATATCTCTGTATTATCTAACACTTTGGTATCACCTGACACTTTGGAATTACCCCACACTTTTGCATTGCCATATACTACGGCATTTTCACAAACTACGGCATGTCCGTATATCTTTGCGTTACCCCAAAGCATAGCATAACCCCTAACTTCTGCATTGTCAGACACTTTAACATTATCATAAAGTGTAGTGTTATCACGAACTGTGGCATTATCACATATTACTACGTTACCTGACACATCTGCATAATCACGGACTATGGAATAGTCTGACACTTTTGCATTTCCCGACACTTTGGCTTTACCGAACACTTTTGCATATATTTCGGCATTATCACAAATTATGGCATGTTCGGACACTTCGGCATAATCATATACTTTGGCTTTGCCCCAAATTTCTGCATCACCATGCACTTTAGAATAGCCTGACACTTCTGCATGGTTATATATTTCCGCATTTTCCCAAACTTCTGCATCACCATGCACTTTTGCGTCATCCCAAACTATTGCGTTATCCCAAAGTTGAGCATTATCATATACTTCTGCATCATTATATACTTTAGCATTATCAGACACAGTAGCTTTATTAAATACTTTTGCATCTTCATATACCCAACAGTTACCTTCTTGAGAAAGATTGTCCCAATTCTGAACCCAACCGCCTAAATCACCTATCTTGACATTACCAAAGTTCTTTAACGCTTCAATTCTGCAAAGCGTGGTATCATTGTGAACCATTGTTAAGTCAGTTCTAAGTTTATACTTCTTTGTTTCCATAATTTAATTTGTTTGAATATTACTAATTTTGAAATACGATGCAAAGATAAACATTTAATTTCAAATCTCCTAACAAATTATGTCCTTTAACAAAAATTTAACACTTGATATATTAATGACTATAGATAATATTATATACGCAGACATAAAGACCGTACAAGACCATTTATTTGCGTTCTAAGACACTTAAACAAAATATCTGTATAACTTATCGGATAAAACAAAATAACGCTTTAGAAATGAAATAACGTTTATATAATAAAATTCTGACACCACTTATTACAAGCAATGTCAGAATAGAATAAGAAAATAAACTCAAATATATAATTTCTACTTTTTAATTAAAATTCAGTCTATAACATAATGTTAAAACGTCCTCCATGTGCATAGCGTCAAGATTAAACCACTTATCACACTTTTCTCCGTTTTCAACAATAACATGACCTTCAAAAGATGTATAATAATCAGTTTTAGTGACTCTTACTGTGTCAATGAATACAACAGAACAAGTTTTATTGATTGCCGTACCCTTCAAAAGATAACATCTAAAGGGGTTATTATTTTCCAATACAGAAATACCTTCTGTTCCATACCTCTCAAGATTTCTTTTAACCTCATCGAAAAATTCTCTATAGAGGTTAGAAATATCATCTATATAACCATTAATTATTTCGTTCTCGTATGTCATAACGTTTACTTATTAAAATTGAATGTTACTAATAATACCAAATGTTGTGTCCATATCAAATTCACTGACTTCTATCCACTCATCACACTCATCATAGTTATTCGTTACCACGTGTACTTCAAGCACCTGCTTAGTTAAGAAATTTTTAGTGGTACGAATAGCGTCAATTTCGTAACGAACACACTCACAATCATCATAAATTGCGTCAGCAACATAATTCTCACCATCCCACACAACAGGCAAACCCTTCTCACCATACTGTTTCAAACAATTTGCAACATACGCTACAGTTATGTTATATTCTGTCTGTGTCTTAGTAATGTGTTCTCTAATTTCTTTCTCAATTCCTTTCATAATTCAGTTTGTTTTAAATTGTTTATTAATTTGTTTGTTATTGATTTACGATTGCAAAGGTAAGCATTTATTTTTAAACTACGAAATAATTACTTACCTTTAACACTTATCGCCTTATACAAACCATTAGGTGTTTTAATAAATCGCATTTATCCTCCAATGAAATTCCACTTAAGTTGAATACCATGTGGTTTTCAGAATCTTCCAACATAGCAATATTTCCTTTCATGTAGATAGTATTGAAACTTACATTCTTTGTTCCTATGCAAGTGTGGAATATATCGTTATCTCCAAAAGTAAAAATTCTCTCGTCTTCGTCTGAAAGAAGTTTAATAATCTTCTCCTCTATTTCTTTGTTTAATTTGTCAAACTTATTATCAAAATAAAGACCGTTTACAAAATAATACTCAATAGCGTAATACACCTCGTTAGCGGTATGATAACAACATTCATTAATGCTAATATACCCTTCATTATCCACAGACACGTTTGAAGATAAATCGGTAGTATTAACAACCTTGATGTATATATCGTCCTTAGTGAATATATTACCACGAACTAACTTGATGTCAGTTACACCTGTCTCATAAACTTTTCCATTCTTATTTACAAGAAGAACGACTGGTATAACAGTATCCATTCCGTACTCTTCATTATCTGTAATTGAAATATGACTAATATCATTAGCCAACATTAAATCAGTTACCTTCTTTCTGTTTCTTTCTAAAACTTCATTTAATGATTCCATAATTCTAAATGTTTAAGTTGTTTAATATATTTCAATGTCGGTAAAATCAGTATTGACTACTCTCATGTCTTCAATTTCATCAGCCGTTACTGAATAAGTACATTCTGAACCGAATGTTTCTAACAACTCTTCCTCTGTCATGTTTTCGTCATGTTCAACTAAAACACTAATTGTTAATTGTAGTCTTGTTTCTTTCATAATTCTAATATTATTTTGTTTGTTATTGATTTACGGCTACAAAGATACTAACTTAATTTGAAACTACAAAATATATTTTCAATTTTAACACATATTTAATATTTCACTTTATAGGTTATATATAATATACGCACACGCAATATATTATATAATTCAAATAAAACGTTTTAAGCCGTGAGAATCACTCACAACTTGCAATGTACCCTTATACAACATATAACGTCTTACAAAGCAAATAAACCGTATATAAAAAAAAGGAAATCTATCACTACTTATCACAAGCAATGATAGATTATATTAAAAACAAACAAACTAAATTATAACTATTATTATTGTATTTACTTTTCGGTGTAATTTTGTTATAATTTATTCTTCCATATTATCTATTTTGTACTTCCACTCATCGTAAGTATATGACGTTATAATCATGATTATAACCGACACTAAAATGTAAACCATTATCATTCCTTTTCCTTTGTACGTGTATAAAGTTTAACAAGTTCATTCATAATATCCATCCAATTTCCATAATGAAAATCAGCACAATATTTTAAATCTTCTGTAAACTCTTCACCATTAGCCGTATAAGTAATATCAATTGTTTCTGTTTCGTCATTTACTGACATTTCTTTTACATTGAGACACAACAAGTTATCCGACCACCCGTCAAAATCAGGTGCTAAAGTAGAGTAAATAACCTCTACTTTTCCTCCCATTGATACAACAATGTCACGCATAACATTCAACACATCCTCTGCACTCTTTTCTAAATTCTCTCGTGCTGACATTGAACGTTCAGAAAATTTCAACTTCATTGATTTATCCATAATTCCTATAATTTGTTTTAAATATAAACTAACTATTCATTATTAATCTACTTTAGATTAAGGTAGTTAACAAATTCCTTATATGGTTACTATTCAATAAATCGTATGGAAGTAACATTTTGTCAATACGCCAATCATCACTATAATCTGCATACAAATGATTATCGGATATATATAGCCTTGTAAAATGACAATCTACACCGCCATAAGGAAAATAATATGGTTCAGACAATACAATCTCACCACCTTTGCTTTCAACAACACTTTTGAGTGCATTAGCTAACTCTATCTTAGCGTTATTGTAATTTTCAATAGCCTTCTTAATTTCCATTGTTTCCATAATTCTAATATTATTTGTTTGTTATTGATTTATAGTGCAAAGGTAATAAAATAAATTGATACTGCAAAATATTCCATTCCCATTAACATTTATTTAACACTAATGATGTTATTGCTTTTATTGTAGGCATTATAATTACCAATGACATTTGTTATTTTACTATATACATTGTCTACATACATTGTTCTTACCCATTCCTTTGCATCCTCTAAATTTAAAAAACTATTAGAAGGTGTCCTATCATCATATTCCATATAGACATTGTAACAAGTTTTATTTAGGTATGAAGAATTACTAATTTTGCATACACCTTCACTTGTTACGGCTAATAAATCGCCTTCCATTTCAAACCATTCAAGACAAACAGACTTTTCTGCAATCTTATTTATATTAATCTCTTTTTTCATAGGTAATTTAATATAATTCTATGTACCTTATAAATTAAAATACATTAGCAATCACCTATCATAGGAGAACATGTTGAATCAAATAAATGATTCTCAACAACCTTCTTGAAAATGTGATATAGCATAATTTGGTCTTTTAATCGTAATTGATTTATATATATCCATTTATCACTAACTTTGTCATAAAACTTTATCGCACCATTATTACGCACAACCTTTGTAAAAGTGAAATGTCCATTTACATTTGGTATGGTGCGAACATTCTCATTATCAATAATTTCATTGTTATTGAGTTCTAAGAATGTTACAAACTTATCAATTATTTTCTCTGATAAATCTCTTTCCTCCTCGCTTAACTCACCAATAGTTTCAGTCAATGAAATAGCCTTATAAATTTGATTTAACCCATTGTCGCTTGATAATTCAGACATACGAAAAAAATAATCATTCAAACAATCATAGGCGTTAATACAATGGAAATAAATTACACCTCTACTAAGTACAATGTTACATACATTATACTCCATAATTTCCTTATAAACTATAGGACAATTATTAACGAATGATATATTATTACGATTAGTTTTTTGCATATAACTACGCAAATTGTTTTCCTCACTTTCACTAAATCTTATTAACTTTTGCATAATTCTTGCGTTGTTTTATTATTGAAAATCAATACAATATGACATGTTTAAATGTGTTTCGATAGAAATTTCTTCAAATTCTATAAATTCATTTACGTTGTTATCATCACGCTTAATCACATGACACAAAATAGCAGGGTAGTCTTCGTTACTATCTTCTTTGGTAATTAAATAATCTATTGTAACTTTAGAACAAGTCGTATGTTCTTCGTCTAATATCAAACAAGTAAATGGGTCTTTTGCTTTGGTAATTTGATTTACCAAATATGCTTTCTTATTCTCTTTTTGGTTAGAAAGTATTAAAATACCTAATTTAGCAGAATAATCAAAGTAAATGTCTAATGACTTATTCAATTTGTTTTGAAGTTCCTGTAAAGTATTCATAATTTTTAATTTGTTTATTGATTTACAATGCAAAAGTAGGAAATAAAATTGAAATACACAAATTATTCCCTACTTTTAACTAATTTTTAACGTTTACATACCAATGTAAAGGTTTTTAATTTTTACTTCCTTCTATGAGAATATAGAAATGTCGGCATAACGTAATTTTATCTTCAAAGGTAAGTTCATTGAAGTTGATATATGTGTCACTTGCATTATCATACGCAAACATTTTCCCTTCTTCAAACTTAATTTCGGTAAATTCATACCAAAGTTGTCCAAAATCATCGTCAAAACCCTTTTTAATAAAGCATGGTTCAAACTCGTTGTCAGTATCGGAAATTACATTCCCAAACATTTTAAACATTCGTAAGAAATCATTTTCCAAAGCCATTGTCATGTATCTAAAATTACGAGATATAAAAGTCATGACATCATCTGCAAAACCTATATATTCATAAATAATAAGTTCTCCATCATGATAGGAAGTTAAAACCCTTTCAATAGGTAATGAACAAATTTCTCCATGTTCTGTTGTACCACTAACCATTAACTTATTGTTAACAAGTGTTAATTCCCTAACATCTAAAGTAACAATAGAATTTGTATCTTTTTTGTCCTTGCTTGGTATAACAAATTTAACTTGTGGAAATGGAGCATTTAAAGTATATGTTGAATTATTCTTTTTCAACATAGAAATTACTTCATTTCTCTTTCTCTCTACTAAATTAGTATAAGCATTCATAATTCTTAATATTTTAATTTGTTTATAATTGAATTGTGAGTGCAAAGATAAAAAAATAACTTGAACTATACAAATAATTCAAGTTAATAAAAGTTAATTACCTTGCGGTAAAGTGTTACAAACATCACAAAAATTGGTGCGATAGTAATAGATACGTTGTGATTACCTTTCGGTATTATATTACTAACATCTTTATTTATTTTCTCTTTGGTTTATTCTTTTTCCGTCTATTACGCTTATTAGCATAAGGCGTTGAGCCACTTCTATTTTTTCCTTCCGACTTAAATGACCTAAGCATATAATCATTCAAAAAATCAGTAGTAGGGTTTAATGCATAAGCAATACTTCTAATATCTTCCATAATTTCTAAATGTTTTGATAATTTGCTACAAAGATATATATTATTTCTCAAATAAACAAATAGTACATAGCATTTAACTAAAATTTAACACTATGTACTATCTTGTACTTATTTAAGTATGTTTATTATGCTTTTCTAAATTCTTATACATTTCTTCAGCATACTTAACAACTCGTTCGTACTCTTCTCCGCTTAGCTTACTATCCTTATAAGCCTTCTCGATAAGTTCCTTACTTGTGCCATAGAAGCAACCTACCTTCCACATCTTATTTGAACGTGTATATGTAAAGAATCGCCCGCTACTCCATGTGTTCTTTCCAACATAATAATCAGTATTACATTTAAGTTCTGCGTCACCCATAATTTTTACGCTACCATCCACTGTAACTCTACCATGTACAATGGCTTGACCATACACCTCTGCATTATTACAGATAGTAGCATAATCATATACGTTGGAATCTCCCCAAACTTCGGCATTATCACAAACTAAGGCATTTCCACCAATTCTAGCATTACCATATACTCTGGCGTTATCATACACTTTTGCTTCACCATATATTTTTGCATTATATAGAATTGCGGATTCACAACGCACCTCAGAATTGCCCCCAATTTCAACATTGCCACATACTTTGGTTTCACCATCTACCTCTGCATCATCAAGTACTTTGCTATTTCCCCAAACTTCTGCCTTACCATATACTTGGGCTTCACCACACACTTTGGCATTATCATACACACAAGCATCATCAAATACCCAACAGTTTCCCCTTTGAGAAAGATTGTCTTCCTTCTCAATCCATCCTCCTAAATCACCTTTCTTTACATAACGGAAATCTTTTAACGCTTCAATTCTGTAAAGTGTGGTAAGATTATGAATCTTTACTAAATCGGTTCTAAGTTTATACTTCTTTGCTTCCATAATTTTATTTTACTTTAATTTGTTTATTTCAGCACAATTACTGAATCACGATGCAAAGGTAAGTGATTTAGTTTATAACACCAAATATATTGTACTAATTAATGTTAAGGTTTGCTACTTTCAATGTCTTTGTACATTTCATCAACATACTTAACTACTCTTTCATAATTACGTCCGCTTAAATCACTATCCTTATAAGCCTTCTCGATAAGTTCTTCACTTGTCCCGTAGAAACAACCTACCTTCCACATCTTATTTGAGCGTGTATAAACGAAGTAACGTCCACTACTCCAGGTATTATTTCCGACATAGAAGTCAGTAATTGACTTTATTTCCGCATTTCCACATATATGGATGTTTCCGTATATTTCAACATATCCATGAAGTTTAACATTATCATATATTTTAACTTTGTCGAAGATAAAGGCATTTCCATAAACGTATGCATTGTCATAAACATCTACATTGTTATAAATTTGTGCGTTATTAGAAATTTTTGCATTACCATGAATTTTTGCTTTATCATATACCGAAACATCATTTTGTAAAATTGCACAACCAAATATTTGTGCATGACAACAAACTATAACATTGTCAGTAACCATAGCATGTCCAAATACCTTCGCATGACCACTAACTATAGCATTGCCTGTGACATGAGCATTCTGAAATACAGCTGCTTCTTTATATACCCAACAGTTTCCCCTTTGAGAAAGATTGTCTTCTTTCTCAATCCAACCGCCTAAATCTCCCTTCTTTATTTGCCAAAAATCTCTCAAAGCTTCAATTCTATAGAGAGTCAGACTACCTAATTTCTTTGAAATATCAAATCTAATTTTGTACTTGTTTATCGCATTCATGTTCTATTTGTACTTATTTAAGTATGAGCTACTCTCTTCTCTCTATACCATGTATCAAATTGTTCAAATGATGCCTTAAAAAACTCCAAATCTTTCTCATCTACTGTTTTTAATATCTCGTCGACAGAACAATACAAATCACCACATTTACACATTCTATTAGCAGGTGTATATGTTATATACTTACCATATAGTTTTCTAAATGTCAGAAACCTATCAAAATTGGTTGAAATATCAACATCTCCACAGATGTCAAAATTATATGACAAGTCTACATTCCCATGAACATTCGCGTCGCCATGCACCTTCGTATTACTATCTACCTTCGCATTACCATGTACTTCTGCCTTCCCGTAAATTTCCGCATCACCCATGATTTCAGCATTTTCATACACTTTTGTATTTCCATATATTTTAGCTTCCTCAAAAGCACAAACTCTTCCATATACATCAGCATTATCATATACTTGTATATTACCATAGAGTTCGGCTTTGCCATAAACTCTTGCGTTGTAATACACTTCTGCATCGTGACATACCTTGGCATTGTCATACACTTGTGCCGTGTTGTATATTCTTGCATCATCTTCTACTCTTGCATCACTATATACACACGCATCACCATATACCCAACAAGTGCCTTCCTGAGAAAGATTATCTTCCTTCTCAATCCAGCCACCCAAATCTCCCTTCTGCACACGACTGAAATTCTTTAATGCTTCGATACGATAAACTGTATGTCCGTTTACAGACTTATATAAGTCTTCTCTAATCTTATACTTCGTAATCATAGTTTTATTTTTTATTAATTTCACTTCGCAAAGGTAAGAATAAAATTTCTTATAACAAAGCAAATTAACACTTTTAACTATTACTTATTTCCTTCCTTTCTAAGGCGACTTTAACAGGAAAACACATAAACATATACTCTACACACTTATCACTTCTCACAGATGCCTAAAATGGCAAATACTATTAATAATGTACGCATGAATATATAATATTATATGAAGATTGGAGAATAACATTCAATTGTTAAAAAATGCTTACCATATAAAATTTATGGTCCAAATATTTGGTCAATTAAATAAAATGTCTTACCTTTGCATTGTGTTTGAGAAAAACAGGTACTCTTTCACATATCCAACAGGAATGGTCCCTTTCTGGATATATACACACTACCTGTACTTATTTAAGTATGAATAATCGCTGTAAGTCAATTAAAGTCTCTTATGTTAAATCACCTAAGATGGCTGATAATGTAGTACTTAACGAATATTATAATCAGAAGGTTATAATTGATTTAACCAAAGAACAACTGGACGCTTATAATAATCATGTCAGAGAGTACGAAAAAGAAAACTTGAATGGAGTTAATACTCATTCAACATTGAAGGAAGGTGAAAATGCTTTTGATTCAAGTTCACTCCTTCTGGTATATTGTTATTTTTGGACAACTAATGATGAACGTTTTAAAACAAATAGAAATACAATTGTTCAAGTAAGTGTTTCTTAATTTGAATATATTATATTAATAAAGATTTTTGATGATTTGTTTTTTCATTTTAAATTAGTTTTTTTCATAGTTTAAAAATTATTATTTAATATGGTGGAGTGCACGTTGAAGACTAAAGCGTTAGAACACTCACGTGTACAGAAACCATAAAACGTTTTATAAACTATACCGCAAGGTAATCACAACGGAATTAATGCGTACTTATATAAGTCAAGCGCCGAAAGCATTATCACATTGTACAATGCTAATTATTAAAAAATGACTCACTTTAATTCCTAAAATCAAACCCTATATAGACAAGAAGTATCTTGAAATAGTTCGGAAGATACATAGTTAAGCATGGATGGATGTGTCAAGTAATACCTTATATATGAATGGTAAGATACATGGGTATATTATACCAAGGGTATTAATTATATATAAACATATAAATATATATTCCTTTATGCTCTCTCATGATAATTATCAATACTCACATACAATATAAAGAGATACACATAACAGAGACACACAGGCAGAGATGATGTATACATATAATACGATGATATGATGATACTATAATGATATTAGATATTACATCCTTCATAACATGATACATATATCTTCTGTTCCAAATTAGAACACATGCTTATATGATAAGATGCAGATATGATTTATAAAAGGAGATAAAGATTATATATACTATCAAGATTAGAATAATAGATACAATATAAAGAAGAAAAGACATAAAAATTATATGCAATAAAGATATAAATAATAAACCTTCAATCTACAGAAAATTTGAACGATATGTACTTATATAAGTATGGTTTTTATCGCAAAGGTTTTGAATATGATATTAGAACATAATATAATAAAAATAATAATTTGTTATTGATTTTATGAAAAAAATATTTATCTTTAACTAAAGATAATACATAAAAAAAATAATAGGTAGTCGTACTACCGAATTTACGCTTGTGGAGAGACCACCTGTGGATGACCGAACTTATGTTCCTAAAAAGCAGTGTCTCGCTGAAGCAAGAAATAAAATATGATAAATACATAGATTTTATCATAATTTTATATACGGTACCATAATGTGTACATGAGGTGGGTAGGTTGGTACTTAGAAAACTTGTATAAATATTGTATATGAGTTAAACATAACGAAAGGAAATTAAACACTAATTTACAAATTATGGATAGTTAAATGATTTAACATAATGTATTGTTTAACCTTCTTGTTCTACGTGATTTTTGCGCAGTATGTACTTATATAAGTATGAACTTATTGATTATCAAGGTATATACAGTTTTCTGCATATTGTTAATAAATGTTTATGTATATAGTAGTTTATTTATCATAATAATGGATTATCTTATTAATAATCATAGAACAAATAATTCAATTAACAAGCATAAACCATATTCATACAGAAACAATAAACCATATCTAATCTAATAATAGAAAAGATATGGTCAAAAAAAGAAATAGAAATGATATGTTTAAAAATCATCTTCTCTAAATTCAATAAATCTACATTTATCAAATAATTCTTCTATAGCTGGATTTATTATATAAATAGCTTTATTATTTGTTATCGGAGAAAAAATCTTAAATCCATTTTTAATTAAGGAATTGACTATTGTTGTATTATCTGTAACAAGTATTTTTTTATCAGCCGACATATATCGTTCATTTCTATGCACTAAGTTTCGCTTCACCATCAGTACATTTTAATTTTATGGTACTTGGAAAAATGTTCTCAAATGAATTATTTTTTGAAATCTTTTTCCATTGACTTAAAGTGCCTGTGTAAGTTACCTCTGTTAAATTCCTACAGTTTTTGAATACCCCTCTACCAATGAATGTTACACTTGCTGGAATTGTTACTGAAGTGAGATTCATACAAACATTGAATAATCCTTCTTCTAATGTAGTTAATTGATTTGGTAAAGTTACAGTTTTTAAATTATAACATTGTGAAAATGCTTGTGCACCAATTGAAGTGACTGTGTCTGGTAGGGTAATACTTGTTAAGGCTCTACAATTCCGAAAGGCTGAAACTCCTACAGTAGTTAAGGACGTATGTGATAAATCCAATTGAGTAAGTTTTTCACAAGTATCAAAACAGTTATCTCCAATACTTTTTAACGAAGTAGGTATTTCTATATTCTTGAGGTCAACACAATCTGAAAAACAAGACTTAGGCAAAGACTGTATAGAAGCTGGTATATTTATAGTTCCAATATGACTGGCGGCAAATGCACTGTCACCAATAAAAGTAATACTGTCTGGAAGATGTAAACTATTAAGTTGTCTTGTACCTTTAAATGCTGTATCAGATATTTTAGTCAAATTTTCAGACAAATTAATCTCTTGCAGTCTCGAACAATCTATAAATCCACCAGATTGAATTTCAGTAATTGTATTAGGGAGTGTCAAAGAAGTCAGTGCTGAACATCCTGAAAAAGCTTCAGGACCTATTACTGTCGTTTTTTCATTAAATGTGACAGAAGATAAATGATTACAACTTTGAAACATACGTTCACTCACATTCGTTGTATTTTCTGGGAATGTAAAAGACGTAAGGGCTGAACATCTATAAAACAGACCTGGTAGCAAAGTGGTAAGACTATTTGGCAAAGTAATAGAGGTGAGTTCGGTACAAAACCTAAAAGCCTCATTACCTATTTCGGTAACACTTTCAGGAATAGTTATTCCTGTTAACGATGATGCGTATCCGAATGCTTGATTTCCAATAGTATGAACTGTATTAGGTATTGTCACAGCTGAAATTAAAGAATTTTTATAGAATGCGAAATCTTTAATTTTTTGAACACCTTCACTTATATTCAATTCAAAAGGATTCCCTTCCCTAATAGGACCTTCTAGCATTACCCTTTCAATATTTAATTTGTACCCAGTAAAATCATCTGTACAATTTCCACCAAAATTATTGGTAAGCGTCTTAATGTCATCCTTTATTTTAGTTAACTCAGTTAAATTTTCTGTTATACCCATATTATTAGATTATATTTAAAAGTTATTTTAATTACTAATAAATATTTGTAAACAAAACAAAACCGCACATTGGAAGCTATAAACAACCAACGTGCGATACATACAATTAAAACAATAATATTTTAATTATGACAGAACAGTCAAGATAACACCAATTGAAAGAGATAACATAGATAAAAACATCAGTATAAAGAACAAATGTTTATATAAGTAGATTCTAACACCTGATATTCTTTTCCGACGCATATATAGTCCATCAAATAAAATGCCCAATAAGCTGGTTATTAATGCAATAACAATAAATAATAAATTCATATACATAATTTAATTTTTTAATCGGTACAAAATTAAATAAAAAAATCCAGCTATACAAATAATCTACTGCACATTTTATATTTTTTAACTTAATAATATTGGTATATAATATTTTTTTTATTACCTTTGCCACATAAATGAAAATGAATATAATAAATTATGGACAAGGAACAAATTAAAATTGATGATTACACTTCTTTCAATCAGAGAACGAAGATAATAGAAAAAATTTTAAAAGAAAAAATATCAGATAACCAAATTCAAATAAATGATATTATTTCATATTGTCAAGTATGTTATGCTTTAGGTGTTACTGATGCACAAGAAAGAATAAAAGATTTGAAATGGGATACAGACAATAAAGCATACGGATATAAAGTTAAATATGAAATTTATCCGATATATTTAGGTGGCGGTTATCTACTTTTCATTAATGACATTAAATATGGAAAGTTCAAAGGTCTCGATGAAGCAAGAGAAAAAGCACAAGAAAATTACAACTCAAGATTAAATGAATTATTCTATGGAGATGGAAATGAAGGAAAAGAAGAATTATAACTCTATCTTAGAACGCATTAATGACTACGTAAGGCGCAAAAGTAACTTCGGTGATACAATACCTACCAAAGATGCTTTATTCGCCTTAGAAATGAGCTATGGGGCTGCAACCAATGATATTATTGATAAGATTGGTAAGTTAAACTGGAATAAAGATAATGAAGTCTGTGGATATAAAGTATTCTATAAAATCAAAGATATTAAAGAAGAAGGTTTAGTAGAACTTTATTTTGATGATAAACTTCAAGCTGAATATAATACGGTGGAAGAAGCTAAGGAAGCAGCAGAAGAGTTTAATAAAGGTATGATAAGAGAACAAATAAATAAACAAGATGCAGCAAATGGATAAATTTCAAAGCTTTGAACGAGGCGCTTATGTTACTAATGGAAATATGAGTGGAATCGTTAAAACCTATTCACTAAATAGTGGTTACGATGTTAATGATAATGCGTTCTCACAATTTGGTAAATATATTCACCTATATATAGGTTTTTATCGTTCAACCAATTCGGGTAATGTAATAGTACTTAGAGAAGTGGTTGATTTTAATGATGGGTCTTTCCGTGGAATGGATGATTCTGAAATTAATGAATTTAATCAAATACTCTTGAAAAACGGATATATATGGGACCCCGATTCTATGAAAGTCATTGAAATGAAAGCAACAATCTTAAAAGATAATAAAAAAGAAACAGAAATGGTTAAGAAAGAAACTGAGCAAAAGTTCAATACAGGTGATTTCCTTACCAGCATTGACGGAGATACAACATTTATTTTCATGAGATACGAATATGTTGGGTGGTTATTAGGTTGGACAATGAGGTTTAATAATGAAGAAAAAAGATATAATTGCAAACTTGAAAAATTTAATCCAGCTCACCCTTGGGAATATTCAACTAATTATGACAAAGAAATTTTCTTACGTAGATTAAAAGATACATGTTATGTTTGGCATAATGATGTAAAAGAAATACGTAAGGAATATGAATTAGAAGTTAACAAACTCAGGTGTGGTGACATTATTCATTTCAGAGACGGAGAAACTGTTATCTTTAAGGAAATAACTGCCGATAATCTCAAGATGAGAGTATGGCATACACCTGCAGATGGTAATGTCTTAGTGGAATATAATAGATATACACCTTGGAGATATGCTACAGGTGATGAACAAGATTATATTCTTGATATAATGGGTTCAAATGGATATGTATGGGATGGATGGAATGTGATAAGAGGTGAGTCTGCTGAAGAAAAGGAAGATGAGGTAATTAATAAAGAAGGTAAGGTCGTTAACGAATCTCCTGCTGAAGAAGAAGCTATCTTGTCTATGCCTAATAAAAAGAAATGTATCATAGATAAAGCTATTGAGAATAAGATAGCACATAATATTAAAGTAGCAAAATATATTCTTGACAATACATTGCCATATTATATTATTAATGAAAATATAGAAGGTTTTATAAAAACAACGGATAAATATTTAAAAAGATATTTAAATAACTTTAACTACTTCACAAACAAAGAAGATGTTGATGAAGCAATCAGACGAGTAAAAGAAACTCTAATGAACTTCCAAGAAGAAATTCAAAATAGAAATAAATAAGAAAAAATATATAGTAATATGAGAAAAATTATCTTTATACTGTTGATGACATTTGTATCAACGTTATCAATTAATGCACAAACTACATTAAACGATATGGGTGTTTATGAGCTTAAGAGCGTTGTGTCGTATGATAGTCTTAACTATCAAAAACTATTTGAAAAGTCACGAATTGCTTTAAGTGATATTGCAGGTAGTAATACCAACACAAAAATAGGTGTAGATGTAATGGACAAGCAGGCTGGCACAATAATCTACAAAGGAGAATATTATTTAGGATTTCATCGTGTTAATTTAATGGCTGGATATGAAGTAACTGCCGAATTTACTCTTAAAATGCAATGTAAAGATAATAAAGTTCAATATACAATTATAGTACCAAGTTTACATTTATATTGGTCTTACAATATGTTTGCTAATGAAAGCGTTCCTCTAAAATATATTTTACCTAAGTACACCTATAAAGGAAGATTGTATTATTTAAAAAAGAGTTGTTTGATATTTTCTAAGAATTTAGATAATGATATGAAGAAATTCTATTCTATACTTCTAGAAAGAACAAAACAAAATATTAAAGAAGAATTTTAAATGAAAGCAATCATTAAATTAAAAGATTATGTCAGAGCCTTCCCAAAATTACAATGGGAAGGTGAAGATGAAACTTTTCAATATGCTATCACTATATTTGGATTAATAACCATTGATAATTTCTCTTCTGATAAAGTTATTCTATTATCTCCAGACAATGAAAAACTTGGTGAATATGATATAATAGAAGATGCACAAGACGATGCTGAATTATGGTATCATAAAGAACTCATGAAACTATTTGATAAACAATTATCCAATTATAATAAAAAACATCAAATATATTATGCTGAATAAAAAAATGACATATACAATTATATGGATGGTATTCATTATAATTATAACGCTTATAGTAGGACAAGCACATATATACGTGAATCCTTTCTATATTCATTTGGATTCGCCAGATAATTGTTCTATTCTTATAGGGGTAATAGGTACATGTTATTTGTTTAAAAAAATATTTGAAGTTAAATTATTATGAAACTATATATACCTTACATCGTCAGGGACTGGCGATTACACGGGTGGAGAGGAAGTAAGAACTGACCTTTTGGAAAGCCATTCCTCAGTGAAACCCGAAGCCAATGAGCTAAAGTCTCATTGACAGTCCATCAATAGGATACTCATAATACGATATCCTATTTTTTTATTTTAATTTATATTAACTAAAATAATTTGGTTATATCAATTTTTATACTTAATTTTGCAAACATAAAAATAGATAATTAGAAGAAAATAATAATATAAACAAATAATAAAATTATGCAGTTATTAAAATTATTAGCAAAAGTTCTCTTAATGGTATCTGTTCCTGCTTATGTATTACCATACATTACATTCGCATTGGCATTTGGAAAATGGGATTGGTTTAACGGAACAAATGAATTATATGACGCTTTATATATCATGACAACAACAGTTATCTTCCTGATAATGTTCACTTTTATAATGCCACCAATCATTGAAGCAACTTTTAATGATTATGGTCATACAAATCAAGATAATTGTATAAATAACGAAGATGAGGAATACTAATAATTGCTCTCTCAGCCTCTATAATACCTGCACGGTTACTGACATACATAAAAAATAAAATAAGCTCGTACAGCGTACCATATTCATTCTATCAAGTATTAATCATTGGAATTGTATGGCGTAGTTATTATACTATTCAAAAAATTATATTCTGAACGATAATAATAAAAAAAACTATAATATGAAATATTTAATTTTAATTTCAGTAATATTTGCAATATTCTTGTTTATATTAGTATATGCTATTATTGATTATGCTTGCCGAACACCATTTCAATCATTGGTAGCTACTATTGGCTTTGTGGCAATTGTGTTGCTAATGAATATTGAAAGTAAAATAGATAAATTACTAAATAAAAAATAAACATATGAAACATTATATTTGTAATTGTATATGTGCAGCATTAATAACATTACTATTTACATTATCGTTTAAGTTTACCCCATATCAAACTCTTATTTTATACTTTGTAATGCTGACAAGTTTTGAAATAAGAAATTTTATTGATAACTATAAAAAACAATAAAGAAAAATGAAAAGAACTGTATATATAATTTTTAAATTTTTGTTTTGTATTTTCGCTTCAATGGTATTATCTAAACTATGGGCAAATACCAATTTTGAAATAGGTGTGATTACATTGCTAACATTTATTTATGTCTCAATATTAGACCTAAAAGAATAATTCTATATGAAACATATCTTTAGTAAAATCATGATAGGAGTATTTTTATTTCTAACAATTGGAATACTAATAAATAATTTAATGGATACCTATTCTACAACAATAGACTCTTTTCCATTAATACTCTTTATTTGCTTTGCATTTACTCTTATTGCAATATTTTCATACGATATATTAATCCTATCGGAAAATATCGTGTTACTCAATAGAAATACTGAAATCACTAAAGATAATAGTAAATTAACAAAAGAAGATAGACAATTAAAAAATATCATTGATGCATTATTGATTATTTTACATGCAAGTTATTTAGGGGTACTAATAAATGTATCATTTCAAATAGAAAGCATTTATTTCTTCATAATCCAATATGTTTTATTCATTATAACAATTATTCTTTTACGCATAAGAATATGTAGGAATATAAAACTTAGAAGATTACTTAGAAATAACGAAACAATTAGTAAACATTTAAGACCGTTATGAAAAATTTCTTCATTAAATTAATAAGCGGAATAATCTTATTCTTCTTTATTGGATTATCTATATCTGACTTAATTGATGATTATACATATAGTGTAGGACAATTCCCTATGATATTGTTTACGTCTTTTACACTAATCTATATTATTCAATTTACTGATTATATAAGATTAATGATAGATGTAAAAACATATAGGGGTGATAATAATAAAAGTGCTTCATATATACAAACAGAAGAAAGTAGCGGACGTATAAAACGTACTAATTTGGCAACGATTGCAATGACAATCATATATATGATTCCTACTATTATTTATACTTACCATACAAATTCAATATATAATCTTATTATAGTTTCTGGAAGATATATCATTTTCGCTTTCCTAATGAATGATATGTTAGTACAAATGATAAAAGAAAAAACATTCCTACAAAATAATACAACAATCAAATAAAATGAAACATACATTTACATTAGGATTTATAACATTTATTATTGTTATACTATCATCTTTCCAAATATTAGAATTATGTGAAGTATTGGATTATCCATATTTATTATTGTTCACGTTCTTAATAAATGTTTATCTTATACTTTCTATAATGTTTACACAATTATCATTAGATTTTAATGATATTGATGATAATGAACAAGTATTAATTTCACATACAAGAATTAAAATAACATTGATGGTAATAATATGCATGATAATTAATGCCATACTATTATTCCTATTATACGATGTATGGAAAGTATTAATCAACATAATAACATACTTGCCATTAATATATGCTATATATAAAATAACAACAGATAATATCAAAAATTATTTCAAAGAAAATAACTAAACAGATAAATTAATAATCATATTGTATGTATTTATGGGTGGGCAATAGTTGTATATATTAGCTCACCCATATCTTTTTACATTATAATAAATTCAACAAATAATTTTAAAGTAATGAGAATGAAAAATACGTACTACAGAAAAACGCCACCTAAAAACTTTGAACCAGATAAATGCCACTGGACAAGAACTGACAAAAATAGATGGAAAACAAAAGTCACTTACGAAACAGAAGACGATGCCGAAGAATGGCTTAAACAACACCCTAAACTAATAGCACAAGGTATGAAATCATATTTCTGCCCCATATGTAATAAATGGCATATAGGACATAATACTATAGATAAAGAAACAAAACAACTACTCAAAAATAATTTCAACTAATATAATACAATAATCCCTCAGTAGATAATATTATACCTATTGAGGGATTTTAACGTTACTTACTAAATGAAAATGTAGCAGGACAAGTATTATCACAAGAATTACCATTCTCATTCTTCTTACCGCCTCTAATTAACTCATCAATAGATGTGGCATTATGAATATTACCACAAGGGTCAGTTGCAGGACGATATTCGCCCTCATTACTTACACTCAATAAATGCAGTTCACTTCCAACTTCTACCATACTGCATAATGGTCTTATATAATTATTCTTTTCCATATCCATTGTAATTACCTTTCGGCATAATATTAATAGTATTAGTTAATAAATATCATCATAATAAGAAAAGTGCCTACCTATCTCAGGCAAGCACAGAATAAATTAACTAACAAATTAATGTGATTACTTTTGTTGTAATTGCTTTTCGGAATAATGTTACTAACATTAGGTAATCACTAATATAATTATTATTTTAAGTAATTATGAAACATCTTTTAAAAAGCGAGAGGGGATGCTGACCGCAGCAATCTCAACTCAAGGTCAAGCTATCTACCCTCTCACGCACCAAACCGAGCTGGACTATGGATTCGAACCATCCTTCTGTATTGGAATAACACAGCGTGCACCATTACACTTTGTCCGCATAAAATAGGAAGCTATTGTAACCAAAAAAATAAGTGTCAAAAAATTTGCTGTTAGCTTCCATTTAATTATATATAATAAAACTGAGTTAAAACTCAGCGTTGTGATTACCTTTCGGTATAGTTTTCTAACTTTTTTCACACCCCAAATCCATAAACTCATCCATTGTAATTCTCTAAATCACAATGCAAAGATACAACATTTTATTTAACCTACCAAATAAAATCATATAATTTTACATATATTAACTAAATTGATAAATAAGGTAATTAACATAAACACTAATTAATACTATATTCTCAATTTTTTAATTTTTCAAATTTTTTTATAAAATTTTATTTTTTTTTGTAAAATTGGACACCAAACAGTCCTTTCTTCACGTTTTCATCAATTTTCATCCCTTGCCGTTACAATTCATGTAATATTCCATCAAGTAACATTTCGCTTGGGGTTTTCCCCCTTACAGTTGCACTCCCTTCATTTATCACTCAGAATAATCTCCCTTGCCCTTTAACTCTCCGAAAGTATTCATTCAACTCCCAATCCTTCCCTATTCCTCCCTTTTCCTACAAACTATTTCCTGCCGTTACACTCCCTTGGTGTTTTACTCCATGTAATATTTCCTCAAGTCACATGTCTCTTGCCGTTGCGCTCCCTTACAGTTATCACTCATTCACATTTCGCCTGGTGTATTTCTCCCTTACGGTTAAACTTTTTTCCTATATATAATCTCATATATATTATTACAATAAGTTCATTTTATACAATTTACATATTACAATAAATTCATATTCATATTCCTATATATCTATACTTCTATAATTTTATAATACAGTATTTCAGTATATCTATGTTTTTTCATATTACAATGATTTTCTGAAATATTATATTTTCATATCATATCTATATATTATTAACTCTATATTTCAGATAAAATTATTTCTATATGTCTATATATAATTCTTTCTATTTTATTTCTTATATTATCTCTATACAGTTAAAAATATATTATATAGTATATTGTTTCTTTCTTTTCTTTATATATTCTTACATTATTAATTTTTCATTATATATGTTTTTCTTCTTCTATATAGTATTTTCTATCAATCTATTCTCTATATACTATATCTTTTTTTATAGTTGGGATGCGAGAGTTTGTATTATATACCTATATGTTTATTTATATGTTATTATTATGTTTTCCTTATTCATAGTATTTTATTATCTATAAATCAAGAGTTTCATTTATTTGTTTTCCTTTATGTTTGTGTTTTTTATATATAATATTCCCTTATAGTTATGTCTTATGATATCTTTTATTTCATATGGTTTAATTCTACATATTTCTAATTCTCTATCATTTATAAATTTTTCTCTATATACTATATTGTTCAAATTTCCTTTATTAAAGAATACTATATATTAGTTTCTTTTCTTTCTTCCTTATACATATGTTTGTTTTTTATAGTTGGAAGGTAAGGATTTGTATTATATACCTATATACGTTTATTTATACTGTATATTCCAAGTTATTTATTCTTTCCAATTTGTTTTATTTCATCGAGTCGTTTTCTTCCTTCGTTTAGTACCTTATAATATACATATAATATTTTATGTTAGCAAGGATTTTTGTTTTATTATTAGATGGTTTGGTGATATATGTAAAAAGAAAAAGAGAGAAACAAATATATTATTTTTTTAATATTGTTTTCTCTCTCTCTTAATTTATATGTTATATATAATGTATTGAATTGAATTTTTGATTCATTAATTATTCTATTATCTCATTACATAATTGCTTCAAAGTTAATTTAGTTATGATAGTATTTTCATCGTTAAACAATTCTTGTAATTGTGTACTATTTAAAGCATCTTCGCACATACCATTTTTATTAAAGATTAGATTTTCCTTTGTGAATGAAAATAGGAATGAGTAATTATTTGCTTTATCATTTTTAGATTGTATTTTATATATTTCTTTTAATGGTGAATCTAAATAAGAGGAAGCATGTCCATCAAATACGTATATACCATTTTCTTTTGTTTTCAATAGAATAATGTTTTGATTTTTAAATGTTATTTTATTCCAAGCCATTATTATCTCTCCTGGTACAGCATTGATATATGATATATAATTATTTTTTAGACATACCAATTTATTTTTATCATAATAAGTACGGGTGCAATATTCTATTGGTTCATCAAATATAAATTCTTTTGCTTTATAATTGAAAAGATATATTTCGTTTGCAGAATGGTTTAGCATTAATATATTACCTATTTTCATAAAGTTACCAAAAGTAGGAGAATTTTCTATTTTCTCCATATTGTTGAGATAATATATACCAGAACCTTTTAAAGTATCTGGGAAATTTATAACTACTAAATCATCAAATTCTTTTATATGTATCTTTTTATTTATTGAAGTTGTACTACCTATTACTTGACCTTGTTTAGTAATTAGTAGCTTTGTATTTGACCCATCATCTTCATTATATATTATATAGATTTTTCCTTTAAAATAAGTCTTATCATCTAAAAAAGAATTACTAATGAATAAATCATTTTTGTCATTATCTCTATACAAGAATAATTCTTTTGAATGATAAGGAATTTTACAAATTAAGTCAATTCCTTTAGATAGGTCTTCTGGATTAAAAATAGAATAAATATCTTGACCAATTACTTGAGAAAGTTCTGCTGGGGACATTATATTATCATTTCCACCGTTATCATGGTTCCATCTACATGTTACTGTGTTTACTGAACCATCCGCCCTGAAAGATACTGCAACCATTGAAAGACCGTATTCATCCAATGGACAGTTTTGACCTTTTTCTTTTGGTATATTTTCAAAACCGTCTTTCAATAAGAAATAGAACATACCTTCTCCACTATTCGTATAAATACGAAAAGCATCTCTTTTTTGAGTTACACACCAATCAGTATAACGGCTATATTCATTTGCATCATCGAAATTTGGAATTGGGACTATCTTATAACCATTATTCTTGCCATTATTATTTCCATATTGTGCACTGGCTATACGTTCGTCTTGTTCAGTATTAGAAACATCATTTTTAAACTGATTAAAGAAAGTATGTAAGCTCATTCCATTAGCGTTCTGGTCAAGACCTAATTCTTTTGCTTTTGGTGCTATGATACCTATATATCTATTTAATGCTTGAATTGTATCATTATCAAGTTTATCACCATTTTCTAATACAAATCTTACCACAGCTGGATATAAGTGAAAATCCGCCTTTCTTACATTTGGAATATCATGTAAAACTTGTTCTGTAAATTCTTTATCATTTAATTCTGGATTAATTGCTCTTACCATCTTACGTGCTAATGATTGATTCTTTGATGCACGATTTTCCGTAAGGAATATATTTCTGAATTGATTTTCTGTTAATATTATTTTACGCCTAAACATATAGTTATAAAAATTAATTTTTATAATAATAAATATAAAAAAAAAGAGAGAACATGAAAAGTAATAATTCTACTTTCACATTCTCTCGTATATTAGATTAGTTTATGTGATTAATATCTTTAATTCAATTACAAATGGTTAAAAGTTATATCAGCACCTTTTGTTCTCTTCTCTACCTCATGGTTATCCATATAGTTATTAAAATCTCTATGAGTTTTAGTTAACACTTCTACTGTAGGATGGTCGGGATGCATTCTATTTACTTTAAGTAATACAGGGTAGTTGTTACTATCCAAGTAACAAGCAATCTCTCCTACGAAATCTCTTTCATCGCTATTCTTTCTCTTTAGACCTGTTAAAGTAAATTTGGTAATTAACTTACCATTATCTATCAAATCAAGTGAATCAGGTGTAACCGTTAAATTGTTATAAAAATTATCAAATTGAGAAGAACGAATTGGATAAACATTTGAAAGTATGAAACCGTTCCATTTTCTTATTGTTTCATCATTAGGTATATCTTGTGCAAATCTCTTTACAGGTATATCCTCAACTGAAATAAAGTTTCCGTTAACGCCATTAATTAGAGAACTTTCTAAATAAGTATAATACTTAAACTTTATATAGAAGAGTTTATCTACCCCCCCCCATTTTCTTTAACAAGTGCGACACGTGGTTGATTTAAATTTGTTTCTTTATCCTTGTTAAAATCTGTCATTGAATCAAAGTAATTAATGTATTTCATAATATGTGTTTAATTTATTTTATTATTATTATAAGCTGTTATTTATTTTATTTATTATTCTACAACATATCGAAAGGATTAAAAGCTAATTTCATTCTTTCTTCTCTTTCGTAGTTGTCTTTGTATTGAGTATTATTAAAATATAAAAATTGAACCGTTGGATTATCAGAATTAGTTCTATCTACTTTTATTAAATTATCTTGATATGATGCTATCTCTCCTACGAAGTCCCTTGTATCACTATCTTTCCTTTTAAGACCAGTTAATGTGAGTGTAGTGATTAAATTGTCGTTTCTCTTTAACTTTACATCTATTGAATCTGATTTAATAGTGAAAGAATATTGTCCATTATTAAATACACCAAAATTATTGAATGGGAAAGCACAGAGACTTTGACTATTGGTATAATATTTTGGAAAGTATAAATAGCCAAATGTTTCAAAGCATATAGTATCTTCCATTTTTAAAGTGTTATAAGGAACATCCTCAACAGATATAAATGATACATAACTTTCTAATATAAAATTACCAATTTTAAAATGATATATCTTATCGGGTGTATAAGTCAGTTTATTATTATCTCTTGTCAATATTACAAAGGGGAGATTTGAGTCTTCACCCCCCCCCCTCCCACTTGACTATATGTTTCTCATTATAAGTTGGTAAGAAAGGTAAAGTATTGAGTATCATTAAGTGTTTCATAATATTAATATATTTAAAGTTTATTATAAATGATTATTATAAGTGGTCATTATTATATAAGAACAATTTAATCTTATTATCAGGCAAATAATCATTCTCATATTCAGAGAAATCTTTCGTTACAAAATGAGTATGTTGATTATCTTTATCTACCGTTTTATTTTCAATAATGAATGGATTACCATTATTATCAATATATGATGTCATTTGCCCAACAAAGTCTCTTTGACCATTATCTTTTCTTTTAAGACCGTTAAACTCTATCTTTGTTACTATTCCAAAATCGTCAGATACAGTCAATGTATTATTCTCTATAACGTATTTGTTTTCGCTTGATGATAATGGTTTTATAAATAGTAAAAGTCTAGCCTCAGTATTATCTCTATTAAGAATAGATAAGTAATCAGATGTAGTATAATTAGAAAGTTCCTTCTCTGATACATAACTACTACTTGTCTTAAACTGTCTACCATACAAGTTTGACACTGGTTCATCTATCCATAAGTCATCTATAGAGCAATAGCATTGACCACCGAAGGAGAAATTACCCTCCCCCCCTAAGGTTATGAGTTTCTTAAAGTTATATATAAGTTTATCTGTATCTGATATAAGAGAAACATTAGGAATTGATAAGAAGGTATTCGATTTATCAAATTCTGTTTGTGTTTTAAAAAGTTTAATGTGTTTCATAATTTTATTATAATGTTGTATTAATCAGTTATTGTTGTGTTAATGGCTTTGAAGCGACTAATTTTGCTTTAAAGTGTTTCATTAGATTTAATTGTTTATTATAAATATTTTATTTATAACATATCTGATATGTTTATCATAAGTTTTTTTTGGTAATCTGGAACGTAGTTATTTTTATAGATTTCAAAGTCATTTACCGTTAGTTTATTTTCTTCTTTATTATATTGAATAACAAATATATTTCCACTTGCATCAACAAATGTTGTGATTTGTCCCACATAATCTCTTATACTCTTATTTTCTTTGCGTCTAAGCCCATTAAAACTCAAAGACAACTTATCTATCAGATTTGTATTATAAGTGGCTATAAGCGACTCTAAAGTGTATCTATCGAGAGCTGTTAAAGAAGTATTGTAATCTTTAAATTGCCATTTTTCTGGAAATCCATATCTATTGATTTTAATAGTTTTATTCATAACTTGAGAGAGATTTTTGTCGCAATGTATATCATCTGTTGAAATGAATATATCATTACTATCTCCGTGTACTGTTACCAAATTATACACATCTTTAAGTTTCTCTATAAAATTATAAATGAGTTTATTATTATCTTCTTTAATTAAGATAACATTTGGCTTATTGATAGAAGATTTAATATCATTAAATTCATCACTCGTTCTTATATTAATTATATGTTTCATTAGGGTTTTAAGTTATTTAATTAAGTTAGGCGCATATAATAGTATTGTAAATAAATAATGTATAGACTCGATAAATCTATCCATTTTAACGATGAATTAGTGATAATATTTTTTCAATCCTGTAAGAAGATAATGCATTGTATCTGTTATCAGGCATGTATTTCGTTGAAAATATATATCAATATATTCATTTAGTGGCATTGTTAATATCTGCTTCCAAAATATGTGCATATTCTTTAAAGAAAGCAGTTTCAAATTCTTTTTTAATGAAATGTTTGAAAAATTTTATTTCATCTCGTTTGAAAGAAGGGGATGATTCGATAATATTCTTTTCAACCTGTTTGGCAATGTTTACAAAAATTGGGAGAAGATAGAAATAAGACAATTCAGATTGATTTTAAAAAACTTTAATTTCCTCAATTTCTCCAATATCTTCTTGCGTATATTCATCAGTAACCCATGTATACCCTACTTGAATATATTTCTCTTCTGGGTTAATAAAACACATCATCTTGTTGATGTACATATCTCCAAGATTTAATCCACCTTGAAACAGCCATGCATTGACAGGATATTTTTCAATTTTTCCTTCCATATTATTTTCAATTTATTTATTTCTGTAATTTTTTGAATACGTTAATATGTGCATAAGTAACTAAGAAACTTTTATTAAGTTCTTCTTTTATTGCATCTATTTCCTTATCATACTTCTCCGTTTCCACATATTCACGTTTAGCATTATTTAGACCAGCAAATACAGCTAATTTAAATATTGGGTAATAATCTATAATATCTTCAACATTATTATCTTTAAGAAGTCTAATTGTATTTGAATATGTAAAATCATCAGAATCTTCCCCCGTATATTTGTATCTGTAGTTAACTAATAAACAGTTATCTAATATATCAAACAGACATTCTAAATGTATGATTGAAAAATCTTCAAATTCTACTTTATTCTCTTCGTTAATAACATCGAGTACTGTAGATGCACTATCTATTTTTTCAAATTTATCTTCTGCATTCTTTATTTTTTCCAAGTGTGCAATTGTTCTATGGAAACACAGTTCAAAAGTTTCCTTAATTGTGGTTAAAGCAATGTCCACATCCATATCCATACCTTTAAGTACAATTGCTTTTGTTATGCATATATCTTCAGCTTCTTTAACAATATCGTAGAAGAGCGGTAAAATAACTTCAAAAGTATCTTCGCTTTCTTCATCTAAAATATACATACAATTATTAGTCCATATGTAGTCCTCATCTTTATAATGATATTTGAAGTCAAGTTCTATACGTTTATCTGAAATATTTAAAATGCAGTTCATTTGGGTAATACATAATTTACCAAACTTGAATCCATTTTTAAACACTTGAATATTTGTTGGATAGTTTATTTCTTTTTCTTTCATAAGTTTTGATATATTAATTTTATCTGTGACAGAATATTTCTTATATATTTTTCATTAACACTCTTTTCATCAAAGTTCTCTTCGGAAATAATAGAAGGTATTTTTTTAAATAAATCCAATGCATAGATTGATTTCATACCAACTGGATGTCGTAAAATATAGTCGTTGAATTTTTGTAATAGAAAATTTATTTTATCTTCCTCCTCTATCCATTGTTCAGTAGTATATTCCCATAAAGTATATGTATAAACTTCTTTATCTATTGTATCATCTTCAGATGTTGTTGTAATTCGTAAAACTACCAACCCATAATTTTCATCAATTGGCTCGTAAATACAAGATACTTGGAGAACATCTCCATAACAATATTTCCATTTACATTTATCAACAGAATACGAGAGTTGTTTAATATGTCTATTTTGTTTTGACTTGTGTTCCATAAGAAAAAAATGTATATTATTATAATCCCCTTTCTTTAAAATAGTTTATCATTTCATCATATAAGGCAAGTTGTATTTCCGTGCAAGGAATAGATAACAGAGTAAACTTTCGGAAAAGAAACAAATATTCACTAAACGAATTACAAGATATGTCCCAATCAAAGAATATATTGACAGCAAAATGTAATAAATCTGATAATTCTTCGAGATTAATTTTAGATTGATTACAAATATAAAAGTTAGCAATACTGTTGAGCAAAAGAGGGAATTTATCTTCTATTTCAATCCAGTTATATAGAGACAAATCATCAATAATTAAATCTTCTATCGAGGATAATTTATCATCTTTTGAAACTGAATCAACACGTATAACAACATTACCATATTCTTCACTAACGTCAGAAAGGTTGATATTAAAACTAATTATTTTAATATCATTACGACCATTCATTGTTACACCATAAGAAAAATTATTAATATCTGTACGATAATCCATATAATGTATAATTTAATTTGGTGCAAAGATAGCAAAAAATACATTAACATCCAAATAATAATAGTTAAAAAACAAAAAGAGAGAAGTGACATTATTCATCACTTCTCTCTTTAATTTATAAAAAATATTTTTTTAATAGCACGCTTCTTGAATACGCCTCAATTTTATATATTTTTGTATTTATATATGTATAATATAATATACTGATTATCAGATAGTTACAATATGTAAATAATTAACATTTAAGATAATAACACTTAATGGCGGCCGTGTATTGATATACAGGCTTATTAATCAAAATATGTTATTACCTCCTTAAATATTTCTCTAATATCCATTGGTGTAAGTGTTGTAAGTTCATTGAGTTTCTTGATGTCATTTGGTGAAACGTGAGAGAAAAACACTTTATCTTGATTTAGTGCTATACCACCGTTTTGACACATAATCAAGTATACACATTCGTCTGGCACTCCTTGCGCTGGTTGAACATAAAATGTTTCTTCTATTGGAAGGTGAGTTATTAGTCCAAATTTTTCAGAAACAACAAACATTCCATCTTCGTCTTGAATTAAATATAACTTATATTCACCTTCTCCAATTTGGCTAATTATATCTGACCACCATATATAAACTTCACATGTATCAGTATTTACGACGGAAATTTGATTATCTTTAAAACAAACTATTCTTTCATGTTGATAAATACATTTGTCTATGTATTCACTAAATATAGACTCATTAGTTTTTTTATCTATTACAAGCTTATAACCATCATCATCAGTTAGTATAAGAATATTTTGATAGTTATCTAAATTCCTAATAGAAATATCCCTTAACTTTTCCATGGTCTTTGCGTTATAAATTCCTCCACCATCTGATTCTGTATTGGCAACATATAAAAGACCATTAATTTCAATTGTATCTATCCATTCATCATCAGAAGCTGTTTCATAAATTAGTCCATTTCTATCAATTAAAGCACAAATATCATATCCATCATCAGTTTTACCTTGATAGACAACATAGTCTTTACTCTGGAAACATATGTTATCACTAAAGTCGTAACTATAAATGTACAAATTGTCAGTTGTCGTATTCTTACATAACTTTAAACCATAATCCAAAGTATCATCCAAAACTTCTACACCTTCAGGAACTAAACTCTGAATATTATCGGGATTAAAAATACCGTATATATCAGCCCCGATTAATTTAGAAAGCTGTCCTGGAGTCATTACGGAGTCGTTACCACCTTTATCATGATTCCATCTACAAGTTACTGTATTTATCGAACCATCATGCCTAAATGAAACAGCAATCATTGATAAACCATAATCATCTAACGGACAGTTTGGACCTTGTTCTCTCGGAACATTTTCAAAACCTTCTTTTAATAAGAAATAAAATATTCCTGAACCATTATTAGTATATTTTAAAAAATATTCTTCACCTTGTGTGACACACCAATCAGTATAACGGCTATATTCATTTGCATCATCGTAAGTTGGTATCGGAACTATCTTATAACCATTATTATTGCCATCATTATTCTCACCATATTGTGCGCTGGCTTCACGGTCATCGGTTTCACTCTGTGATACATCACCTTGGAACTGACTAAAGAAGTCATTCATTGACATACCATTAGCATTTTGGTCAAGACCTAATTCTTTCGCCTTTGGTGCTATGATACCAACATATTTATTCAATTCTAATATAGTGTTCGCATCAAGACTATTACCTGCGTTTAGAACAAATCTTACTACTGCTGGATAAAGATGAAAATCTGCCTTCCTGACATTTGGAATATCATGTAGTACATTTTCAGTAAATTCTTTATCATTTAAATTAGGATTAATAGAACGCACCATCTTACGTGCTAATGACTGATTCTTTGATGCCCGATTTTCAGTAATTAAATAGCCATTAGCAAAATTACGTAAGAACTGACTTTCATTTATTTTAATTAACTTTTTATTCATAAAATTATGCTATTTATAAGAATCAAATTCTTCTCGTGTTATTTCAGTCACACTAATTTCATCATTACCATTTGGTAGTGATAAAGAATAATAGTTCATTCCTTTTCTAACAGCTATAGTGATGAAATCTATTTTTACAACATCATCAACAATTGCGAATGGTTTATTGTCACCATATTTATAAACGGCTAAATTATTCTGTTTTGTCTTGAAAACAAAGAAGAAACCTGTAAAGAATTGACGCTCCATCCAATCAGAGACAAATTTATGTTCAGGAATGTCTATTATTGCATAAAAATTATCTTTTTGCAGAACATTTAAGTTTCTGAAATCATAAAGTTTATCGTACCATTCTTTTGAAAAAAGTTGTTTAGAATCTGGATATAATATATTAATTTTTTCATCTTTATTAGCCAATATGATATAACCATTTCTAAGAGAGAATCTTTTCAAATCTGGATTTTCTGTTAACTGTCCAGTTTCTTCATTCATTTCATAAACTTTAAAGTCTAAGTTAACATATAGTTTATTACCTAAGAAGAAATGTTCTCCAATGAAAAGGTCTTTACCACCAATAACTTCTCCATTGGTAAGAATTAATGCATCATAATTTTCCTTTCCAAATCCTTCGTATACTATTGCTTTTTTACCTTCAAAATATTTAACACGACGTATATTTTTATCAGTTACAAGATAATCTTTTTTATCATTATCATAATATAGATTTTGATTATCAGGAAGTTCTTTAATCAATTTCCATGATGATGGTACTTCGTTTTTAGGACGTTTATCGACACATATTTGATATATATTAGCATGTACTAATTTACATAAATCTTCTACACTCATAATGTGGTCGCCATCGTAATTTCCATTTTCTAATTCATGGTTCCATCGACTTGTAATTGTATTTACACTTCCATCTTCATAGAATGATACAGCAATCATTGAAAGACCATATTTATCAAAAGGTGCTTCTTCTTTATTTCCATCATCTTCTGTTATATTTTGATAACCATGCTTTAAAAAGAAATAAAAATAACCTGTTTCACCATTGGTATATTGGTCATAATTACCTTCATCGTAAGTCACGCACCAATCTACGTATTCTGCATAATTTTCTGCTGCTTTAAAGTCTGGAATGAAAACTATATCATAGCCCCCAAAAGTGCTATCACCATTATCATACTTGGTAGCTGCTTGTTTATTTAGTTTATCATCTTGTTCAACGTCTTGACTAAACTTATTAAAAAACTCGTCCATTGACATTCCGTTTGCATTTTGGTCAAGTCCTAACTCTTTTGCTTTTGGTGCAGCAATACCAATAAACTTGTTTAACTTCTGTATTAAATTCACATCTAACGCATTTCCTTCTTCTATTACCATTCTTACAGCTGCAGGGAATAAATGGAAGTCTGCCTTACGTACATTTGGAATGTCATGTAGGACTTTCATGGTAACATCTTTATCATCCAAGTTTGGTGCTAATTGTTTGACCATACGTCTTGCCAAAGATTGGTTCTTTGAAGCACGATTCTCGGTAATTAAACGACTTCTTTTAAATAAACTTGCAAACTGGTTTTCACATATAATAATTTTTCTCATCATTTTAATATTAATATATAAAAATAAATATCTAATTTGACATTAAAAACAAAAAAAAATAACTTGACATAAATATATCTATCAAGTTATATGGTTAAACTATGTTTGTGACTAATTATATGTCACTCTTTCCATTCGGCAACTCAAAGCACCTAAATAGTTATTCATGGCTTGAAGCTGTTCGTTCAATAGGTTTCTATCAGTTACTTCTAAAGACATAAACGAATCGGATTCAATGAACTTTTCAAGTTTACCAATACGTTCATCCAATTCATTCAATTCTAACTGCATTCTATCAATGAATGAATCTGCTAATGTAAAGTTTTCTTCAAAAAATGATTTTGGGGTCCAAGTAACTTCACCATAATGATTTGTTACCAAATATCCATCCATTTCTTCATCACAATCAATGTTGAATGGAAGTACACCATCAGGTACATCTTTCAATTTCATAGCTTCAGCCATACAATAAATATTCTTTGAAACATATTTCTTCTTCATGAACAATTTTTAATTCTATGCAAAGATACAGAAAAAATATAATATATCAAAAAATCAATATAAAAAATATATTAAAAATCCGTTATTGGTTCGTGACCAAGTTCTTTTCCTGTTTTAGCATCAGAATTAACATTAAGAGCAAATTAATTATGAAATGAATAATCATCTAAATAAAGATATTTATATATAATAAAATCTATAAACAAATGGCAAAATATTTAAAGTATTTCACAAACATTATTGATAGACAAAGATATGAAACTAGTAATGATTATTTAGAACCATATGTTTCTGTTATTAAGCAAAATGATGGGGAAGTGTCAGGGATTCATTATAATTTAGTTCCAGACGTAATATTAACTATGAATGATTCGAGCGTTAAAAAGTTATACAGAAAGAGTGGACTTGATGGAATTTCATTATCTACAGAGGTTCCAAATATAGATGTAGGTAATATTACCGATATACAGCTATCTGACAAAATTACTGAAATTAGCAATCTATCTGGTTTTATGAGTCTCAAAAAAATAAATATACCTGATAGTGTTACAACAATAGGATATAGTGTATTTAGTACATGCTCAAGTTTATTATCAATAACTATACCTGCTTCAATTAAAAGATTAGAAGATTATGCATTTTCTACGTGTATGTCTTTATCAAGTGTAACATTAACAGACACCATCACCTATATTGATGAAACGGCTTTTCAATTTGACGATAATATACATGAATTAAAAATTATTGGTAAGAAAGATATATCAAATTTATTACCATCTGAATTAACCAATAATTTGGTTAATCTATATGTGGATGCTTCACTCGTTGAAACATACAAAACATATAGAGATTCAATTGGGAAAACATTTGAAGTCAAACCATTACAACAGTAAAAACATAAAGACGAGCTGTGAAACAAATTCATTAGCTCGTCTTTTTATTATCTAAAATTCATCTTATCCGCCATGATTCGGGTCGTTCTTGGTTACTACATACCCATCAGTCTGACCTGAACCACCATTATCAAAACCACCTGCGCCTCCACTTGGGGACCCTCCTCCACTACCACTTAATAAAGTAGTATGTGTTTCTATCATTTCAATTATTGGTTTACTATATTTTCTCATAATTAATATATATTTTATTTATAATATTTAATGCTATTTCTTATCATTCTTGATGGAATTATTATATTAAAATTACCATTTGTTAAAGCAATGTCATAACAAAGTTTCCAACAAGACCATTTCTGAACAATATCTACCAATTTAGTAGGTTGATAATCTAGGATGTTTGGATTTTTTTCAAGTAATAAATTCACTGCATCATCGACCACTTTTTTACTATCATTATCTAAATTAATACTAATACTATCGTTCTTTATATAACAACCAGATTTATTAATTGTGTATTTTGATAGGATATCTGCTGTAATAAATTCACAAACATCTTCTTCTACTGGACCGAATGGTTTTGCTACAAACTTATTGAAAATTTCTGTTAGTTGTTTATTCTCATCTGTAGAATACAAACCAACTGTTAAAAATAATAATCTGATTATCTTATGTGGAGTAAGCGTATCGGTTTTATTATTATTTTTACGTATTAATGCATCTACAAAATATTCAAAAAATAAAACTTTATTTCTCATCTTTTTTATTTTTTAAAATTTATCTCTCACATCAGTTTCTTGAACTAAACCATCTTTAACTGTATAATATGTGTCTGGTTTATACGTTTTACCATCAACAACATACATTAATTCTCGTTCAGTTTCAAATGTATTGTTTTCTTTATTATATCTTACGTCAGAAATGTTAACGATGGTACCAAGAGAAGCTATAACAATATCACCAAAGCCATGTGCATAAACAGTACATTTTTCACCATCACATCTAACTTGACTTCCATTTCCTAAAGTATGGATTTTACAATCATTACCATGGTTTATTATAGTTGGAGAATCAGCATGAACAATAATAGAACAATTGTTGCCATAGTTTTCAACGTATCCACCTCTCTTCATCAACGATATTTTACAATGTTTACCACTATTGATGACATTTGTATTACTACCATGACAATACATATCAACGACATCTCCAGTATTATGGATTGTAGCTAAACTACCCGTTCCTAAAATCGTTGTATAAGAAGCAATATTTGTAATTTTAGTTTCGATTTTATTGTAAAATAATGTCTTACTTTCTGTTTCATTCAAAAATGATTTATAGTTGTAAGGTATTTTCGTTATATCCATATATTCTCTTATTAATTACACTGCAAAGATAATAAAACTATTCCATGCGACAAAATAAAAATAGTTAAAAAAAATAAAAGTGGAATACATTTATTGCATTCCACATATATTACTTACCAAGAAATATGGAGAGATGGGTCTTCGATGAAACCTTCCTTTTCTTCAGTAATTGTAAAGCCATTTTGAGATAATTCAGAAAGAATTTCATCATTCCATAACTCTTTTTCATAAATAAAAATTTCTCGTTTACCATTACTTGCAGCTTCTATTAACATATCGTTAATTTTCTAATTTCATAATATAGCTTAACATCTTCAATTTCTGTTTCTAAATTAGAAAAATTTAAACGTAACATATATCTACACTAAATAAATTATTACTATTATCTTCAACTATATTTAATATGGTTCCGAAATTAATTTTAGTTTCTTGCTTGGTAACTACACCAAAGTCATAAGTTGAATTATGATGTTTAACGCTTAATCCAGCATCTTGCCTAACTTTAATAAATGCCTTGTGAGACTCTATTCTATTCTCTATGATAGAATTTAAATCTGTCTTAACAAAGTCCCTCAGATTGCTTTTAATTACGTTCTCAAACGTTTTATCTATCTCATATCCGACAGAATTTCTTCCTGTTAACATGGCTGCTTTCATTGTTGTTCCAGTACCAAGAAAAGGGTCAAGAACTGTATCTCCTATTACAGAAAACATATTAATTAAGCGATATGGTGTCTCCATAGGAAATGATGCTGTTCGTTCTCTTCCACAAGATATTTTTAGTTTCTGAGAATCCCCATGAATATTCCATATGTTAGTGAACCATTTATTTCTTTCTTCCCAAAAGAAAGCACTTCTTGAACGTAAATCTTTATCGGAATCAGTTAAAAACTTTCTTCTATCTCCTTTTCGTAAAATTAAAATCCACTCGTGTTCCAAAGTTACATAAGCACCACATGGCAACATGCCACTTCCCATAAACTTATTGGGAGAATTAGTTTGTTTTAGCCACATTAAATTAGGAAGTGTAACAAATCCCAATTCAGTACATTTATTAATAATTCTTGCAGCATTATTATATAATGCAAAATTACCATTAATTGTTCGAGTAGCATCACCAATATTTATGCACATATAACATCCATCCTTGAGTACTCGGTAACATTCAGACCATACACAATCTAATTGCTGGTGCATTAATTCAAATGCATCAAGTGGACTATCTTTAAGAGATGCTTCTATTTCAGAATTACCTGAAATAAACAAATCATCCCACATTTCAATCATTGGATATGGAGGTGATGTTACAACAAGTTCTATAGAATTATCTTCTAATTCTTGCATGTCACAAGAAGAACCTATATGGAATTTATGTTCTGTCATCATAAAATAATAATTTCTGTTGCAAAGATACAAAAATAAAAACTTTTAAACTTATAAATGAATTTCTTCATAATAACTAATCAAAAGCGTTCTGTACTAAATATTCGATTGCAGCACTATCACAAAGCCAGTTTTTTATAAATCCATTTTCATCTACCGACATTATAATGTAATCACCATATGCTTCATCTTCTGGATAAAGAACATAAGGAACATAACTTTGTACTGAAACAATTTCTTTATTATCTTTATCAAGTAAAGTATATTCTCCTTCATCACAAACTTTGTAATGAACAAAAGCAGATACTCCTTGAGTCCAATTGATAATTTGTCCATTATTTATATCAATAATAGGTTGCCATCTATAATGGTCCGAGTATATGTTGCTTTCAGGTTTATCTTTGACTTGTACAGCACAAGGCATTTTTGGAATACCAACTCCCTTAGTTTCATAGAAATCAATATCTTCTTCACCATTGACATCACTGTCATTCCAATAAAGTACACCAGCATCTACTTTTAAATAATGTACATCATATTTATTCTTTCTAGTTAATTCTACTTCCATATTATTTATTTTTCTTTAAAAAATTCACATTTACTATAAGGGCATTCTTTGAATTGTGCATTCAAATATTTCCAACAATTTACTGTATCTATACCATCACTACAATGATAGATAGGATGTGTACAGTGCTTAGGTATTTTATTCTCCAATTTCATTGTGATAGTTTTTCAGTGTTTCTTTCACTCGCTTTGCTGCTTCTTGCGCTTGCTTTTCAGTGCGGAACTGATTAAAAAACGAGTATCTGTAATTATCTGTATACAATTCTTCTTTTTTACTTTCTGCTTTGCAGATTAAGCCAGTGGTTGCTATAAAGTAGTAATATTCACCAATATCGGCTCTCCATCTTATATTCTCTACTTGTTTCTTCTCTGCGTTCCATCTTAAATTGCGTTTTTTCATCTTATCAAAGAGTAGTTGTTTTTCTTCTTCGGTAGCGTAGGATAATTCATCATTGCCCCATCTATTAGTAGGCTTTTCGCAGAAAGAAAGCTGACCACAGGCATCTAATCCGATATAGTAAGAATGAAAACCTTCATCATCGGTGTTTTTGTAAATAAAAGCATTTCGTCTAAAATTCTTTTCTACACTAACAAGTATATCTCCGTCTTTGAAACTCTGTTCTTTCTCAAAAACGACACATCCGTACTTAATAGATACTTTACAGCCATCTGGAATAGTGATAGAATCACCACATTTATATATTACTTCCATACTCTATTTTTATATATTTTTACTTTATTTCTAACTTAGCACTGCATTCACGATTTAAATCAGGTAACTTAGACATAATGATAACACGTACATCCTTGTTTATGATAAATTCATTTGCATCATAAGGGGCATTATGAACCATCTTAACACTATCCACATTAAAATACTCCATTACAGTCTTTAATAATAGAAGCCGATTAGCAAAAATATGGGCATTTCCAACCTCTATAACAGTATCTTCTACTATAATCTTCTTGCCTGTTTTCTTTGTTTTACAAGGTTCAATTATTCCAGTGCCATAGCATATAGGACAATCCATCAAACGTTCATGAGTTTCCAAGTGACTATCTTTGTATTCCCAATACACTTCACCTTTTCCATCACACTCTTCACATTCCACAGCACCCTCTACTACAATTTCTTCATCAATCATAGGACATAAATCGAATACTTTATTTAATGCCTCTAAGGTTATTGTCTTTTCACAAGGGAACTCTAACTCTGGAAGAGGGTATTTCTCTTTAGGATAATCATTAGTAAGAATCTCTGGGTTAATACTTATAAAAACTTTACCATCAGTACTCCACACCTCATTGTATTATGTGTTAAGAAATGGTGCATGCATCAAAGGAATACTATAAAACTCATCACAGAACATATTTAATAGCTCTGATTCATTCTTTATTTCCATAATTTATATTAATCAAAAGTTTCTAACCAATTTGCAAAATCTGTTCTAAAAATATAACGTGAGTAGTTTTCATTGTATTTTTCTATAGATTTCAACCAACATCCTTTATAGGTACTTCTATATTTTTTATTATCAGGAAACCATGTTAAAGTATTATATTTTCTACTTAATAATTTTTCTTTGTATGATGTTAATGCTATAAAAGATATTTCTCTTAATCCATCATAATCTTTGACACGTCGTTCGTGATGCTTTAATGAATTTGTATGTAATTTAATATCATACTCTTCCACTCCTATATCAAACATAGGCGTTTTAGCATCACACTCTTTAATTTTTATATCAAAAAATGGTAAAGATGCGTATTTTTGAAAACGTTTTTCTTTTTTATCAATTAAAGAGTAACCACATATATCTTTGTCCCAATATTCTTTTTCACCAAATTCATCAACATGTATAACAGAATATTCTGGATAACCATGTTCTTTGAGATAATCTTTCAAATGATTATAAGCAGATATTTTAGAATCAATCCAATCTTTGTCATAAGTGTTAGGATAATCTTTATTAACAAACCAATGTCCATCATCTTCATAGATATCAGTAATTATATCTTGATGAAGAACAAAAGCACCACATCCCCAGAAAGCAATGATTGTCTCCTTATCATACACATCAATATCAGGAATTTCTTCCTCTCTTTGTTGATTATAATTTTGATTCAAATAATCAACAACTTCATTTATATCAAACATATTATTTATTATATAAAATTACCTATCTGTGCTTTTGTTTTGAATATCTTTATAATAGTCCAAATTACTGGCAAACATTCCATTTTTAATAATATCGAAAAGTTGTTTCTTTATAATTTTCTCTTTTTGTTCCGTATAATTCATAATTTTCTTATTTTAAATTATATGCTACAAAGTTATAAAAAATATATCGTATAATCAAATTTTATATAATAAAAAAAGTTAATTCACAAGAATTTTCATAAAGTGAATTAACTATAGTATTTTAATCTACTTCTAATGATAGATTATATTTTTCAACAAATTTAGTAAATATTTTTTTAAGCTTATCACCAAATTCATTATGGAATTTTTTAGCTTCCGAATATAAACGTGGAATATTATTATGCCGTTCATATAGGAAACCACGTAGATTATCTATTTTATTGACATCTTGTATAAATTCTTTCAGCTTTAAAGAATCAAAAACTGCTTCCCTTAAATTATCTGCTACGAAATTGGTGTAACCATTAGGAACAATAGAACAATGTATTTCAGATAACCATTCTTTCTTTTCTTTGTTAAATTCTTTAAGATAATATTCTATGTCAAACATAGTATATTTCTCATCGTTGGTGTTATATTTTATATAATATATCATAATCTCCTTATTGTTTTAGAATCAAATTATATTTCTCTACAAATATCTGAACTATATCATTTATTTCTTTTCCTATTGCTTCATGTTTTGTTCGAGTGCCTTTAATATCAAAAAAGTCTTTATTAACACTCCCCCTAATCATTTCAATACTAAGACAATATTTTGCAAATTCTTTATAATCAAAATTTGCATCATCTTTTTTATTCTGCAAGAAATGAATGATACCTGTTGAAGAAGTAGTAACATGTATATCGTGGTGATAATATATTTTATCCTCAAAATCTGTTACAACTTCAATAGTAAACATTGGATACAGCCATTCCTTTGATGTGTCTTTTGATGAAATTTCAAAAACCATAATTCTTTATATTATTTATAAGTTCATTAAAATCTTCACTATCACTTAAACAAGTATCACATTCAACATTATTGAAATGTGTGTTCTTAAAATCTTCAAGCAGATTAATCACATATTCTTTGCTAATTGTATCTTTCAAATCTTCTTTGGTCAATATTGTCATATTGACATCAACTTCCCTCATTGTTTCAAAGGCAGCCTGCATTTCTTCAACACATTTATTTATCTTCATACGTATATCAATTATTTTGTATCTTCAACAAATTTAACAACATCTTCAACATAATTCTCAGTCATTTCAATAATATTAACATGACTACATTTTGAAAGTTTATAAATCAAAATTGGATTATGAATTACAACAATGATTTGCGTATTTTCTTTCTTATGGGTTAGAATGTTGTATATATCTTTAACTCTATTTATATCAAGATTTCTATCTGGCTCATCCATCAGTACAGTAAATTCAAAATCTGCTGGATTATCATATTGAAATGAATTTTCTTTATAATATTGAAGTAACTGTTTTGCTTTATCTTGATGAGGCAAGAAATCACTATTAGCTATTTCTTTTAGCTTCTTAATCGGAAATTCCAAATTTGTTTTAGAGCTAAACATTGTTTTAAAAAGAGCATCTATACCAGAAGAAATTCCTTCTCCTGTTGAACAATGGAGGTTATTAAAGTATGTTTGGAATTTAACATGGTCTTGAAGGAAATTCTCTCTTTTTTCAAGAGTTTTGTATTCCATCATGTTAAAGACAACACCTTGATAATCGCTAATGATTTTAACCCCATCGCAAATATCATCACCATTTCCATACTTAGTCAACAAATCACTAAAACCCAAGTTTCCAGATGGACAAGTAGAAGTCATATCATTTAAACATAGAGTATAACTACGGATTAGGTTTAACAAAGTTGTCTTTCCGCAACCATTGAGTCCGACTACTACATTAATACCAGATTTGAAAGAAATTGACTTATTCTTATTAAAGAAATCAATATTTCCCAAATAACTAATAGATGAATTATTAATGTCAGTAAAATCAATACGCTTAATCATAATCTTATATTATTTGTTTAAATTATGTTGCAAAGATAATAAAAACTATTGATATTAACAAATTAATTAGTATATTTTAAAGTGATATGAGAAAAATTAACAGAACATATAGGTTCAGACTGTACCCGAATAAGGAACAAACCGAAGTGCTGGCAAAGCACTTCGGATGTTCTCGCTTTGTGTACAACTACTTTCTCAATCAACGCAAAGAACAATATAGGCTCACTGGTAAAAGCGATAATTACTATGTGCAGGCTAATACTCTTACCGCATTAAAGAAGCAGGAAGAAACTGCATGGCTTAAAGAGGTAAATGCCCAAACCTTGCAGTTTGCTATCCGTAGTCTTGAAGCAGCCTTTAACAATTTCTTCAAGAAACGTGCTAAGTTTCCTAACTTCAAATCCAAGCACTCCAAAAATAGTTTCACCGTTCCACAATATGCATCTGTAGCAGGTGGTAGGCTTTTTATACGCAAGTTCAAGGAGGGCATCAAATGTCGTGTACACCGTGAGATAAAAGGTAAAATAGGAAAGGTAGCTATCACAAAAACATCAAGCGGAAAGTATTTCGTTTCCGTATTCACGACAGAAGAATATGTAACTCCTTTTAAAAACACTGGTAAATCAGTAGGTATTGATTTAGGCTTGAAGGACTTGCTTATCACTTCTGATGGAGACACTTTTAATAATAACCGATATACAAGAAGATACGAGTGCAAACTTGCTAAAGCACAGCAGCATCTTTCTCGCAAGAAAAAAGGCAGTAGAGGGTTTGAAGACCAAAGACTCAAAGTTGCCAGACTTCACGATAAGATTGCTAATAGTCGTGCTGATTATTTGCATAAGTGTTCTATAACCCTTGTTAGAAGATATGATACCATCTGCATTGAAGACCTGAACGTTAAGGGTATGACGAAAAATCATCACCTTGCTAAGTCCATTTCTGATGCAAGCTGGGGTAAATTTGTTTCCATGCTTACCTATAAAGCAGAATGGAATGGCAAAAAGGTTGTGAAGGTAGACCGATATTTTCCATCTTCACAGACTTGTAATGTCTGTGGATATGTTAACCAACAGATTAAAGACTTGTCTATTCGTGAGTGGGAGTGTCCTGAATGCCACGCACATCACGACCGTGATATTAATGCAGCTATCAATATCCTTCATTTCGGTTTAAATAACACATCGGCTGGAACGGTCGATTACACGGGTGGAGAGGAAGTAAGAACCGACCTTTTGGGAAGTCATTCCTCTGTGAAACCCGAAGCACATGAATTTTTAATTCATGGGTAGTTCATTAATGTTAATAAAAACAAAAAGCGAACCATTTTACAGTTCGCTTTCAATATTCTATATGTTTTTAATCCACTAATTCAAATGTATATGCAGCAACTAAAGGATTCTTTTTCCAATCGCCTTTTTTTCCTACCTTATCAATTAAGACTGCAAAAGCATCACGTGGCATAAGAAACGGTTTAGAATAATCATTTGGTAGAAAATAGTCAAAACATAATTCTTCAATACCTTCTCTTAATGCATCTTCTTCAGAAATATCCTGCAATCGTTCTATCTTAATGTCTGTAATTTTGATATGATGACGCATTAAGTCTGCTTTAACGAACATTTTATTATTCCAGCCAGCAGTATTTTCATATTCTTTTTTGAATTGTTCTGCAGCATCTTTGTCGTATATTTCAGAATATATTGTTTTGTAGCTTTGTGCAATAGCCACGATGTCACCTACTTTGTAGTGTGGAATCACATCACCAATTATATCACCATCCTCATTGTAAAGACTGAATATCCATCGACCTTTATCGTCAAAGCTTCCCTCAAAGTTGCAGATTTCATCAAACATACGAGCATCTGGTTCAAATCGTGCAAAACTACGTCTTGTCATTGTCTTATTTCCTGAAAGAACCTCTTGCGTAAGCAAAAATTTATCATTGAAAAGTATTTTCTTCATGTTTTATTATTTAAAATTAATCGGGATTATCTGTAACATTTCCTATGATTTCAACACCAATAATTGTATCATCAAGTTCATATCCATTGGTATCAAAATAAGAATCGTTCTCTATATTTTGTTTTATTTCATTAATATCTTCTTCATTTAAACCACAAACTGATATTGGTATTGGATAACAAGTTCCATCATTCAAGCAAAAGCCATCAAAAATATATTCTACGGGTAATTCTATCTTTGCAATTTTGCCTGAATATCCCTGTAACGCAAGGTCACAATCTGGATTAATGCAATAACTATCTAACTTATAACATCTTAATATGTCACCTTCGAAAATTTTTTCATCATTTTTATCAGCTAATCCAGTATACTGACCGATAGAAGAAAGGTCTGAAATAGGATAATAATGCTCTCCGTCATCGTCATTAGTTACAATGAAATCTTTATAATTTATATTGCAACGACTATTGGTAGGTTTTTTATCAAAGTGTACATAATTTCCATAACGCCATTTACCAAAGCATTTTGCTCTAAATATTATTTCTCTGTTCATACCTTCCGCATTTATTATTTTTCTTTCAGTTTTCTGATTAATGCATCAGCAAGTGTCAGAGAAAGTTTTACAGTATCTTCAACAATTGGCGTTGGGTTAACTCCATCTACAATAGCACACAAAAGACCATTCATTGCTTCTTTTGCTAATTCGTAGCGACGTTGTTCCCAATCAATATCACATTCCATGAAATCAAGTTCACTCTTATGATAACTTTCTTGTTTATCCTTGCACCACCAATAAGTTTCTTCAACGGCAGGGTTAGGGTGAGTAGTAAACTTTACGTCTACTATCTCCCCTGTATCTTTTACTTTTGCTTTCATTTTTTTATCTCCTTTCTCAAATTCTTTAACCGTTTACCATCCATAGGGCAAAATTCTCCAACAGGAGCAGCACCTTCTTTCAAACCAAAGCCGCAACTCTGATTATCAATACGTTCATGACCTGATATGGGGTTATAACCGTGTTCACAGTTTAGACACCTACGCTTCATTGCTGCCTCCTTTCACCATTTCTGGGTTATCTATTACGTTGCCAATAACAACTTTATTACATTCGTTTATCCATTGTTGATTAATTCCGCATATATCTTCGGGGTGTTTTGCATTAACGGCACAGAAGCCTGCTAATTTTTCATTATAAGTAACAAGATGCTTGTAACCATTACTTTCTATTATATCTCCTTCAAAGATTTTAATTCCGTTCTTATCTTTCAATCTCGTATACTGACATAGATGCACAACCTCCACGCTATCACCTTTGGCGTTTAACACAAGATGCTCAGACGTATGTGACTTGTATGCCCCAATACCTACCATCCATATTCCACCCTTTCCTATAGGCTTACCTCTAAACTCTATTTCACGCTTCATATTATTCTTCTATCTTAATTGGATTACCATAACCATCCATTGCTCCTAAAACTACTAAGCAGCCATTTTCTAATTTGAAGCCTGCTTTAAGGTGTCCATCAAAATCAACCTCTATGTAACCATTTCTGTTTGAATAATGTCTTTTCTTCATAATTGTCAATATTAATAACTTTCAAAATTCGCAGGTTCAATAAAACCGTTCTGTTCCATTATAGTTAGTGCATCTGCAACATATAAATAAAGATTATTATAAAAGAGAATGAAATCCATATCATCATTTAAATCTATTACTGGACGATATTCAAATCCCTTATAAACAAACATATTGTTTAATTCATCAAGACTATCATAAGCTGAATAGAATTTTTGATGTGTCTCTTTAATTTTATTTTTCAGATTTTCAATCTTATTTTTATCCATAATATTTATTCTATTTTAAGTTCTTTAAAAATGCCTGCTTTCTTATCATCTAACATACTACCAAAGCCATTGCATATGAATTGACATTGGTTAAAAAGATTACGCAAATCACAGTCAGAGCAATCTTCTGATTCGTTTGTATAAATGTACTGTTTATCGTTAATCGTTATACTATTCATTTTTTAATATGTTTCGTTAAATGATGGCAAATCTGACAAATCAATCCAATAATCGACTTTTAATATTTTATCAATACGAGAATAATTTTCAAGAAATTCTAAAGTTCTTTTATTAAACCACGCAATAAAATATTCATCATTATGATAACATAGATAATCTCCATTTTCTTTAGGATAATCAAAATCCTTAGCATTATGCCATTTAAGTTCTTTCTTTTTCATGAAGCAAAGATAACAAATAATATATTATTAACCAAATATGAGAAACTATTTTAGACTATTTTAACTATAACATTATAAATTAAAGTAATCTTCGATAGGAGATGAAAGAAAAGTCCAATTCTTATCATCGGTAGTTATTTGAATTTCAAGTAATGGACAATTGTCATAATCTATAAAATCGAATTTCTCATTGAAATCCATTAAGCATTTATAATTGTCTTCTTGAAATTCCTTATTCCATTTATCACCAGGAAACATTGGAGAACAATAATGCTCTTTGATAATTTCATTATTATCACCTAATTCTACTAATCTAAAACGTGCCATAATTTATTCTTCTTCTTTTGATAATTCTTCAATCAGTGCATCAGCACAAGCAGTTGCAAAACGAGCCAAAGATTTTGGTACAGTTCTTTTTTCATGCTCTTCATAATGTGCAGTTAATGAGATATAATCTAATAAATCTTGATTTGATAATGATGATGTCATTATATCTTTAGCAATTTGATAACGTTGATTCTGTAAACAAGATGATGTCATAATTTTATTTTTTTAATTATTTCTTTTACTCTTTTTGAAAAATTTTGCAAAGGTTTCCCCACGATATCCATCTTTAGCAAAATTTATAATTTCTTTAATAGTGTATTTATTCTTACGAGAAAAAGGAAGACTATTTTTAACAAAATCCCTAACCCAAATATCTAAAGAATTAGTAATAATGCGATATGCAACAATTGCTTCCTCGTAAGATAATGTGTCATTTAACGATAACTTCTTATATCTTGAAGCATCCTTATCACTTAATTTGTAAATAAGTTGAGCTTTAGCTTCTCTAATAGTTTCACCATGCACCCAATGATTATCTCCATCTGTCATAAAGTAAAATGGTTTAACTTCCTTTCCTAACTCATGCACCTTATACACATTTCCATGGTGAGAATCAATAACACTGAAAATACCATTAACTTTAATATAGCTCACACCATTTCTCTCCCAGAAAAGAGCCATATTCTGTAAATCATGAATCTTTTTATGCTGTTCTGGAGAAAAAATCTTATTGACTTTAGATAAAACTTTTTCTTTTAAATCACTATAATAAATGTATCCACCCACAGTTAGATTATCTGGGAGACTGCTTAAATTTAAACCTCTTATTTCTAAACATTCACCAACCGTTAAATTACTCGGTAGCTCTTTAATATTACTATCGTTCAGTACAAGTCTACCAGGTATAGTTAGGTTATCTGGTAATTCCGTAAACTTCGTATCGTTCAAAATCAGACCCCAACCAAAACGTAAACTGTCTGAAAGTTTTACAACTTTTGTATTACTTATATTTAAAGAATTACTAACGGTTAAATTATCAGGGAGAACAGCAATGGAAGTATCAGTCAAATTGAGATAACCACCGACTGTTAAGTTGTATGGTAATTCTGTAACTTTTGTACTCCTTAAACAAAGGTCGTTTCCGACTATTAAAGAGTCTGGAATACTTGTAATTTCTAATTCATCTAATTCAAGATTACCTTCAACTGTAAGGTTATTTGGTAGTTCTTTAATTTTCGTATTTCTTAAATCAAGATTACCATTAACGACCAAATTATTTGGAAGTTTTGTGATTTTAGTATTATTAAGAAAAATACTTCCACCAACCCTCAAGTCATCTGGCAACTCTGTAATATCTGTATTGGATAAATCAAGACAACCACCAACAGTTAAACCATTAGGTAACTTTGTGATTTTGGTATTTGATAGCATAAGGTTATTCCCTACTATTAAGTTGTCAGGAAGTTCAGTTATACTTGAATTTTGTGCATATATACTTTCATCAACTGTCAAATTATTAGGTAACTTTGTAATATTACATTCCTCTAAAATAAGACAATCCCTAACAATTAAATTATCTGGAAGACTTGTAATATTGGTATCACGTATGTCAAGAGTACCATCAATAGTTAAATTGTCTGGAAGATAATATATATCACTTCCCTTCAAATAAAGGTCACTAATGAAATGTAGAGCATTATCTTTACGTTCAAAAATGTTACAATTCAATCTCTTAAGTTGTTCAATAAATTTATCCATAAAATCAACAAATCTTATTTAAAAAACTTTGCAAACTCTTTTCCGCCATACTCATTTCTGGTTAAGTCTATAATCTCCTTAATTGTATATTTGTCTTTATGTGGTGTTGGTAGTCTATTTTCAATAAAATCTCTTGTACCAAGCGAACATGCCCCAGTAATAGTACGATATGCTGCAATCGCTTCCTCGTAAGACAAAGTATCGTCTACTGTTAAATTATCATAAGCTGATGTATCTCTATCATTTATCTTGTAAATAAGGTCGGCTTTAGCTTCAGCAAGTATTTCACCGTGTGCCCAATGTCCTTCTCCATCGGTAACAATGTAAAATGGCCTATCTTGTTGTCCAAGTTTATGTACCTTGTATACGTTTTCGTGATGAGAATCAATTACCGAGAAAATTCCGTCAGCTTTAATATATCTCACGCCATCTCTCTCCCAGAAAAACACTTTATTTTCACAATCATTAATATGTTGCCTCGAAATATTCCTATTAATTTGTGAAAAATCTCTAATATAGAGAACATGCAGATATAACTTACCTCCAATAGTTAAATTGTTAGGTAGTTCTCTTAGATTAACTCCATATAAGGATAAATCACCAATAACTGTTAAGTTGTCAGGCAATTTTGTAATCTTAGTATAACTTAGGACAAGGCTACCATAAATTGTCAAATTATCAGGAAGCTCTGTAATAGGTGTGTCAGATAGTAATAGGCTACCACCTAATGTTAAGTTATTAGGTAACTTTTTAATGCCAGTACTTATTAGGCTAAGTGTGTCGCTTACTTTCAAATTATCAGGCAATTCTTCTATCTTTGTACTGTCTAATGCTATATATCCACCAACTATCAAGTTATCAGGTAACTCTTTAATAAGTGTATTACTTAAAACAAGAAAATCACCAACAATTAGGTTGTTAGGAACCTTTTTAAGTGAACTACCACTTAGGTAAAGATAACCACTAACCGTCAAGTTATCTGGAAGAAATTCAATAGGAGTATTGGCTAAATTCAGATTACCATTAATCATTAAAGATTTATGTAACTCTGTGATGTCTGTATCATCTAAATATAGGCTTCTACCAACAGTTAAATTATCTGGAAGTTTTGATATATGTGTACAACTTAAATTAAGGTTTTTACCAATACTTAACTTATCAGGAAGTTCCCTGATAGATGAGTAACTTAGAACTAAATCTTCACCAACTATCAAGTTATCTGGTAATTTCGTAATAGGTGTATGGTCCAAAAATATACTGTTTTCTACTTTTAAACTATAAGGAATCTCGGTGATATATGTATAACTTGCAAAAAGTGAACCCTTAACAATTAAATTATTTGGTAACTTGTCAATATTCGTGTCAGATAAACTAATAGAACCATTAACAGTTAAATTATCAGGTAACTCTGTAATATTTTGACCTGCCAAATTCATAAAACCATCATAGAATAACTTTCCATTCTTAATGGTAAGTTCATAACCTGTTTCTTCCTTAAACTTTTTTATTATTTCTTTCATAAGTCCACTTATTCTGTTATTTTTACTCTATAAACATTAATTTTGTCTATACTATTATATAATTTATTCTGTTGGTAATTTAGGAATTTCCATCCAGTAATCCACGTCTTCAATGTAGATAAGCGGACCAAATGAAAGACTTCTATCTTCACGCATGTAACCCATATCTATTAGTTTTCCGTCGTGTGAAAACAAACAATCAGTGTCTACTTGTGGTAAATCCCCTTCTTTAACGGAGTGCCAAAGGGTCGCAGGATATTTTTTGTAAAACTGCAACATATCTCGACACTTATATTTAATTGTAGCAATATTGTGAGATACATTACCAGTTGTTGTTTTGTCACATATCTCAGAGATATTTTCCAAAATGCCGATAAACATCTTATCTATTTCTTTTTGTGTAGTCATAACTTTAACTTTTTATTAATAAGTTCTTGAATTTCTTTCTCTGACTTAAAGTAGGGCATTTCCCCATTGAGTTGTGCGATGGCTGTCTTTGTTGCTAAGTTCCAAACTTTAACTATGAATGAAAATGATGGATGTTCGTCTGACCACTCTGCACCTTTGATAAACCCATATGCAACATCATCAAGGTCGACATTGAAATATCCATAGTCATCAGCGAATTTAGACGCTCTTTCTTCAATTTCCTCTTCTCTGTTCATAACTTAATATTTCGTAGTTTCAATCATTTTCTGTAATTCTAATATTGTCATAATTCTAAGGCTTTTTTAATATATTGTTTATAATGTTCGTTGGCTGTCTGTTTGGCATCTGAAAGTGAGATATAACTACTAATAAAATACCCATTACTGAATAGCTGAAATTTGTTATCAACAAATTCTACCCTGTAGAACCAATCAAAAACTGTTAGGGCAAGGTATAGTCCATCTTTGCAAAATCTTTTCCACTTCAATTCTGGTGCATTCTCTATTACACTCTCACGTCCAGCATTGAAAGCTGCTTTAATGTCGCTTTCTTGATACAAAGGTATATTAGGAAAATTGTCATCCTTGAAGCTTATTGCGTTCTCTCTTGCCTTTGTGATATATTTTTCTGCTAAATCTTTCTGTATCATACTCTAAAATCATTTTTACTTATGTAACCTACTTTCTCCATTAACTCAATAGCTTCCTTAATATCAATTTCACTACCGTGATATTCAAGAATTATCTCACATCCAGCACACATTGATACATTAGGTGTTTCATCTTTAAAATCTCTGAACACCAAGCTTTTTTCTATATTTTGTAAAGCAATAGAAAGTTCACTTTCTTTTTGCTCTGCTATTTTTACAAGGTTTCTTATATTCATAATCCTAATGCTAATCTAATTGTATTCTTGTAGTGTCTGTTAGCTGCTTCTTTAGCATAAATTGAAGGTGGTCCATATGTACCGACGAAATATCCTAATTTTATTCCATTACACTTTAACGAATCATCAAGTTCAATGAAATATTTAAAAATTGGGGTTTGGGAAAAGATACCTTTCAATGAAGATTCCCACGTCAATTCTGGAATATTCTCAAGTACACTCTCACGTCCAGCATTGAAAGCTGCCTTGATATCATCAAAGGTAAAGCACCTATTGCCTTCAAAAATAAGGTCATTTTCCCCATTCACACGTGTATACTCTTTAAGTGCGTATTCTTCTGCTAATTTTTTCTTTTCCATTATATAATTCAATTTCTTTTACTGACAAATTTGTTGTAACTATAAGTTATAATTTTAATTCATTCTTTTTGGCAACCAATAGGGCTCATTTTCTTTTTCAGCAGCTGAAATTACCGAACATAGATATCTAAATCTATCAATAGAAATATTTTCATTATCTATAAGTTTACGTAATTTTTCTGAGTGAAAATAATTAAAACTGTATTTTATAAAAATATTCCGTTTTTCCTTTGAATGGTTTGTCATAACTTATACTTTTATATTCACTAATATTCGAGATTTATCCAAATTGTCATTGATAAACTTTTCTACATCTCCACTTTCCAGTGCTTTCTTAGCAAAGTTAAGACCACAACAATACTTTTCTCTTATTTTAGTAATCTCTTGTAATTCTTTCTTAGAAACCATAAACTATGGATTGAACTTGAAATTTAACAACACTTCATACAAAGCGTTATCATCAATATCCTCTTCGTAAAACTCGAAATGAACAGGAGTGTCATCATCATAATTATATTCACCGCCTTTCCATCCAGTACAAGTTCTTCTTGTTGCATCTTCCAAAAGGGACAAAGTATCCTCTTTAGAGCCATGTGTGGATGGTGTGAAAGCAATTTCGCTATAATTTCCTCTCCAAGAAAAGTAATTTTTTAAAAAGAACTTTGGTTCCTCAGTATTTTTAAAATATTCTTTTAAATCAAAAATTGTCATAATTAAATGTGTATTGGTTTATATGGTACAAAGATATCAAATTAAAATAACAAAACCAAATATAAAACTGCTTTTAACATAAATTTAACAGTCATATATTTGGTTAGTGTATGTAATTAACTATACTCTAAATACCATCTTTCATTTTTGAGATATGGAAAATGAGTAATAATTTCATCTAATAGTTCTTCTTCAGTAAACATAGGAATAGAATATGTATACATAATATTTCCTACATAATGATAATTTTTATCATATACATGAATGACCGTTTTTAACATAATGTATCTGTTATTGGTTTATACTTTGCCTTCCTGCAATAAAAGCTGCTTTTATATCATCGTAACCAAAAATACCATTCGATAAATCAGCAATTTCTTCTGGTGCATCTTGCTGAATTTGTTTCATTAAATCTGCATATTGTGTCGCTAAATCTTCAATCTTATTCATATTATTTTATTTTGAATTATTTTTTTCTTTTTCCTGAACTTTCTGTATATCTTCGACAAGTTGTTCTATCGTTTCGTTACAAACAATATGTGTATATCTTGTAACGTGGCACATACTATTCTCTTCCAAATTCCACTTATTATCTTTGGTCACAAAACCTACTTGATAGGAATATCTATATCCAAATGCTGCATCAAGATTTAATGTCTGGCATAAATACAATTTTGGCAAACCATACATATTGGTTGACTTTGGTGGAATACCTGTTTGCCACTTCTCTGGTTCAAAATTTGGTTTAAACATAATTGATAATATTTATAATATTGTTAAATTAATACTATTTGTTAATAAAATCATACAACAAAGCATTTCCACATGTAATTCTATCTTCATCTTCTTCCACCGAGGGAATAAAGACGATAACATCCCATCCTGCATCTAAAAGATGCTGTTCAAACTGGCGATAAACATCATACTTATAATAACCCATTTGTGTTTGAAGATTGAAATTTTTTGCTTCGTTAGTTTCATGAATAGGAGTAATTTTTACAATGAATTTATCTTTATCGAACAGATTAGATAGAACAAATGGGTCAAGTTTGGTCTCAGCTGTTACTGGAAAATTCAATGTGTATTTACGTCCAACAGGCATAGGTAACTTATCTGCTATCTTAGAAATAGTATCAAGAGAACAAGAACGGTTTCTGAATAAAGCATTACGTTGATTATCATCAGTAGAATTAATAGACAACTGTAGTCCTGCTTCACCAGCATACTCTTCATTCTTAATATCACAGAAGTCGTACAATATACTGGATAAATAGTTTTCCCTTGCCTTTGGAAGCATGGTTGTGAATACTGGGTGAATAACATCTGCATTCATACTGTTTGTGACTGTATATTTCAAATCTTCATTCAAGAATTTTAATACTGTTCTTGCATTCAATGAAGGCTCGCCCATTCTCGCAAGGTGAAGGTTGAATCGCTTTGTATGTTCACAACCGCTATTCCTTATTGCGTGGGCGACTTGAAACCATAAATCCTCCATATTTGCATTACCATTGTAACCTACTTTAGGACAATCACAAAACATACAGCGCATAGGACACCCTTTTTGAGTAGAAATAGTAACAACCATTTTGTCACTCAAATCTACATCATGATGTTTTACACCATTAATTTCTTTATTAAGTCCTAAGAAATCAGCTTTGATATTATTCTCTTTGCCATAGTCTCCGACGTAAAGCCATTATAAGCGATTAACATCATCACTAAAAATACAACCTGTTCTCGTTTTAAATTCTTTAATCATACTATTTCTTGATTACAATGTTTTTACAAATTTTTTGAAGATTTAATAAATCTTTCTCTTTATATTCACCTCGCATAATTTTGCTACAGATAATTGGTTCAAAACATGCTGGAGTGATATAACCTATTTTTTCCATTATAACAGCAGCATATTCAACAGGTAATTCATCCTCATTATCATCTAACAAGTAAATCGAATAGCCATCACTATATTGTTCAATTGTTGGTAAATTATCTTCAAAGCCTTTGAAAACAAAAGATTCTTCCATTTCTTTTAAAGTTTTATTAATAATAGAAAAATTCTTTCTAACTTCATTTACCAGTTTGTCTATTTTTTCTTTCATATACTTTATTCTTTAATTTCGACAATTTCATTATCTTTTAAAATGTAAAATGTATTTGGTTTAATAATTTCACCATCAACTTTCACAACTTTAATATTTTTGATAGGACTAATTTCTTTTCGTCTTTTTTCTCTTTCTGTTAAAACTAACCAGCATCCAATACTTCCTTTGGCTGCACAATCAAGACCATTAGTAATAGCTATTGACTCTCTTCCTTCTACGATAGCTCTTGAATTATATGTGCTCGCTATGGATATTGAACATTCTCCTCTATTTGTTGCAATACTGCCATATCCTGTAACTGCTGACAAAGACCTAATTCCATCATTAGAAGCCTCTGAATAATCTGCAGTTGCACAACTAACACTCAAATAACCATTGTTTTTAGAGGAACTTTCTATAGCTGTAGATGCTGAAATACTCCTATCGCCTTTTACTTCACAAACTGAACGACTACCTGTTATAGAACCTATTGTAGAATATCCAGATATTGTAACTTTTGAAAAAGAGCCAGAAGAAATAGCCAAAGAAGAACGACCATTATTTAACGAATAAGAAAAATTACCTAATGTAGCAGAAATGGAAAAGTAACCAAGACTACAAGACCGAGATTTTTCACCTGTAGTGACAGCTATCGACTCACTCGCATTATTTAAAGCTGTATACTCACAGGACGAATTATATGCTATAGAACGATACTTGTTATTTTTTACAATAGAATAAGTATCAGAAAGTGTTTTTATCTTACTCATATTTATAAATCATTCTTAATAAATAAATCACATTCTTTTATATAATCATTTGGAACATACATCATGACCATTTCTTGAGGAAGCTCTTTTGTAAATCGTTTACAGCTTTTGCAAGAGCTTAATTTTCCTCCTTTACAATATGTAAAATCTAAGTTCATATATTCAAATCATCTATTAATGTCACAAAGGTATGCAAAAAACGTGGATTATGCAAATAACCCACGTTAAATTACGTTAATTAATCAAATAATCCTGCACCATACAGAAGCATTACAGATATAGTCGTTGACACTAAAGCCCACCAAAAGTTGTATTTATTTTGTCTTGTTTGGTTGTGCCAAGCTAAACTAATTCCTAATCGCATCATTAGCACTGCTAAAATAATAACTTTACAAATCATATCTTTATTTTTTAAATTTATAATATAAGTCGATAATACTCATTTCTCCATCGTCTTCTTTTTCAAGGAAATTAACGAAATTCTTTTCCATATCATTACGACATATTTTTTCGTTAAATGGCGTACCATCACGCTTACACTTTCTGAATATCTGAGTAATACGTCTAAGGTTCTTCACCATTAGATAGTAATTGAACTTTACTTTAAACTTGAATCCAGTAGCATCTGTGACTACAACACCTTCTACGGAATCATTAGTTCCTATATTAGTCCGTAGGTATTCCCATAACTCATCATTAGTATTAATAACTAATTCGTCTGGCATTCTCAAAGATGTATTTTCTCTTAAGAAATTCTTGAACTTATCTGACTCTTCTGTATAGTTTTCACCAAGGTTAAGCACATTATGGATAATGTCCAGCAATACCACTTCTTCCTTGTCATATCTAATAATATGTGGGTCTTCTGTAGGACTAATCACTTCAAACACAGCCGAAGCATTCTCTTTCTTCAGGATATTCTTCAATAGGTCTTTATCGTGCTTACTAACAGTTTCGTTAAAAATACGTTCAAAACGTTCAGCAAAAGGTCCGCTATCTGTTGTCTTAGATGCAAACACTAACTGATTGTCTACTACTGACATAATTCCAAGATATCCATTCTCCTTTATCGTTACTTTTACTGGGAACTTAAGAGTTTCTTCAAGTTTCTTTCTCTTAGTTGTCTTGTGTTCATCTATATTAAAGAATTTATCATAAGAGCGCATTTTTACCTCTCCAGTATTCTTATCAACGAATAAACCACGTGCTTTAATAGTAGCAAAGTTCCATTTCTTTCCAATAAATGCATTACGATTAAAGTTGATAGAGTACATGTTATGCTTACAACCCTTTACATTAACAAGACGACTATTCATTATCTTCTTAACTTCTGGGTCATCAACCTTATATACTATTTGCTGAAAAGCGTTCATATTCTCAATACTAAACACTTTATTCTCGTATTTCAATATAGCAGCATATTCTGGCGTTATAGAGAAAACTTTTAAGTTTCCGCCAAATTCAACACTATCTTCAAGACAAATTGAATGGTCTGTAGATAGAGTATTACGATGACCATGTATCTGTATAAAGTCCTGACACTTACCGAGTAAATAATTATCTTCATATATCTTATCTACTTCCATATCATAACCACCAACACCCTTAATCATGTCGTTTGTTGGAATAGTTGTAAGATTTGGAACAGATGTAAGGCCACCATGTGTTACCAAGTATTTCTTACCACAGTATGTGAATGCAAAACACTGACGCATACGATAGTAAATTTTCTTTAACTCCTTGCGAACCTGTTCCAATGGATAAACCTTGGTGATTTCATCAAGTGTCATCTTGAAGTATTCTGAAGTTATTTCCTCACCATTAATCAAACGCCAGATGTGCTTCTCGTGATTTCCTTCAAGAAGAACCACATTTTCATCATTATAATGTGATAAGAGGAACTCATACACTTCTTTATTTTCGATACCACGGTCTAAATAATCGCCAACGAATACATATAACACATCTGGGTTTAAAGACCCTCCAATGGATTCTAAAAGACATGTATGACAACCATGTACATCACCTATAATCTTTACTTCCTTGTATGCAGAAGCATCAGTAATGTAATAATTGAGAATGTCATCTACATCATTAACTTCCTTGAAACGATTAGACAACTTATTTTCTTGAAGCATATTGTATGCACGACGAATATCAATATCTGGAACACGTCTTACTGGGTCACGTAACAAATTACGTTTCAAACATTCGTCCAAGGTTGCCTCGACATTATGCTGATAGCAATTATAACGATACTTGTCAGCTAATTCTACATACTTAGACACAGCCTTGGACGACTTATGAGTAGCATCAATAACTGTGAAATCGCCATTACGCATGCGATTATCAAGCATAGTATGCAATGTGTCCCGTACCATTTTATCAGAACGTGCGCTAATAGTCATGTCCCCCTCCTCATTCATCTTTGGAGAATGAAACATTAAACGTATATCATCGGCTGATAGTGTGTAATCAGTAAGTCCGTTTTCCTTAATGAAAGTAGACTTACCACTGCCCATACAACCTCTAAGAATTAGTAAAGTACGCATAATTTATTTTTTATTTGTTTATTATGCCTGCAAAGTTAATAAATTAATTTAATATCACAAAATAAAATTAGTTAAATTATATAAAACAAAAAAATAACCCACCAAAATATCAGTGAGTTATTATATATTCTTTACGAAAATTCAGTAAAATAAGAGAAGCGAAGACCTTCATTGACAAAACTATTATTATAACTATAATCTCCGTTAGGATAATCTTTTTTCAGAAAGTTGATATAAGATTTTTTTCTATCATTTTTCCAATAATAATTAGTTTCATTATCTATCTCAACTATGCCATCTTTTTTTATTTCAACAATTTTCCAAAACTCATCAGGAGTAATAGTTGGAGTCATTGAATCTTCATCATATTCGTCTACAATTATATATCCGTCTTGACGTATAAATTTATCAATTCCTTTTCTTGTTAATGGAAAAGCATAGACAATTTCTCTATCACCTGTTTTAGAATTGAAATGAATTTTGAAATTAGGATTAAAATCAAACTGCCACCCATAAGAACTCTTACCTAAATGTATCAGATTATTATACATATTATCAGTAAGCGTTCTTATCGTACTAACATCATCTTTTTTAATTGCTTCTATAAGTTCTTCTTTCCGTGCTTTAGAAGGAATCTTTTTTAAATAATAATTCGTACCCATACATTATCTGATTAATATTTCAGTTTCACTTTTAATCACTGGCTTGTCAAATAAATGTTCGGTAAACCATGATTCATAATATTCATCTATATTACAATTTGGGTTATTAAATTTCCAAGGAATTTTTTCTTCGTCTTCTTTGACACATTCATATTCTGCAGTTTCGAAGTATTTATTTCCTTGCCACATAACCCTTTTTCCTTTTGGAAGCCATGGTGCGATATAGACAAAATCTTCTATTTCATCTTGGTCAAAAGGTTTTCTTCTTCCATCTAAACGAGTATCTGTTATGTCTAAATTTAACAAACGTCTTGAAAAATCTCTATTTGTAGTTAAATCAATATTACTTTTCATTTTTACTGAAAATAGATTTTATACGTCCGAAAAATCCTTTGTTCTTTTTGAAATATTCATTTGATGATAAATCTCGATTGCTACTTAATGTGAAATGATTATTATTACGATGAATATCGTTAGGTGTATTGCTCTTGCTAGTTTCAGTATATTGTTTAAGAGTATTAATCAATTCATCTGTCGTAGCAGGCATTGTGATAGATAATGTTGGGTCTTGGTGTTTATTAGCTTTATATTCAGCAACCAATTTATCTAATGTAAGGTCACAAAATTCATCCTCCCAATCACCCAGATAATAGAATCTATCAGACACAACTTTTCTATCGGTAAAAACTCCAAATAGAATCGGGTCTCTGTCTCTACGTTCTTGTTCTACTTTTCTTTCTTCTTGACCAGTATAATCAGTAAACGCTACATAAAATTTATCAAAGATGTCTTTTGTTTTTTCTATAACTTCTACGATTTCATCTGGTACCTCACGCATGTACGCTTCCAAATCTTGTATCTTTACTACATCTTTTGAAACATTATCAATATAATCTTCGATAACACTTCTATAAATAAATTTATCAACTCCAATTTCCAACAACTTTACTTCCTTCTGCATTACTTCTGCAAGAAATTTAAGTTTCTCCAAAGATTTAATTTGACCTGTCTTTTTATACTTTTCACTTAAAAAACAGATATTATTAAAAGATTGTTTTAAATTCTCGTTACTAATACTTTCTACATTACTTTTTAGCTGTAAAAAGTAATCATGAGGTGTCAATTCTTTTTCCATATCATTTATATATTTAAATTATAGTGCAAAGATAATAAATTATGTTGAATATTGAGTATTTTTATAGTTAAAAATATATAATTTATAGTTTCATGTAATTACCTTTCGGTAAATGGTTACTAATAAATTGAACTTCTGCAGCCTTAAGTTGTGCAACGTTGTGATTACCTCTCGGTACAATATTACTAACAGTTTAACTTGATAGTTACAAACGTATGACGGGGTTGTGATTACCTTGCGGTAAAGTGCTACTAACAATCTTGATTAACGGTAACGAGTCCGAAACGGAGTTGTGATTACCTTGCGGTAAAATATTACTAACAGTTTGACAACCAAGCATATATTGTATCATCTTGTTGTGATTACCTTGCGGTAAAATATTACTAACAGTACGTTCTACATAACTTGCTCTTTTTCAACGTCTTCAGAAACTTTTTCAGTGAAAATTTTAGCATATTTATCATTTAAAGTAGTTTCTGATATATATTTACTCATCCCTTTTATTGTTACCATTCCACCTTCAAGAATTGTAGGACATCCTCCATTACTTTGTATTTGTTCAATAATTTTATCATCCTCTATAGGAATAATAATTTCGCCTCTAAACTTAGTTTTCATGTAATCAATTCCACGAGTTTGTAGTATTGCATTAGGGTTATAAGCACCACTTGCAGTAATATTACTTCCTGTGAATGGCACATTAAATAAAAGATACCAAAATGGATTAGGAATTTTAAGACGTGGTTTATCACCTTTATCCAAATGTTCTACTTTAATATTGTAGAATTTTTCAATGTTATTTAAAGCTCTATTATCCATAAACAATTTAGCTCTATGTAAAAGAAAATCTATTACAATATCATTGTCCATGTTTTCTTTCATAACATCAACTACTTGTTGAAATGTCATTTCTTTAGTAACATCTTCTACTTTACAAATATAGTTAAGTAAATGTAATAATTCTTCAAGTGTTTTTGGTGATGAATATGCAGCACGTTTGAAATATGACCAATTATAAACCCCAGGATTTCCTTTTACATCTTTAATGTTTTTAACATTAGAGTCATCTTGTATTTTAGCATTCTGAAATCGTTCTTGATTTAACGAACTATCGTCGTATTGTATATAGGCACCTTTCGCAATATTGTAAATAGTCTCGTTACGTTTAAATACGGTGCTGCGTTTACTTGCACAAGGCGCAAGACCACACATTACATGAAGTGCATTACTAAGCTGGTCAACACCTATAGGTGTATTCATATCTGGCATATCACCATCAATGAAACCAAGATGTTGTACGAAATGTCGGAATTTACTTGGCTTTGCTGGTGTCACAAGTGCAGCATTCTCAAATTTTAGGATAAGATAACTCATACTATTTGATATTTATCCCCTACCTATTAAGGTAGGGGGGGTTAAAACTTATTTAATTACTCTCCAGCTTCAGTCTCGGCATTTGCAGCTGCTTCCTTTTCTGCCTTCTTCTGAGCAATTATTTTACGTCTTTCCTCCTTCTCTTTTTCTCTAACTTCTTTCTTATCTTTGCTTTTCTTGAGGTACAACTCGTTAAATTCCACAAGCTCTTTTACTTCCTCTTCTGTTGCCTTATGGTAGAAATCATCACACTTAATTTCAAGTGTATCAATATCACCTTCAGTAAAGTTTTCCCAGTCAGAATCATCGTCAAATGTGTTTTTAAGAGGGTTGTTAACAAACTTAACTTCAAGTGACACTGCACGTGTCCAAGCATTATTGCGACGAATGTCAATACGAAGCAGGTTACGAAGAATATACTTTACAAGCTGAGTAACAATATCATTACCAAGACGTACACCACACTCAGCAAAAGTGTTTGTTAGATACTTAGCGTTGGAAACAAAGAAACCTGTTTCATACTGCGCATCCTCTCCATAATGCGACTTCATAATCTTATTTACAAGTCCATTGTCTATCCATTCTGTATAAAGTCCCATTCGGTCGAATTTTTCGTCTGCAGAGATAAATGAGAGTGTCTTTAGGTCAATTACACCTTGAGTTTCATATTCAACATCACCAATCTTTTCAGACGAGAACAATGAATTTGCATCACGTTCACCGCTGGTTGTACCAACTTCAAACATGTTAGATTTTGTATTGTTTGTTTGAATTGCATCAACAATAGTTAGAGGTGACTTGCGCTTTAGTGACTTACCAACATCTGACTTTAATGCAAACATGTATCCACGTGTGATACCTACATTAGACAAAAGATAGTTACAATACATCGTGTCCAACATTTGCACGGCTGGTGTTACTACATCTACTTCATGTTCAAAAATATGATGACGCAAACAATCAGAACTAATCTTAACCTTATAGTCGTATATTGGTTTTCCATACTTATCCATCTTACCTGTGTCATATATAACCTTCTTCGCTAATTTGATATTTTTATTAACCTCTCCTTTAATAATACCTAACTCTTTAAGTAGGTACGCTTGTTTTGAACTATCATCAAAATTAACGCAACCATTACCACTCAACTTCAGCTTGAAAAATACTTGTTTCATATTATTTTATGTTTAAATAAATTTTTGATTAATATATTGTTTAAAATGACTGTTTTTAGAACATATTTCGGTTTCTTATTTCTATAAAACCAAAACCAAAACCAGTACAACGCCCCATACCCATATTGTATAGTTGCTTTCGTGCGTTTTTGTTTCCCTTCACGATGAGCATAACATTGGAACTGATGTTTCTTGCCTCACCAATATTTACACATACTTTACGTGCATCTTCAAAATGAAAAGGTTCTAAAGTAATAGTATTGGCAATCTTTTCTTCCACACCATTATTAATGAGTTTATTAATACAATGTTGCTGAAGTAATTTAATAAACTCTTCATCTTTGCATGTATAGAATTTACCATTATGCTTTAATGAAATTGGACTAATACTTCTGATAACATCATAGTCTGAGAAAGGATTATAATCCGTCATTTCCATCTTTTCATAAATAAGTGAAGCAACCTTTAACTCACTTGTATTACTTATGAGAGAGTCTATTATTCGAGAAATGAATAGTGGATTATTAGAACCAATTGCCAAGATGGCTCCGTTTGGAAAAGTTGTTTTTCCATTTTCGGTGCAAACTCCTCCTTGTAAAGTTGATACACAGTAATCGGATTGTTTACCATGATAATCATTTACCCCTCCAAGAAGTTTCATAATAAACCCATTAATTTCCTTATTAAGTGGTTTATTGAACTCTTCATTAGAGCTATTAAAAAACATTTTTAAAACCATATTATGTTCATCTCATTTAAAATTTCTGATGCAAAGATAAACAAAAAACTTGGACTATCAAAATAATCCAAGTTAATAAAAGTTAATAAAATGTTTTTTGTTTATTCGTAATCCATTATTAGTCCAAATTCATCATTATATCGGGCAAAATATAATGCTAAAGGTGTGTCGTAAGATGAAGCCATTCTGAACCAATCTTCAGGGAAACAAGTATGCCACCCTCTGTATATACGTTTAAAAGATTTGTCGCTATTCTTTTTAAACTCATTATAATGATATTTTTTAGCTTCCTTGATTTCTATTTCTTTTTTTGAAACACGTGTTACATCTATAACGATTGGTTCGCATACTAATTCGTCATTATCTGTATATCGTGCTGTTACATATATACTATTACATTCACCTCTGTATGAATAGTTTTTTGATATTTTTTTCGTATCTGTTTTATGTTTATCTTTTTTACGTATTGCATAAGGAAAGAATCTTTTTAAACAAGCTGCACTTTTACTAAATGTATTAAACATATAATTCATAAATAATGAATTATACTTTTCATAAAATTCATCATATATTTCATAAAGTTTATCTTTAGTAATTATTTTACCATTATACTCTTCCAGCATCTTATACCACTCCGTTAATAAATCTTCATCATAAGTGCTTGATATAAATGTTTTGGATGATTTGTCATTCTCTGAAATGCATATATGATAATTTACGTAACTATATTCCTTTTCACCAAATCGTCCTCCTCGTCCACATCCTCTTTGTATTGTTCCTTCTGGATTGATAATAAAATCATATATAGATTGTGCAGATATGTTAAGACCTGTACTAAGAGCATTAGTACCTATTACAGAATTTCTTTGTTCTACAGGGCTCCTTTTACCATGAGTTTTATAAAGCGCATCCTCTATTTCTTTTCTACGCTTATCCGTGAACATAGCATGCAATAACGAGGTATTGTTTAATTTTTTAGATACATTTTCATATATCGTTTGCGCTTGCTTTACTGTATGTGTGATTACAAGAGAATCTTTATTTGCTTCTGATAAATTAAATTCATTTATATCGTTATATTTGTTAATAAGTATTTTTACTTTCATATCTCCATTATACGCTTTGGGTGTACGAACTTTAAATTTGTCCTTATTTAAGAAATCTTTCAAACTTATTGCAGTAGCAGAAAGAAAGAGTGATTTTGAGTTCGTCCATTCGGTCCGTGTGTAAGCATACGATATAAATGCAGCGAATAATGGCTGTTCGCACAGAAACTCGTGATATTCATCAAATATGACATTACCTGCTAATTCTTTTAACAGATTATGTGCCATATTTTTTTAACCATCGTTGATAAGAAATTATCTATATTAGTTACAATGATGTCACTTTTTTCATTACCTTGTTTATATTCTCCTTGTAATAATAATCCTACACTTATTTTATCTGAATAACCCATTGTTTCCAATTCGCTTAAAATTGAATCGTATGTACCTGTGGCTATTACATTTCGTGGAGTTACCCATAACGTCTTTTTCTTGTTACGCATAATCCATCTAAGTCCAATCAATGTTTTTCCAAATCCAGCACTTGCATTAATAAAGTTATTGTCACATTTGTCAATATCATCCATTAATCTATTTTGTTCTTTCAAACGTTCAATATCGTAAGTTGGATTACCATTTTTGTAAGCCCAGTCAAGATAATTATCATCTGGAATAGTTTTACTACATAAATAATCTTCTAATAAACTATTAATAAGTTCAATATCATTATTTGCGAATCTATCAGCAAATGTAGGATAAGATGAAGCAAGCCTATCTGCATAAATCAATACAGAGCGTGCAACGGTATAAAGTGTATTTCCTTCAAGTTGTACCCCTACGTTACTTCTTGATTGACTTATATGCATATCATAATATAAAGTGGTAGATTTGGACGTAACTGAACCATCGTTTCTATCATCTAATTGAATTGAGAAATCAAAACGTTCTCTTAAATACTGATTGATTTCGTTGAGGAAAGAAAAAAATGTTTCTTTTTCATCATCTGTTAAATCAATCATGATATTACGTGCTGATATATCACTTAAATGACCATCAACAACATGATGATATAGTATGGCTGATAATGCCCATGGTTGATTATTTAAATCTGTTTTAGTTAGAGCAAATGCCCAACTGAGAATATTGTGAGAAATAATATTGTGAGTATTAATACCATTTGAAACAAGTGGTTCAAGACCATCATCAGTCGCATTACAAATTATTTTTTTATCAGAAAAATCATTTCTTACATAATTTTGAAAATAGTCACAACATTTACCAATATCATGAAGTGCTGCTGCTGATATAATACTTTTTTCTAACTTATCATAAGTCATATTGGTAATATCCCAGGTATTGTTCCTATTGAAAAAATAATTTAATGCATAGTGTGCTATATTTATCACACCTTTAGTGTGTTCGATGAGGCTTAGTTCACCATTCAATTTACTTTTAGCAAGTAATTTATTTATATTATTCATATTATTTATATAATTTTTAAATTGGCTACAATTTGTAGTCAACTGGTATTAAAATTACCTTGCGGTATAATGTTTATAACAATATATGCTATCTACAAGTAATTGTTATACAATTGTTTACAGAGAAAATAAAACTCAAAAATTCACCTTTATATATCAATCTCATATGTCTTCTATTCATTTTTATTTTTAAAATATAGTCTATTTAATATAAATCTTCGGAAAATAACCGTTTAACTTGCTTTTTAATTTGACCTGAATTATATGCTATTTCAGCTGCTTCTTCTCTTGTTACAAATCGTCCACAAGATGTTATAAATCCTTGTGTAGTTTTATATTCTTTATCATCATTTCTATGTTTATTATTGGTAGGAAAAGCACCAATAATATTATTATGTCTAAAACCACCAATGACAAATCCACTATCCACACCATATATTTCTTGATGTAGATAGTAATTGTTATCATTGTACCAAATGGCAGAGCAAATAATTTGTTCCATTACAATAGATTATACGCTTTACATAGAAGTTCTGCATCTTCTTTATATTGTTTTAGCACATGTTCAGGAATATCTATTGGGTTCTTACCATGTCTTACTGCCCAAGCAGAAACAAAATGTAATGTCGCTAAGAAAATTTGTTGTTCTTGTGTCATGTCTTATATATTTTTAATTTTTAGCATGTAAAATAAACGCATAGAAATCTATCCATTCTAAGTCCATTATCTAATGGAAGAAGTATATAACCACGGAAACTATCTTCCCAAATATTTTTTTGATATACCCCACAGCCATTTTGATATTCGAAAAGTACATCTTCCAGTTTATCATTTTCTTCCAAGTCTTTTTTAGATATTCTAAAATGTAATTTATTATTCTTTATTACATGATTTACATTTACATAACCAAGAGAATAGATATTATCAATGTTATCAGGACTAATCATTTCGCATAATTCCATGATATCGAATGTTATATTATGTTCTGATAGAAATCGTACAACCTCTTTGTATACACCCAGCATTTCTTTTTCTTTACTGGTGTATACAAAGTTATTCTCTTTATCTTCATCTAAAACGATACACAAATCATCGTCATCATTATATTGCTCTAAAAACTTTATGATATCTTTCTTTGTCATAACTTTTAAAGTTTCGTTTAATTCGTTAATTCTATAATTTCTTCAATAGTGTATTCGTCTTTAATTGGTAATGATGCATCAGCGTTGAATTTAATATAATGTTTAAACATATTAAATATTTGGTTGGCAGTATCATATACAACTTTCATATTAGCGTCAAAATACATAGTTTTATAGTAGGTATTTTGGAAACTATGGTTTATTAACTTTATTTTAGCATCTACTAAGTTTTTACCACAAATGAATACATCTTCATCAATTTGAATAATACAGAAGTTTCTTTTATTGTTTACGATACTTTTGCAAAAGTGTACATTTTCATTCTTCTTGATAATTTCTAAGACTCTATCATTAACATATACGAGTTTTTTTCAACTCTATAAGAATAGGTAAACCCATACAAATATTAGCTCTATACCCCTCGTAAATAGGATGCTCGTAGAAGCCATTGTCAGGGATAGCAATGTTCTGACATGGATGTTTCTTAAAATCTAATTTATCTAACGCCTCATACTTACCACCTATCTCATTTGTAACAATATATTCATCTGGGAAAATTACTATGTTATCTGGCAGAAGAAGTCTTTTACAGATAAGTCCATTTTGTATTCGATTAATTGTACTATTCTGTATATATACATAATCACGCACTCTTAGATTTAACGGAAGTTCAGTTATAGGACAGTTTGCTATTAACAAATCACCTCTAATAATTAAATTATCTGGTAATGAAGTGATATTAGTATCTTCGATAAATAAACTTCCTTTTACTACTAATGGTAAAGTAAATGTATTAAATTGAACATTGCGTACTTTAATACCCCCATTAAGTTTAACAGATGAAGGTATACTAATAGATTGATTATATTTTAAAATCAAATCTTTATCTATTTGAGTAGACTTATCGAAAGTAATATTATTACATTCATTCATAAACAAATCACCTGCCACATGAAGATTAGATGGTAATACTATATTACTACAGTTAATTATATACATTTCCTTAACAAATAAATTATCTGGTAATGTTATATAATTTTTATCTTTTATAACTACCTTATAATTAGCATAGAAAATACCATCTTTTTCTTCCAAACGGATTTTGTATTTTTTATAAACTTGATTGATTATTTCTTCCTTATTCATATTATATTGTTTTTAAAATTCTCTGCAAATGTACAATAAAAATATTAATTAATAGAAAAATAGATGTTAAAAAATAAAAAAAGAGAGAATCTTTTTATAATTCTCTCTCTTAAACCTATACACATTTCATATAAAAATCTAACGCATCAATCATTAACCCACGTTTATATTCTTCTGTTTCTTTGAAGTTACCTGTAAGACGAATAGTTCTATCATTAGCAAGCCATTCAAAATTAACATATCGGTGTTCATTAGTGAGACGTTGTGTAACCATGAGGAATAATATCTCCCAATCAGCCTTGTTTATATTGTCCAATCTAACAGAATGATTGTCTGATGTAAACAACTGTTGAATAATCTTATTAAGAGTTGAGTCAAGTGTTACATCAAAATTGAAACGTAGAATCTTAAGTGTTTGACTTGAAGGGAGCCATGTAATATTCTCTTCTGGAATATTATATTCTCGCTTTAGTCTATTAGCTAATCTACGACTAACTTCATGAAGTCTATCATGTCCCGTTTTAAACATTACATAATGTTGAGTAAAAGTCGGTTTTTCTGTAATTTCATCAACTTCTTTTGTCGTCACACCACTATTACGCTGATAAATTTTAAGTAATTCTTTCTCAAGATATTCAGCAACTTCTTCATGTCCTAACTTCTTAAGAGTGTTACAATAACCTTTAATAACTGATGGTAAGTATTGATAATCACAGTTATTAAGTAATTATTTAAAGAAATCTACATTTAATTTAGATTTGCAACATTCTTTCGTTGTTTCGTTTTCCTGAGAATCATTAGATTCATCAGTAAACATTATAACATTGATTTTATCCATATATTTTTGTTTTATAAAATTATATCACCACACATATTGCCTGCAATCTTATCAAAGGCACTTCTATGTAACATTATACCAATAGGCTGTTCTTTTAGATGCTTAGAATAATAGAATTTAACTTCTGAACTCTTTTTATTATCTCCACGTATATTTACCCATTGGTTAGTTTTTAACCCGTCACGTCGTCTTATAATAGCTGTTTGACGGTTTATTGTTGCTTTATCCCATCCGATTGCATTTAAGTAGTTAAGTAAATTACTCTTCTTAACAAAAGCATAATGTATTTGTTTTATATTACTACTTGTGATTTTAGTATAATCATATTTAAACTCGTTGGGTAGTTTTGGAATGTCAGCTTTATCTATCCATAGAAATATAAAGTGAGTTGTTTTTTTAGAATCATCCAACAACCAACCTAAGCCATTAGGATTATTCAGGCTACTTACTTCTAAAGCAAAACTATCAAGATGTATATTGGTAAAATGTATAGCTGCTTTTTCGTCCACATACCATTTCTTATCACCCACATCTACTATGAAATCATACCCTTGTAGTTGTTCTTGCTTGTCATCTGTACGTGTTATATTTAAATTAAGTTTGGGATATAAATATTTGTCAGTAAAGTGTGATACTTCACGTTCAATATTCATATCATCTTTTCTTTTACTTTGCATTTATCGGCTGATATTTAGTGCAATTAGTTGCTAATTTAACTCCATCATACATTGTATTATTAGAATAAGCTATAGCACAGCTGTTTTGATAAAGGCATGTTCTACATTTATCTATCATTATCTTTAAGAATTTTTATCTTTTCACAAAACGTTGGATTAACATATTTATGGAGTAATTTATCTATTTTATCTTTTGGCATATTACAAATTGTTGGAATATTATTCATGCTGATATTTATCATAATCTATCTTTTTTAAATTAAATAGCATCACAAGTTTTTCTGCTTCTATTTGTGCTTCTCTGTAATGTTCAAAATATACTTTTTCTGTATCATAATCATGAATGCCATATTGAATTGTGATATATGGTTTTCTAATGGCACATTTATTATCTTTATCAATCCAGCAATGATAGGTTCTAACTAATTCTTCTTCAGTATAATCATCTATTCCGTCTGAAAAACGCCATTCAGATGAAACTTTTCCGAAAAAATTAATACCAAATAATTTAAAGCCAGTAACTTTACCTGGATATGATTTACATCTGATATAAGTTATTTCTTCTTCTTCAAATACTTGCAAATTTAATATATCTTTGATATACCGCATTATTCTATATTTTTAATTTGATTATCAACAAATATTTGACCACGTGTTAAATGTAGTGGTTCTCGTTTATCTTTACATTCCACCCATTTCTCGCAACCAGTCATACTACCAACCATTCTACCACGTTCACAATCAGTAATTAGTGGGTTTTTATCCCATTGTAGTAATGTTGCATGAGTGCAATCCCTACAGAGTCCGATAACTATAGGTACTTTCTTTTTCTTTGCTAACGGAGATTTTTTTCTAATCATTTGGGTCTATTAAATGTTCTTCTAATTCTTTTAATGATGTAACACCAAATGCATCCATATCATAGAAAACATCCTCATCACAATGTCTTTCTTCAAATTCTATTTCAAGCCCTTTATCTTTCCAATATTCTTTAACATATTTAAGATTACTTGTTGGCGAATGTCCGAGACGAATTGCCGAAGAAAAATATCGTGCATCCATATCTCGTTTATAGAAATTAGATATTTCATCTAACATTTCTAATACTTTTTTCGTATTTTCATTTCCAATCCGCTCTCTCAAAGGAGGTGTAGTAACATATTCACTAACCATCTCTCCGTAACTATCTTTCTTATATTTTTCCTTCCTACTTCCTGTCTTAAAATCATCTTTGATAAGTTCTATGTTATTTTTCCACTCAGGAATAAGATGATAAGCTTCGATATATTTATTGAAAATATAATTAAACTGTTCATTTGAAAGATAATGACGTTTAAATGTTGGAAATTCTTTCTCTTCTTCTGGGTGTTCTTTAACATACTCTTTTAATTTGTCATAATCAGCTGAAGGTTGACTACATCTGTACATTTCTTTTAAGCAAGAGTCAATAGCTTCATTTAGTATTTGACTTTTAAAATCTATCATACTTATATTTTGTTTAAATTTATATTCTATATAGGGGTCGATTTCGACCCAGTTGAATTACCTTGCGGTATAGTATTACAAACAGTTTGATGTCACATCACAATAATCCATATCGTTGTGATTACCTTGCGGTTTAACGTTTCTAACAGTGCGGAAAAATTAAAGACAAAGACAGCAGAGTTGTGATTACCTTGCGGTATAATTTTACTAACAGTTGCCTGCTGGACTTCACCAAAGGTTATCGTGTTGTGATTACCTTGCGGTATAATATTACTAACAATTTATTCAGTTAATGGAAGCGCAAACTTTTTGTTGTGATTACCTTTCGGTTTAATATTACTAACAATAAAGTATATACTACATACCTCAAGGCACTGTTGTGATTACCTTTCGGTTTAATATTACTAACAATGTAATTGGGAAATTTATGGAATCTCTATAGTTGTGATTACCTTTCGGTTTAATATTACTAACAATCGTAGGGTGTCACGTACACCGCCAAATGACGTTGTGATTACCTTTCGGTTTAATATTACTAACAATAGACTCTGTATAAGTGGCTGATATATAAGTGTTTATATATGATTTTAAATTTAAAAAATAGCTATAAATCATCACTTTTACAGAATTTCTATTCATTTTTTTATTCTATTACTTTGCTAATCTACTACACAATTTCGCCACAGCACTTCCATCAACGCTAATAAACTTCTCCTTAACAGCATTTATTGTATATTTTATTTCTTTCTTTGTCCAGCCATAAGGAAATTTTTCATTTAAATATTCTATTATTTCTTCTTCCGTGGGTGGAGATGGAAGGAAATTATCGAGTACACTGATTTGACTTTTGACATCATCTATTAACTGTGTCCTATTCAATTTTTCAGCATAAGTTAATTCATCGTTAAGCTTCTTAATCATTTTTTGAAGAATATCAACTTCGACTTTTTCAGTCACAGTTCTCATCTCTTTCTTCTTGTTAATGATATATTCTTTAAGTTCTTCAGATGTTACACCTTCTGGAAGCTGAATATCAGAATCTTTAACCTCTCTTGTTTGATATTTGATTAATTCGCTTTTGAATAATTTAAGAATATTACTTTCATTATGATTGCCTGCTTTTAAAGCAATTTTAATTTTATCATCTAATTTATCTTTAATCATTGTCATCATTTTCTAATCTGTTATTAAGAGTATGAGAAAAAATAGTAATTTATCTCTTTATGGTTAATACCATCGGGTGAACTCCAACACCCTCTATCCCATTTGCGAAAGCATTTGGGACTGCTTTTAACATTATGTTATATGAGCCGTTTACGTCTGCATTTATTTCTCTACCAGTGCTTGAAACAAACAAACCTCTCTTTATACGTCTACCCATATAATTGTCGTGCTTGCAAATAGTTTCTAAGTCCAAGAAGCTACACTTTGACGTATAACTTTCCTCCTTATATATAACATTGATTCCCTCAAGTTCACATTTATATTTCACCATTTCTGAAAACCTCATTATTGGTAACTGTACAAAGTTCTGATTATTCACTTTGCCGATGTTGATGTCTTGTTTCATGTTAGGGTTCTTGCCAATAACTAACGTCCCTATATCCTTTGAAACTAATTGATTCACTAACAATCTGCTTGCCTTGTGCAAATAATCAGTCACTTTATTGTTTCGCTTGTCTGTGAGCTTAGATATTCTTTTGCTTGCATGTCTACTACCTTTAAGCCTTGATTGATATTGAGCCTTCTTTTTGTTGTAGTATTGATTAATTGATTTGAGTGGTCTTCCATTTATAACCAATGGTGTATCATTAGTGTTGAATGTTAGTGTTGAAAGATTATTCAAACCAAGGTCAATAGATGCAACATTATTATTCTTCTTGATTTGTTTCTCTTGAACCTCATAAACAACCTCAATTAAGTAGGAATTTGCTCTTGGAACAACTCTCACCTCTTTAATACTGTTAAAGACTGTTATTTTTGTTGTTATGTATATATCCGTTTGTGATAAACGTAGTTTGCCTGTTTTCTTAAATTCCCTTAAACTTATTGCTTGCTTTGGAAATGTTGCCACATAGCGTCCACTCGCCTTGTCGAGGTATTTTGGTAATCTATTCTTTACGGTCTTATTTTTAACCAATGCAAAAAATGATTTGAAAATCATATCAACGTGTTTTAACGTTTGGCAAAACACTTTCTTTGGAAGGTAATCATAGCACTCCTGAGTTTTGGTTAGATTATAATTTCCATAATAATTTAGATATTTCTTATTGGTGAAATAGTATTGCCTTACATTGTACAATGCTTGGTTATAGATGTTTTTTGACTGAAAACACAACTTATCGCACTCATTGTAGAATGGGTGTGTCCTTTTTATATTATGCTTTTCAGTTAAGTACATCTTTTATCAGCTTTCAATAAAATCAATTATTTCTTTCTTCGTTTTTTTTCTCCTTAAACCGTACATCCTTGCCGAAAACGAATAAATCACGGAAATCAAATCCTTCATTAAATCCTCCTTGTTGTCATCAGTATTGTTTATAACAATTATCTTTTTTCCTTGTTGTTCTAATAATGTTTTTATATAGTTAAACCCGAAACGTGTTAATCTGTCTTTGTTTTCAACAAGTAGAATATCCCAATCAGTTCTTTGAAATATCTTATTTAGTAGTTTTCTATCATCATTCATACCAGATGCAAATTCCTTGTATGAATCCACAAGATTTAGGTTATTCAAAGCAGCATAGTTTTCCAGTCTTGCTTGTTGTCCGTTTAGGGATGTTTTTCTGTCATTTGAAGACACTCTTGCATAAGCAATGGTTCTATCGCCAATGTTATCAAGTTTCTTTTTTACTCTTATATGTCCAAACTCGTCCTTATAGGCATTTGGCAGTTTCCCTTCTTTAAATTTATTCCAAAGTGTTCTATATGTTAAGTTGTGACGCTCAGCATACTCTCTCAGTGTATAGTCTTTCATTGCCATTAAAATATGTTTTATTATATATAAATATTATGTTATTTTCAAAAATTACTACACAATGGCATATTTTATTATAAATAGTCATAAGACTCGTCTTCTTTCACTAACTTTACTGCCCGTTACATATGATGTCTTACCATTGGCATTAGTAAAGTAAATATATTCTCCTAAATCGAAGAAGCGATATACTTTTACTCCATCAACTTCAAATAGAAGTTGTACATCAAAATCATGTTTTTCACCATCTGTCTGTACTTGAGTACCTGCTTTTTTACAACCTGTCAAAACCAATGAAAAAACAAATGCTAATAAGAAAATAAACTTTTTCATAACTATATTTTTTTAACGTGTATAATTATTTCCCTTTGAGTCCTGAATCTGTCTGTCTGACAAGATTTCCAAACTATCCACCACGTGATTATACCTGATAAGATAAATATAAAGCCCTTTCTGTCCCCACTCACCGTCACTACTTATAAACTGACGTTTTGATTTAATCAACTTATTATATTTTCCATTGGATTCAAACGTTATATGGTTTTCCCCACCTTGCTGGAACCATGTTCCAACTATAAAATCTGGATGTGCATAGTTTTGTGATATGTCATCTTTATTACAAGATGTAAATGTGAGCACTAATGCAAATAAAAGAACTGTGAATTTAGCAAATAATTTCATAACTTTAATAATTTTTAATTAAACAGCTTAACATCCTTCAACTCTTAACTTTCTCCAAATTGAACCATTTGAGAAAAATATATGTGGGTATTCTAAAGAATATATGTATAATTTATCTCGAATGTCACCGCTAAAATATAAGTACCTATCTCTGTAATACCACCTACCTGTAAATGTTGTACTTAGAATACTTGAATGATATCTAACATTATACGTTCCATTACGATATAGGTATATCTCTTTGTATGGCGATGTATAATCTTGATTAACCCACTTTCCTATCATTATTTCAGGTGTTGGAATATCGTGGTAATAATCATCGTAATAATAATCTGAAGTGCATGATGTTAATGATAATAGGAATGTTAACCCGATGAATAATAATTTAATTTTTCTCATTAAAAACAGCTCAAGGAAACCCACAAACTAAAGTTTTGTGGGAGGAATTGAGCAACTATTCCTTCTTTCTGTTAATATACTTCTTCTTTTACTTACCAATCGTATGTGTTTACAACTAATAGAACCTTTGTTTACTTTTGTTCCGTCAAGTTTCCTAATATCGAAGAAACCTCTATCTCGTCTTCCAAATATGTAATACAATTCCTTTTGATATTCAACTAAGTCAAATAATCTATACCCTTTTACCAAGAATGGTGATTGATTGAGTTTTTTCCTTCCACCTTTCAAGAAATTAGCCTTATGTATTTGTCTATTCTGGCATCGCACTTTCTTTTGATAGAAATAATACCCAAGAGGTTTTGATTTAGGATTACCACTTATGCATCTTGCGTCAACATGATGTTCTTTGGGTAGCCCATTAGTGATACGGGTGTTCTTTGTGATATATCCAAAAGTCATACTTACATTAGGATAGATATTCTTTAGCCTATCGTATGTAGTCCAACTAGCAATCCCCATGAAGGTAGCATCCCTGAATGATGCGCCACGCTTTACCTTGATGTCTATTTTACTATTGTGATATGCCTTGTGGCAAGATTCACATAGCGTGATTAGATTGCTTGGAGAGTTTCCTCCAGTTTTTCTACTTTCAATGTGATGTACATTCAAGATATGGTCTTTACTCTTGCCTTTGCAATGCTGGCAAGTGTGGTTGTCTCTGAACAGCACATACTCACGCACATTAAAGAAACCAAGTTGTTCTCCTTGTTGATATTCTTCGCTTGATATGCTTAGATTCTTAATCTTTTGTATGTCAAATGAAGCAGTTTCAACTATAATTTTAGTTATTGGCAGGAACTTATGTATCTTCTCTACAACGGTCAAGTGTGTTTGAATCTTATTCTCAACAGATGGAGCTAACCAACCTTTGTGTTTTGAAGATACTCTGTTGTTAAAACGAGCCTTACGATAACGTAATCTACTTCTACGAGTTCTTCTTTGTTCTCTACGAGTAGATAGTTTATCTACAATGTCATTTCTCAGTTCTACATCTGCTGCATACAATTCCTTCTCACTTGTTGTTGCGGATATGCCGATATGCTTACTACCAGCATCTACACCCAAACTTATGGGCTGAACGAAATGAGTTGTTTCATAATTCAATCGAATTGTGAATGGAATACGACATATAACGTGGGCAAGACCATTTTTCAATAATCTTCTCACTTTGCCAAATCTTTCAGTAGGCATTAGTGCTTGCCCATCTTTGTTAATTACGTAAACCATTCGTTTTGTTTATTTTTTAATTTACTGTAAGTCGGATTTCTCCGTTAAATGCTCATCGTCAATGTTATGGAGAGGTTTGTATATTAGCAACACTATTCCTACCTCACAGAATTGTTTAATCACTAACCTTAGAGCAAGGGGCTTGAGCAAACACCCACTTGGTAACTATATATTCTCTCCTAACGTAGCACTCAAAGTGCTTAGACTAATCAACTTGGGCTTTTTCAAGCCCACAGGACTTTAACCTGTGGGTAGTTGACAAGATTAATAGTAATATTCTTTAAAACTACTTGTACTAACTGTTTCTGATTCATTTTTAGTTTTATTAAAAATGGTTGATTCAAAAATGTATTCTTCTTTTTCCATTTCTTTATTATTTTAATATTAATTTATGCTACAAAGATACAACAAAAAAACGGAACTACCAAATTATAGCTCCGTTTTTTAACTTTATTTAATTTAATGGTTTGTACAAGTAAATTTCGCATTCCAAATCTTGTAATTTATCAAGAATCATTTTGTGAACTTTATTGTAATCTAATTTGCCATTAGTACAACCGAGTGCAGGAATAGCAATTGATTTAATCTTTCTTTGAACAATTTCTCTTTTTAAAGCGTCCAAACCGTTGGTGATATAAGAATATTCAGAAGGATATTTCCAATGCGTTTTAGTTGGGAAATTGATGATAATTTTCTTGTCAGTAAATAATGTAGCATTTTCCTCTGTAATGAACATTTTACCGACACTTACTTCGTTTTTACTACATGCTTCTTTGTAAAGTTCAAAATTTTTAGGAAATTTAATCTTAAACTGGAGAGCAATGCCCTTGCCCATAACGCCAACACAGTTAACTGTATTAACCAAGGCTTCCGCATCACTCTCCAATAAATTTCCATTTACATGGTGAATCATATTATTACTTTTGATTAAACTCAGACAACTTTTTTCGTAACTCGTTCAACTCACTTTCCTTCTTCTTGAGTCCTTCAACTTCCTTGAGTTTCTGACGATAATCCTGCATTATCTTTTCATATTCCTGTTTACGCTTTGAAGACATATCTTTTGCCACGGTAAACTTCATTGTTTTATCAATCTCATTATATTCATTGTGAATTTTAGAGTTGCGTGCATCTTCAGGGATAGAAAGCATGTAATAAGAACTATCTGTATCATTTTTTGACGATACATTTACGAACAAATCACCCTTAAACACCTTATAATTAATAATTTCAGTTTCCTGATTATAATCCACAACAAACGAATATGTGGTATCATCTTCATTCCACTTTTTCTTCAAACCCAATAATGAGCCAATGCCTCCACAGGTTTTATCGAAACCTGTTTCACAAGCACTCTTTACACCTTTATGTAAATCTTTCTTTTTATCCATTTCCCAAACACTTTTAAATACATCTTCAAGAGTTTTTGGACTCGTAAAAATTAAATCTTCTAATCTCATAACTTTATCTATTTTTTACTTTCATTATTACAATATACGTGCCAAATTATTCTGATAAGTGTAAATCACTTATCGCTTTATCAAATTCTTTAGCATCTCCCATATGTTTACCTATATCATCACTAATTTTGATACACTTTTCCCAAGGGTCTTTACTACTATATCTTGCTTTTGATAATTTCATGACAATATTTGCTGGTTTGTAATCTTTGATATCTGTATCACAAGTTAAATTCGTTCCAATTCCAGCTGATACCATAATACGTCCATTAAAGTAATCATGAATTTCTTTATATTTCTCAAATGTAAGAGCATTGGAGAAGATAAGTAATTTAGTCTTAGGGTCAATCCCTAATTCTTGTAGACGTTTAATAATCATATTACCTATCTTAAACTCATCACCACTGTCCTGGCGGAAGCCTCTCAAAAGCAAAGCTTGCTGAAGGGTTAAGGTTCTAAGAAATGACTCGGTAGTATATGTGTCAATTAGCGCCGTACCAAGATTACCTTCGTATACATCAATCCAGTCCTCAAGCCCCATATAGTTTGCACGCTTATATCCATACACGGCAGCGTGAAACATCATCCATTCATGAGGGAATGTACCAGTAGGACGCATGTGATATTTCTTTGCCAAATATACATTACTTGTTCCAGCACATACAGGACACTTCTCTTTTAATCGTTTAACGACTTCATTTTGTACATTAAAACTATATCGTCTACGTGTACCAAACTCAGAAAAATATAGATTATTCATATTAGCATAAGAAATCTTATCTTCTAACTTTAACATGGTTTTCTCCATATTAATCTTATTTCCTAATACTCTATTTCTCACTTCTGCATATGTGGCAAGAATAGCTATCTCATATAATGTCACACGATAGAGTTTATCCGTCACCTCACACTGGAAGACACCATCGTCATCCAACCACATCTTAATAAGTTCTGGCTTGAAGCGAAATGTACCTAACCATTCCCAATAATTCTCTGGAATATAATCAATGTTCTCAACACACCAATCTCTTTCTTCATTTGTAAGACGAATATTGGATAAGTTTTCAATTTGTAACTCAATCTCATCCATAAAGTTTGGATAATTTCTCCAATCCTCTTTATTTCTGTCGTTAAACTTAAATGTACCTTCTGCTCTGTTGAACTTGTGGAAATAAGCGTATGAAGTACTGAATTTATACAAATCTGTATCTAAAATTGATTGAATCATTTTGTTTAATTTTAATTGTTTAACTCATTAATATCATTCAAATAATCTTTCCAATTTAGAACTCTATCAATAAGTGTACTTTCTTTAATATCTTTAATAGTTTCTTTATAACTGTCAATTAAGATATTTTTCTCATTGATTTCGTTCTGTAATGTATAAACTTTATCTTGAAGTTCTTTCACACTTTTTTCTAATCGTTCATATTCATCATATTCTATTTCAATCCTTGCCATAAGTTTTATTTATGTTAAAGTTATTAAGTTTCTCACCACCATCTATAGACGGGCAATAATCAATAAGGAGATTGAATTTATTTTCTCCATATGCAATAATACCATCTAACAAAGTATTATAAACACAAACATCCCCTGCAATACCACAGATATCTATTTGGTTAATGTATTCACCGTAAATAAATTTATACAACCATTCACGAGAATTATCGTTAGAAAAAATAGAGAATTCTTCTCGGTTGAGGAAAACACCTTTAGTAAGAACTGTATAATCAATATTTAGTTCTCTTAGAGTTTGAATAATGGGTTCATATATAGCTGCACCATGTGTATAGGCAACACAGTGTTTAGGCCACTCTCCACCATTAACTTTAAAAGAACAATGGTTCTCTGGGTGCCAATCTACTGTAATAACCACCGCTTTGTATTCATTGTGCTTCTTAATGTATTCACACAAAGCATTCATCTTTTGTTCAGCGTTATCCACAGGCAATGTTCCGTTAATGAAATCATATTGTGGGTCTACAATCAATAGTAATTTATTCATATTAATTGATTTTTTTATGTAACTGATATTTTTTAATTAAATCAATGCATTCTCTTTTTGTTAATTCTGGATTCTTACATTGTTCTTCGTGTAGATAGTCAATAAGTGATTTTCTGTCATTACCTGTAATATCTGTACGATACGAGAAAATTTCATTACCATCTATCGGAAGGTGAATTTTAGCACTATCTTTTATCTTTAGCCACGTATTTACCGTTTCGTTATAAGTTTCTTCATCTGTAAAAACTCGATATACCCATAATGCATTATATATATTTTGGTCACATTTCTTATATAATCTACGTAAAGAAATTTCTAAATCTTCATTCTCTTTTCTAAAAGTTTTACCGTATAGAGAATTGGTTACGTTCTTTATAACTACGTTAGGATATTTTTGTGTCGATAAAATATCTTCGCATTCACTATTTGACTTACAAAATGAGAGCAAAATTGAAAGACGAGTATATAAATTTATAGGTGCTTGACTACATATTGTAACTATTTTATCAAACATACTATTAAAATTCTCTATGTCTGGTACAAAGCATTGTTCGAACACTTCTGGCAGAATATAACATAATATGCCACTATTTTTTAAATAACGCAAGCCATCAATACACTCTTTGTTGGCAATTATCTTATTCAATTCGTTACATATTCTTTCTTTGGAAATAATCTTTATTCTGGAAGCATTTTGTTGAAGTGATTGCCATGTTTTATCTTCTATCTTCCAACCATATCTATTTGCGAATCTAATAACTCTCATTATACGTAAAGGGTCATCATAAAAAACGATATTGGGATTATCATTTGTTGTTCTGATAACATGATTCTTTAAATCATCAAGTCCTTTTCCAGTAACATCTTCTACCTTATCTGTTGAGATGTTGTAATATAATGCATTAATAGTAAGGTCTCTTCTGAAAGCGTCTTCTTCCAAAGTCCCAAAACAAGTTTCTGGTTTACGTGATTCTGAGTGATATTGTTCTTTTCGAGTCTCCACACTTTCAATGACAATATCAGAACATTCGTCATTATTCTTTAAGTGAAAACTTGCTGTACCATACTTAGGATATACAACAGGATTAGAATCACTATGACTGTTATCCAATTCTGTTAAAGTATTCGCTAAATCTATTCCACCAGACGGGAGATTGACTACAATATCTAAATCGTTAGACGTTTCTCCCATTAACGTATCACGTACAAATCCACCCACAACATACGTAACACCTTCAAATTTAGTCCCTTTGATAAGTGCACGTATTGTGTTGATGGTTTTTGCTATCTTTTTATCTTTTATTTCAAATTTCATTATTATTATTATTTACTTTTACTAATGGATTTAAGAATGTTGCCAATTCATGTTCATAATAAAAAACAAGGTCATTATTAGTTACATCTAAACCATTAATTAATTTGTAAATCTGTGGATAGTAAGTTGATGGAATACACGCATAAGACACTTCATTTGTTACCTGATTCAATTTAGTGAACGCATTTACTTTTGCTTCTGATGTAGCAAGTTTGAACTGGTGTAATTTAAGAGTGAAATAATTAATACGTACTTCAAAACCAAGTGTATCTTTAATAATTTGTTCCATCATCATTAAAGATTTATCACACAGTAAATCAGTTAAGGTATTATTATTTTTATCTTTCACTTTATAGATAATTTCATCTGTGTGCATAGAATATGGCTCTAAATAGTCAGTCAGATTGAACTTATCGTTAAGCGTCTTATATATTTCATTAATAATACGTTTCTCTATATTAATAGTCTTTTTTGGATTCAGTTTTCCAAAAATAACTTGTCTTGTGTATTTTGATTTCTTAATATATTCACTATCAGTGAACTTACCTATAAAATCTTCATACGTGTCCGTATTAAGCACTATTTCAGAATTAACATATTTAAGTGCTTGAAAGTTTGCTTTCTTTAAATCAACACTTACAAAATTATTTCCATCTTGTTCTTCTGTATACAAATTCCGTTGTGGAACCAATGGATGCACGGCTTTAATATCACTATTGTTGAACTTTTTAAAAGCTTCCGAGTTATAACATGAAGTAACAATTTCGTCTCTTATTTGTGCATAAGCATCTAAGAATGCTCTATAACTACCGCCATAATTGGACTCGATGTATTCAAGAAGATTATTATAATCTTGAATAGCACCGCATAGTTCAAGGCGTTCTATAAAGTAAGGGTCTTGTATTACTTGTATAGGTAGGTTAAAATCCTTGACGAAACGTTTTCTAAGTTGCTTTGTAACTAAATCTTCCATTTTTTATGTTTTTAAAAGTTATGTTGCAAAGATAATTATTTTATTTTATTTCGTCAAGAATTTCATATTAATATATGTTAATTTCTTCTGCTATATTCGTATATACTAACAAGGTCATCTGGTTTAAGGGGTTTTACAAAAGTCTTGTAAAAGTTTCTAAGCCATTCTTGTTCTTTTCCCTTGTCATCCACGTCTTTCCAACCATTTTCATCAACATAAGCATAATTCCAATAAGAACATGAATAACTTACGTAATCTTCTTTATTTTTAAAGTTTGAAAAATAATCTTTTTTATCACTCATTGCGTGATAGATAGTAGTTTCTTCTGGTGTTTCTGGGTCTCTTCCTTCAACAATCATTTCCCATGTTGCATTATATAATGTCTGGTCACGTGTAATGATTTTATCCCAATCGATATCTTTATTTCTTGCTTGATATACTTCCTTACCGTCTTTTGTTAATAATGGAATGGCAAAATTTTTACCTAACGAGCAATTATCCCATTTACCATTTGGATTATCTTCGCATATAGCATTCCCATCTTCATCATAAAACATACCATCAGTGATATTTTGGTAGTATTCAAAAGAAGTCATATTGCTTATAACCTTTTTTCTTTCGGTTAACATATCAACATTAAATTGATTAAGTCCGAATTTTTTAGGGTCTGACAAAATTGCTTCGATAGATTTAATAGTTGCACTCTGCATCTTTTTTGCATCAAGATACTTGTATTTAATGTATGGTTCAACCTTTAAGGATTTATCATATTTCTTCATCAACTTATCAGGTTCCTCACCAATGACCATAGCGGTAAAGAATTTACTTCCGTTTGCACTCATTTCTCTATTTTATTTTTATTAATTAGTATGGGAAATTACCTGTATTTTCCTTATATATATTCATTATATATAAAAATGAATTAGCAATACATTTATCTTCTTCTATAGAAGTATCTTCTTCCAAAGAATCTTTAAGGATATTAAATATATCTCTATATGTTAAACTACATGTTTCGTCTAACCATTTCTTTTTATCATTATTCATAAAACTTTTTTTATCTATGCAAAGATACATAAATTTATTTGATTTAACAAACTTTTAGTAACTTTTTTTTATAAAAAAAGCACCACTGAATTATATTTATTCAGCAGTGCTAATATTTTTAATTTCAACATGTTTTTCTTTTAAATATTCTTCGTCTATTTTTAGATAACATTGATTAAATGCAATCAAAAATTCTTCTTTACCATTAGATGATAATGTTGTTTTAATACATATTAATGCGTTAGGGTCATCTTCTTTAAGGTTAAAATCATAAAGAAAATATAACTTTCTATGTAGTGTCTCTTTTATTAAATGTTTATATAGAATTGTATGTTGTATTAATCTTTGTGATACTTCGTAATTTTTTGAACTTATAAGTAACCTATTATTATCACTATTAATTACTTTAACCTTTTCATTATCTTCTAACATCTCTTTTATGCTTTCTTCTTCCCATTTATAACCAATAGGTTGTTCTAAAGTTATAAAGTCACTTATATTAATTCCTTTTTCATTGAAAACTTCATTGACATAATCATTACCATGTTCTATGATATTTAAATTATGTGTTGTATATGCTTCTGTGAGGCCGAGTTCTTTATTAATTGTAAACGCTATATGGGATGTTTCTTCACCTTCTTTCTTGGAGAAATCGAATAAGAAGTATTGTTTACTATTGGTATCATTCACATACGATTCCCAGCACGTTTTATTGCAATTGAAACACCATTTGGTACGTCCTTCACTTCCCACTAATCTGTTACAATCTTTATGTGATGTTACATGTACTATAACTACATTATCCTTGTTATACACAATAGGAGAGTGAGGTGTTGATTTGGTAACAAAACTTATGAAATCTTTTTTATTCCAATTGTAACTTAAATCCATACACCAAGTGAAAGCATCTAACAGTTCCGTAATATCATGGAGTGAAGAACATGTAGAAATAAAGTTATTTAATTGTTCTTCTGGTAAGTTCTGAAGTTTTGTAAATATCTTATTCCATTTCTTTAACTCTCTTTCTTTACTAATATTTAATATCGAATAGCTATCTAAATTGAGATATTCTTTCAGTAAATTTCTCTGTATTGTATTGAATTTATTAATGAAAGATTTAATATCATCAATTAATTGAATATTCTTTATTTCTTTTTTTAAAATTGTAATTGCATAACGAGAAGTATAAGCAGTAATAGTATGCTTACTTAATTGACATATCAACTGTTTATGTGACTTTGCCCATGCTAAAATACTCTTTATTTCCTCTACAGTGCAATATTCTGAGTATACTGAATTAACTATCCATAATTGATAATTTGGGCTATCCTGAGTCAAAGAAATAAGTTCTTGAAAGGTGGTATCCTCGTCTGTGTTTATATTGAGTTTGGTGATTAATGGATTTAATATTTTCTTGGAATAATTCATTCTACAAATTATAATAGAGATACAGTATCCATGAAATTATCATCAAGAATACTAATATTAGGTTAGAGATGGCACTCAGTCCGCTCTCTTCATTTTTAAACACAATTGCACTAACATATTGCGTTATTCTGAAATGTATATAGATAATAGTTGTTGCAACTACGCAAGATATTACAAAAAGCCTCATTGTTTTATATCTATACTGTTTAAAACCGTTTTTAAACCATTATTTTCAACTACAATATCAATTGCTTTATATTTATTCTTACTTTCTAAAAAAGCATCATATAAATCATTCGACAATTTTTCAGTAGTTGTTTCTTTGTAATTTATTTTATTGTCAACCGTATGAAATCCTAATAAAAATTTATCACTTTTATTGATTTTATCCAAATATTGAGATATGAATAAATTGGATATAGATTTACAATTAAATTTCAATTCTTCTTTATTCATTGCCAACATTCTTATATATTAAAAATTTATATTTCAAGTCTTGGTGTCTTTGAAAACCTGATTCGTAAATCTTTTTCCACTTACTATCTGAAAAATTATGTAGAGATAAATAACTATCTCCTTTTGTTCTATCTTCCACCAGCGTGATATACGCTTCACTTATAAGATTCTCATCTAAAAAAGAATGAAAAGTGTAAGACCCACCAATCACAAATACGTCTTCATTCTTTATATTCAGATGACGCATTAAAGTAATTGCACCGTTAATTGAATTAACGAAGTGTACACTTGTGTCTCCAAATTTTTCTGTACATAATTTTGGATTAGGCGTAATGACAATGTTGACCCTATTCTTAAGCGGTTTCTGATTTGGTAAAGATAAATAAGTATTCATCCCCATAATAACTGTGTTACCATCGGTGAATCGTTTAAAATTATCAATATCATTTGGAATATGATATAGTAATTTGTTATTTTTTCCAATAGCACCAACCAAATTTGTACAAACAATTAGTTTAAACATATTCTTACTATTGATTCAGTTATTATTTTATTCAAAACGTTGTCTAACTCATATTCTTTTAAGTCTTCTAAATTTGGCTTTTCACGCTCTGCTTCTTCTGGCATATCATTCTTCTTGAATGCATAATCTCTATATAACTTAAATGTGTTTCTTTCTTCCCAGTCATAATCTTCGCTGAAAGGACTATAATATACTAATAATGTCTTAATCTCATACCCATTTGCATCAAGTATCTCTTGAATGGCATGTTTTGATAAATTTAAATCGAATCTATTCATGTTAATCTTTTTATAATGCAAAGATACAAGCAAAATATTTTACTACCAAAAATAAAATGTTAATAAAAACAAAAAAGCCTTGGAATAACCAAGGCTAAAATGTTGTTCAAAGCTATATTGAACATAAGTTGCAAAAAAACTTACTTCACGATAGAATCTGCAACAACTGAATATACAGTAACAGTATCAACGCTATCAACTACAGTAGTGTCAGAATCCTTCTGAGTTGTATTAGTCTTTACATTATTACCACATGCAGCAAAAGTAAGTGCTACGCAAGCTGTGAACATTAAAATTAAAGCCTTCATTTTATTTTAAATATTTAATTAAAAATTGGTATCAGAGTAACATCCTCAACCGTTATTATTATGTGATTTCAAAATCACTTTGCAAATATATTATATTTATTTCAATTATACAAATTATTTTATAAAATTAATATATAAAGTTATCTTTTTGATGAATTTCTTGATTTAACTCAATGTGTGCGATTACCTTGCAGTATAAGTTTTCTAACATTTAAGAATCGAGCCAATATTGTTCTTACGTCGTTGTGATTACCTTGCGGTAAAGTGTTACTAACAATAGACTATCTATAACTTATTGATAAACAAACTTTTAAATTACATTTTACTTTCAAAAAATCTCTATCACACATCATATTTATGCCTAATCTAATCATTTTTTATTTCCTCATATTTTTTTAAATAACGATTGCAAAGTTAACTAAATGTTTTTATTTAGCCAAATAATCATAGTTAACAAATATTAAAATAATGTATTCTGATAGATAACTCAAAAATACTTGAATATAAATTAATAAAAAAAAGAGTGGTTGTTAACCACTCTTTACTTTTTGTCTTGTTACATACAAGGGGTAAGACCTGCTTGGATAACATTACCATAAGCTTTTTCCATTCTATTACAATACCACTTGAATGTCTTTTTTAATAAATTCAACATAATTCTTACTTCACTATTTTTTCTAATTATTTCCAAATTAAGCTGTTAATCAACTCATTTGCAATAATATATATTTGTTGAATTTAATATATATCGTTTTTGATATGCCTATTTTATAAAAATGCTATTATTCTTGATTAAAGTCAAAGTTGTTTGAAAAAATGTAGATGAATATGTATTTCTCGTTCAATAAAATGTTAATGATACAAATTCAACTTTTTTATCAACTTTTCATTTTCAGCATTTATATATGGAAAAAAAAATTTTCTTTTCTTTTACCATTCGTCTTATGTATGTCGAGGAAATAGGAATAACAATATCTTGTTCTATTGGTATCGCATAATCTGGAATTTCATCCGTCTTATTTCTTTTTAATCCAGCAATAGAAAAATATGGTTCTATATCTGAATTATAATTTTTCCATTTCGGTATGTCATTAACACAATCAGAACCAGCTATGATAAATAACTCATTGTCTTTGTATTTCTCTCTAAGAAGCGATAATACTTTATATGAATAGTTTGTACCATCAACCAATAATTCATCCTTAGAAAGGCAGCATTTATCTCCAAAATGTGAAATTGCATTCTCTATCATTTGGCAACGATAAGCAAAATCAGTAGCTTTAGAATCCTTCCATGGATTCTGAACAGTTGGTACAACTATAACTTTATCAAAGCCACTATTCAGAACACTATTAATCATTTGCACATGACCAATATGTATCGGGTCGAAACTACCAAGCAAAAATCCTATTTTCATAATCTATCTAATGTTTATAAAGTCACACATAAGACATTCTTCTTTATCATTATTTATATATTCCTGATAATTTTTCTTATTGTGAAATTTTGCATACAACCAAGGATACCAATCATCTGCCATATTCAGAATCATATTAACCCCTTTTTTAAACACTGCTTTACCAAAAAACCTTGTGGTACTTGAATATAAATCTAAAAGAGGAATATCATCATGTTTGAAATCATGTATTCGTACCCAATCATACTTTCTTCGTCCTCCAAAGAAATAAACATTCGTAAATAAAGTTTCAATAGAAGTACAAAACTTATCAAACAGTATTTCTTTCCAAGCAGAGTTTTTCTCTCGCTTTGACAGATTATCTTCTTCAAGTATAATTCTCACATAAGCATCTTTTTTACCATTAAGATAATGTAAAAACTCATATACGCCATTTAGGTCAATGTTGTATATCATTACACCATGGCGTACTTCTAAGTTACCATCATTATCAAACCATACTCTAAGGTCAAAAACTCTAATATTAAAATTTTCATATTGTTCTTTATAATTAACTTTCTGACACTTAGCGGTAAATATAAATGGATACATATACCACTTCTTTGGTTTAAGAAAACTTAAACTATTATGAGACCCAAATAATTTCATTATTTGATAAGTAATAATTTATTGAATTTTTGATAAAACAATTCCTGCAATTCGTGTAAATACTTGAATGTCTTGCTACCTTCAGAACTATCTGTATCTTTTCCATTGCAAGCATTAGTCAGCCAAAAAGACGTACATTCATTATCCGTAGCAACTATATAGCTTTCTATAGTGCTATCTGGAACTTTATATGTAGGTGTTTCTGTATTTAATTCACGTTTAAATCCGAAATCATTTAATATGTCTTCGTCAATTCTAACAGGTGCAATATCTTTAATATCAACTTCCCACATATCTCCTTCGTTATTATCGAAGTCAAGATAAATAGTGCCATCATTAAGAATGCCTGCAATGTACATTGGCATAGTTAGTCTACCAAAACTTGTCACTGTACAAACCGTATAACCTATCTTTAAATCTTGTACTATCATTCTTTAAAAGTATTTTTGATATAATTTACAGACAAAATCCCAACAATAATACAAATAATAATAGTAATAAAACTTGTATCCATAATATTTTGTTGAATATATATTTTTTGCTTATTGGAACAACATTAAAATTAGTAACCCCAACGAGATTCGAACCCGTGACTCTACCGTGAAAGAGTAGCGACTTAACCACTTGTCGATTGGGCTATAAAAAATGAGCGAACGAACGGAATCGAACCGTCACACCTAGCTTGGAAGGCTAGAACACTACCATTATGCTACGTTCGCAAATTACATTTTTTTAATGTTGGTAGTGGCGGATTCGAACCACCGAAGCTATAAGCAGCTGATTTACAGTCAGCCCCATTTGACCACTCTGGAAACTACCATAATAATATATTTTTCCTTGTTCGCATTATTAGTTGGATGAGGTGGAATCGAACCACCGACACATGGACCTTCAAACCACTGCTCTACCGACTGAGCTACCACCCATTATGAGCTGGATGTGGGACTCGAACCCACAACCTACTGAGTACAAATCAGTTGCAAAACCAATCTTGCTCATCCAGCCATTAATTATTTAAATATCATTTCTGTTTAATATTCCACATAGGAGTTTCTCCAGAACCAACAAGTACATCAATATTAGCACCCTGCTTACTTGCAATAACATCCCACGCACGAAGTTGAATAAACTGCTGTGGAGAAAGTGCCAATTCATTCATATAAGCCTTATCTGCAATAGCCTTATTCTTTTCAGCTTTGGCTCTTGCTAACTCCATTTCAGCCTTCTTCTCCTGTGTCTGCTTTGCTTGAATAGCAGCAGCTGTCTTGTTCATTTCATCAAGTTGTTCCTTGTTAGGCATAACTCTATCTGTAGTAACTTGCTGAATAGTAACAGGGAAGTTTCCTCTTGTCTTTGAAAGTTGCTGAATATAAATTCTCATTGACTTAGCAATTTCAGTGTCAAGTTTATTAAGTACTTCACGATTGCTCATCAAATCAAATGGAGAACACGTAGAAACATATTCACGTACCTTATTCTTGAAATATGGTTCAATGAATGTTTTATACCAGTCTTCACCATAGTTTTGCAACAATTCAGGAGTATGTCCTTTCTGAACCTGCAAGACCATATACATGCTTACATCCAAAGGTGTGTTATCGTTTGAAAGCAAGTCATCGAACTTGAACTCCACCTTTTGAGGAAGAATATAAAAACTTACAGCTGATGTTGTCCATGCAATACATGTTAAGTCATTAACAGGAGTAGGGTCTACACCAGTACTACCAACAAACCATGGCTTCATCTTTAAAGCTACTTCTTCATCGTATGATGGGTTTGTAAACGAACAGCTTGTTAATGCTGTTATAGCAAAGATTGCAGTAGCAATAAACGTAACAATTCTCTTCATATATGTTTTATTTTAAAATTAATAACTAATCATCTGAAGTTGGTCTTATTCTTAAAACTTCTGAGAACTCATCTTTCGTCAGATACCAGAATGGTTTATTTCCATCCTTGTAATACATTTTTGTGAAATCATCTGGATGTAATGCCAAATGAAATAATACATGAAAAATATTAAAAACATTACTGTCATCCCAACCTGATTTTTTTGCTCTTAAAAATATTCCAATTGGGAAAAGTATAACTCCAATAATAATTCCAAGTAATAAACTTAATATTGTTGTTAACATATTATTTATTTTTTAAGTGGACCAGCCTGGGCTTGAACCAGGGACCTTCAGATTATGAGTCTGCTGCTCTAACCGACTGAGCTACAAGTCCTTAAATAAGGCGGAGATTATAGGACTCGAACCTATACACCATATTACTACGATTACTGGCAGTTTAGCAAACTGCTGCCTTACCAATTAGGCTTAAATCTCCAATATAAGAGGAGAGTAAGAGATTCGAACTCTTGGAGCATTTTACTGCCCTCTGGTTTTCAAGACCAGCGCTTTAAGCCACTCAGCCAACTCTCCAGAATGGTTGCAGGAGGTGGAGTCGAACCACCGACCTTAGGATTATGAGCCCTAAAAGCTACCTCTGCTCCATCCTGCAATAATTATGCGCTTCAGGCAGGACTCGAACCTGCGACACCCTGATTAACAGTCAGGTGCTCTAACCAACTGAGCTACTAAAGCATAGTTGAGACAATAGGACTTGAACCTATAATAGCTGAACCAAAATCAACTGTGTTGCCAATTACACTATATCTCAAAGTACAGGAAACAATATTATTTTTATTCAATAAAAAAGAGAAAATCTGCTGTTTGTTTCCTAAATAGTTCGGGGAGAGGGAATCGAACCCCCGACCTTAGGGTTATGAGCCCTACAAGCTACCGCTGCTCCATCCGAAGAATTAAATATAGTCAAAAGTAGTGTTGCTACTTTCTATACATTCACTACCTATCTTTGATAGGCTTCTTCGAAACGATAATAATACTTCCTTAACCTTGTCACGACTAAGTGACCTTGGCTCAAAAGCGTCATCATCAACTTGTTTTAAGAGTTTATCTCGTAACACGGTTACAAGAACTCTATTTCTCATTTAGCAGATTTATATCCCCAAATAAAATCTACCTCACTAGTGGACTCGAACCACTGACCCACGGATTACAAGTCAATTTTAAATCTGCTGTTTTTTCCACATAGGAAAAAATAAATAACGATGCTCTAACCAACTGAGCTAAGTGAGGTAGTTGCAGTGCGTACGAGATTCGAACTCGTGACCTTCGCTGTGACAGAGCGGTATTCTAACCGACTGAACTAACGCACTGTGATTCTCCTATATATATATAGGAGATAATTTGGTTATATCGTTACCAACGTAGCTATCAATAATCTAAAAAATAATAGATTAAATCAATTACTGAAATAGTTTTTTAATAAAATTACACTTAGCATCATTCTTAGCTAAAAAACCATTTACATGGGTATTACGTTTTGTAAAAATAGTTGTAAGTCCACTGGGACTCGAACTCAGGACCGTATATGAAAATCTACCCAAATCATATATTTGGGTACTTTTCATTTCTTGCTTCAACCTATCATTACTTTTTAGTACATCATCTTGCGATAATCAGTCATCCATAAGAGGATAGTCCACAAGCGTATATTCGGTAGTACGGCTACCTATTGTTTACTGTATTTGTACGCCCAATGGGATTCGAACCCATGACCCCAGCATTAAAAGTGCTGTGCTCTACCAACTGAGCTATGAGCGCATTCTGTTGTTCCAACAAGTCAAAGAACGTTTATTTCTTAATTGTGATGCAAAGATACTAACTTTTTTTGAAACCTCCAAATTTTTCAGTGATTTTTTTATTTTATTTTTATAAAATCATTATTTTGGTTGGTTTTCTTTAGTAAATCGTTAATATATTCACATTTTATGCATTTTTCGAGTTTTATCTCTTTCTTATCACTAATATCTATATCCATTAAATACTCGTGTCCATCAGTAGCTATAATTTTGTATTCAGCTATTTTCTTTTCTATGACACATCTTAATTCTGCATGACCATTTAATAATGGTGTAAGGTTATCTACTGTCATTATTGTCTAATTGTAAATGTACTAAAAAAGCTGCTAAATCAACTTTTGTTTAAGTTTATTCAACAGCTTGGAAATATATTTAGTGAAGTAAGTGCAAAAATCCTTTTTAATTTAGGTTATACATTCATATAAATTCCGTATTGTTGAAATACTATTATTATCTATCTCGCATTCAAAAAACATAGCATCATTATCATACTTGTTGGATGTAACAAATATGTTATACTGATTACTTTGTTTATTTGATGTACGTATCATTTTTTATATGAATTTTAATATAAATATAACCTATGTATCAAAAGTTACTTATTCTGTAAATATTTTTTTGATTATGGTTTAATTTCTCGTGGAATTAAAGCTGTTATTTCTACTTCCAATGCATCAGCTAACTTCACCAATGTGTCTAATCGTGGATTCCCACCCTTTAATGTCCTTGTCAGAGAAGCTGGTTCAACATCCATTTTTGTTGAAACATCTTTTAGTTTCATTTTTTTTCTTTTGCAAATATCTTTTATCCAATTTTCAAATCCGTTCATAAATTTATTTTTTATTATAAATATATGATAAGTTGATTTTTTTATCAATATATAAAAGTTTTTGAATGAATACTTGGAATTTATTGATAATTGTGTATTGTTTTATACAAAAAATACCACAAGCAGAAACAAATCTAACTTGTGGTAAAAATTGAGTTATGATGTGATGGAGGCGAGACTCAAACTCGCAACCCACGGCTTAGAAGGCCGTTGCTCTATTCAGTTGAGCTACTCCACCGTGTTATCATTATTATCTGGCATCTCTTCTATGATAGTAACTTTTTTTCTACGGTTTGAATGTTTACGCATTTTATCATCATGTTCATTATCTTCAATAACATCATGCAATATTCTACGTTTAGAATTTCGCATACCATTTATAAATATACCAAATGATATCAAAATTAGAATGATAAGCAAGATAATAATAATTCTCATTTTTTCTATTTTTTATATGATAACTAAATTAGGTTACGGGATTATAAGTAATTTCCAACTCGAATAAGTCTATAAAACTTACTGCATCAGAAGATAAATAAATACTATGAATATAAGTGCTGTACATAACCTCTATTTATATTTGACAAATCTAATATTTCTCTTTCAAAGAACTCTTGTTTCTTAATTCTGGTGCAAAGATACTAACTTTTTTTGAAACTACCAAATATTTTGATAACTTTTTTTTCTCAAAAAATGCGAAAAGCCAATATCTTCACAGACGTTAGCTTTCCTTTTTCTTATTTCTATTAAAATCCACATTGAAAAATAACCTAAAAATTCAAAGTAAACAGAATTTTACTTTAAGCAACAATATGGTTATTTTTCATCCATCATCCATCTATAAATATATGGAAATTTATTTTATTATCAATACTATTTGCTATTTTTATTCAAAAAACTTAGAAATTTTTTTTTATTAAATCATTCATACGTTTATTCATAACTATTTTTTCTTATTTCATTCCATGCTTTATTGGCTTCCCAAGTAAATTTATCAAATGCATCTGTTGCTTTTTTAAATTCCATATCATGTCTTATTATTTCTCTTGCTTTATTTTGAGCATAATAATAACTTTCATGAACATTTTTATTTGGTTTTGTTCTTTTATTCTTTAATTTCCATTTCATTGTTAATGGAAAAATTTGAAGATTACTTTCATATGGAATGTTATATATGATGCAATCATTCTTGGATAATGAGAAGAGCATTCCTATATCTCCATCTATCTGTTTCATTATTACACCATCAATGATAATTTCCTATTAACTGATATTCTTTTCCTTCAATTAGATTGCATTTATCACTATGATAGAATGTACTTGGTGGGTCAAAATCAAGTTGTTCATAGATTAATTTTTTAATTTCTCTTCTCAATTTCATTTATTATTTAATTTTCATTACCAATTAATTCTCGACTAACAATTCGTTCATTATTATTGGTTAGTCCTTGAACCGCTTGGTTCATTTGCTTCTCACATTCAATAATCTTTGCTTCTGCATCCATGCGTTTCTTTTTACCTTCCTCTTGTACTTTTTGTACACCTTGGATAGTTTCAATTAAATCTCTTGTTGTTTTCATCAGTGTTTCAGCATCAAGAACTGTACGTTGATTCTGTTTTGCAACTTCTATTGATTGAGTTTTCATCATTTCTGAGTTGCTAACTAATGACTTGTTAATAGCATCATAAACTGCTTGTTTTGCTTTAATACTTTGCTGTTGGTTATATAATGCTACTGTTAGTGATAACTGATTTTTCCAGAACGGAATAAGCATTAAAACCTGTGATTCTGTATTATTTGCATCTTGCAGGTTGGTTTGCTGAATAATTCTAATCTGATATAATGATTGTTTGAAAGCATGATGTAGCATTACAAGGTCTGTAACACGCTTTTCTAATGCTTCTTTAAAGTTGTTAGTATCATTAATATCAATCATGTCAGAACCGTTTGTATGCATCGTATTCAATTCTTCTTCCAACTCTTCTACTTTGAATTTACCTGCGATAATCAAATGTTCCAACTGGTTTACATAGTCTTTGTTATTAATAAACTGTTGTTCAAGAAGATTGTTATCACGTAAAGCAATTGCTCGTGTTGCTTCAAGTTTTTGTTTGATATTCTCTACATTCTTCTCTATTGTATTATATTTCGCTTTTATTTCAGCTACAGACGTTACAAAACTCTTAGTGAGTGGAAATGACATTAAGAACTTTTTAATGCGTGTAGGAGTCTTAAAATCGTTAACGTCAATATTCTCCAGTTCACCCATTAATTTACTAATAAGTTTTGAAGTGTCTCCACTTACTGTTGATGACATCTGATGTTGGAGAAGTTCACTTGAATATGAGTCCATTACTTTTTGCAAATCTGAACCATAAGACATAACTGTCATAGGATTCTTTACATCCAAACTTGAAGTTATTTCTCTATAGCGTTTTTTCTCGATAGTAGTCAAACCAGTAGTATCAACGTTTCCTTTTTCATCATTCCTCTTTACTGGAAGATTTGATATTTCTACATTTTGAATATTCTCTGACTTTTTTGTTCTCGTTGTAGTTTTACTACTGTTCTTTTTAGATGCTGTCATTTTTATTATTCTTTAAAATTACGTCACAAAGTTACGAAAATAGTGTTATAAAACAAAATATTTATATATAAAAATTCTTAAAATAATATTATGGCAGATTTTAGAAAACTTAAAACGATTATTAGAAAAGCAGAAGGCGGTTTCGTTAACGACCCAATAGATAATGGTGGTGCAACAATGTATGGTATTACATTGAAAACGTTTAGAGAAACGTATGGTAACAATAAAACAGTAGATGATTTAAAGAATATAACCGAAGAACAATGGGATAAAATTTTTAAAGATAGATTCTGGGATAAGTGGAAAGCTGATGAAATAAAAAACCAGTCTATAGCAAACTTGTTAGTTGATTGGTTATGGGGAAGTGGATTAAATGGAATAAAGATACCGCAACAAGTACTTGAGTTAAAAGCGGATGGTATTGTAGGAAAACTTACACTTATGAAAATTAATGAATATCCAAATCAAAAAGAGTTATTTGATAAATTATGGAATAGACGTTTAAAACATTTTCAAGAAATAGCTGCAAAAAGTGTTATTGCCTTAGAAAAGAAATTAGGTAGGAAACTGACTGAAAAAGAAATTAAAGAAAAAACACAAAAACGTTTTCTTAATGGTTGGGTTAATCGTTTGAAGATGTTTCATTGTGATGAATAAAAATTGGTAAAACACCTGTTGAAAGAAAAATATTCAAAAATAATCGAACCTTTTAAGTTAGTAATAACTCAATGTTTGAAAATGTTGTATTTGGTATTTAGATATCTGTTGATAAAATTCTAAAGTTTATTAAATTTTATAATAAGTAAACACTCAATATCTAATGATTATACAAAGTAAGTACGCAAAGACTTTCCACTCGAAGGATTTAACTCGTCTGAAGTATGATGAGTTATATGACTTTGCTGTGCTTATTCGTAACCACAAAAATGTGGTATCACAATATGTTAACAATAATCTCTTACACTTCTTAGAATACAATAAGTTTCAATTCATTACAGAAATGATAGGACATTTCAAGAACGCAATACCGAGTTCATTCAATGCACAACTATATACGCAAGTGTTTACTTGCTATCAGAACAAATTCAATGCCATACAACGTCAATTAGTTTTTGAAACAAAAACTTTCAACGGTTTTGAGTACTATAAGCGTGATACAAGAAACCACGAGAAAGGTGATTTAAAGAAAGTAATTAATGATAAAAAACAAACGCCACTATCTAATTGTCTCACTTATCTTACGAGATATGGTAATGAAAACATCATAGATTATATCAATGCAAATATTGATAAGTGCGATGAAAAGAAACATTATTTCTATAACAACATCTTAAGATGCTGCAATAAATTTGGATTTGAACGTCTATATAATCTTGCTCTCTCAAAAAGAGAACGTACTGTTAAACGTTACTCTGAATATCCTATTGAGTTCAAGTCTTTGACATTCAGTGGAAGGTGTAGAAAGAAAAAGATTATTGATTATAATAGTAGATTTGGCTCAAAGATTAATTCGTTCATAAGTCTTAGTGGACTCAGCAGAAAATCATTTGACATACCAGTAACATTTAACAAAGGGTGGCATGGAAATATGAAGGATTATAGGAAGAACAATCCTGATTATATATATACTCTTACCTTCGATGAAAAGAAACATCAAGTGAATGTAAACCTATGTAAAGATGGTGAGAGATATATCCCCGAACCAAATGGAAAGACTGTTGGTATTGATGTAAATTGCAAACACAACTTATTCAGTCTGTCAGATGAAACCACATATGATTACAACAGAAAACTCGTTAATGACTATTGTAAGCTTTCTCTTGAAATAGATAAGCTAAAGAGTGATAAATCATATACGGTTGGCAAGCGTAAGCAACGTAAACTGGATGTGATGAAATTCAAAATTATTAAGTTCGAACAACAACTTATTGCTAATATGTGTAAAACATTGCAATCACAAGGCGTTGGGCATGTCGTGATGGAAGATTTGGACAATAGTTTTGGAAAGTGTTATGCAAAATATAGCAACAATGAAGATATCAATTACAATCGAAAGGTTAGCTTTCTTGGATTAAGCAGTTTGAAACAAGAGGTAGAACATATTGCAAGAAAATATGACATTGCGGTTTCTACTGTTCAAGCCAGTTATACCTCAAAAATGTGTCCAGTTTGTGGTTGTATTGAAGATGGTAACAGACCAAACCAAGAAACGTTTGAATGCGTTGAATGTGGTCACAAAGATAATGCTGATTTCAATGCTGCAAAGAATATACGAGATAGAGTTCTTGTAACCGTGTTGCGAGATAAACTATTAAAACAACTTGATAATGGTTCTTTTGAACCGAAGAAACTTAAACGTGAAAAGGTGAAGGAAGTATTATTATCGTTTCGAAGAAACTTGCAGAAAACTGCAAGGAGTGAATGTATAGAAAGTGGTTTATCTACTTTTGAATATGTTTAAATCTTCGATGGATAAATCGTTTAAAGATGTTTCATTATTAGTGAACAAAAAATGGGAGGTATAAAAATACTTCCCATTCTTTTTTTTATTCTCTCTAGATGTATTAGAAAGGCAAATCATTGTCACTAACAGGTGCTGGTCCAGGCTGAGGTGCAGCTGTAGGTTGTGCACTTGCTGCAGGTCCAAAGTTACCAGTATTAGGTGTCTGATGAGTATTATTCTCACTATTACCCTTTCCTGATGAAACAAAGTTTACACTCTTTACATTCAAATCAAGTGATACAACATTCTCATTGTTCTTATTCTGATAAATACGTGTACCAGCAAAATCACCACTAAAGAAAATAAGTGAACCCTTCTTAAGCCACTGCGCCATCTTGATAGCATTCTCTCCATACCATGAACAGTTCCACCAATCTGTAACAGTTTCACCCTTTCTTCTTTCATCTACGGCTACTGTAAATGATAAAAATTCATCACCACTTTGAGTCTTCTTAATTTCAGAATCTCTTCCTAAACGTCCTACTGAACTAACATTTGTCATATTATTTATATTTTTAAATTAAAAATGTGAATTGTAATCTTTTTTTTAAGAACTATACGATAGTTGTTCGCTAACAAATCCTAACAAGAATGTCAGCCTTATTACTAATCATCCACAGACATTTCAGCCTGCAGCGGAGCTATCTCTCATCGCCCGTATCAAAATATTACGGGCACCATTAAGGTCCCTATGAACCTTAATTCCATCATACACAAACCATTCTTTACTTCCTAAGTTATTCATTAACTCTCCAGTAAAGCTATTGGTTTTGCTTGTGTATGACTCATTTTGTTCAATATAAAGTACACCACACTCCTTGCACTTTTGTTTCAATCTCTCCTTAAAGTCAAAGAATCGAAGGGACAACATAGAGCGTATAACGCTCTTCCTTAGTTTACGTCCTTTCTTTGTCATTCCCTTTACCTCGAAAGGTGGAAGTACAATGACATAGAAATTGTGTACAAGGTAGTTTATACACTGCCAGTGTAACTCATCTACCAAATCCTGTATCCTATGATACGTTCTGTTAAGTGTTCGCTTTAACTTACCTTTCTTCTTCTTATCCTTGGTGAGTGATAACCTGCTAAGCAGCTTATCACGCTTAAGGTTCAGATTCAGTATTCTGTCAAAGGCGTGTATACCAAGCCATCCAAATTGTCCATCTTCACTGAAGTAGGTAAGGAAATTTCTAACCCCAGGGTCCAATGCAACAATACCACCTTGGTTTTCGGTCGGCATAGTTGTTATCTTCTGAGGTACGGAAAGATACCATCTTCCGTGGTCATTTATGAGACGACAATCACAAATATCATTTTTCAACCACTCTTTTTTAGAAAACTTTAGTTTTCCACTAATAGTATGGTAAATGCCATTCTCTGATACAGCATATTTAGGAATGTAACAACTTTGTATTGGGTTCTTACGGCTCTTGTAGCGTAACTTAAATTGCTTACTCGTCTTCTTTGTTTTCTTGCAGTTAGTTCGCCATGAGGTGTAAGACTCCTTCACTGCCATATTTTTTATCTGGCAAGGTACACTCTTTATATAGTCTTCAGTGAGAGAATGTAGTACTAAAGTACTCATCTTCATCCAACCCTTAATTTCTATATCTTTTTTATTAAGGTGGTTTACGCAGGTGTTGTAAACCTTGCGCCCCACACCGAACCACTGAGTAAAGAGTTTCTTTTGCTGCTGGGTCGGATAAATTCTTATCCGTCTTACCTTTGTAATAACAGCGTCTGAAGCCAAACATTCTGCATGAGATGGCATAAATGTTTGTAAATAATTATTTTGTGAATTCTTGTTGTGGACTGTGACTTGTTTTGCCGAGAACCATGATTTAGTCACCATTGCACTGGAAGACCTGTCCCACTCCGACATAGATTGCGCTATATCCTTGTGTGATAACAGGTGAGAACTTATGTCTTTACATAAGTCATCATAAAATGTCTTGCGGTCTTCCTGTACAAGCATGATTTTTATTATTATCTATTTAAAATTATTAGTATCTAAAGAACAGTTAATATATTTGACTAATTCTTTTTTATCTTCTGTTAATGCCCATCCGTCATCTTTCAACAGATAAATAATTTCTTCTATATGTGGAGAATATGTCATATCATCTACGTTAATAGAATAATAATATTCTAAATTATTTTCATCTATTTTAAGCGTGTATGGTACATACTCCCCTATAGTTATTAAAAATGATATTTTAGTACTACCTACAGAAATTTTATTATCAGAAAAAACTTCTTCTATTTGTGATAAGTCCATCATCATTCTTTACAATTTTGCTGTCTTATTTGACCACTTTCTAAATCAATTTTTAATGGGCGATGTCTGCGTTTAAATGCACTATTTTTAACTCTATTAATAACACCTTTGATAATATCTTCATCAAACCATTTTTCTTTAGAAAGTCTTCTTAGAATGATATCATTATACTTAGTACACCCCCATATTTGTGTTTCAAAAAGTATCCTATCAACTTCTTTATAAGTTAAACCTGGAGCAATTTGTGACATGTCACCACCCATTTTAACACCATTTCCATCTGTAGGAGTTAATTTATATGACTCTTCTATAGCTTGTCTAATATCTTTATCAATTACATAATATTTAGTACAAAGCCATTCGCATAATTCATATATTTCGGTCTTATATAATTCGCCAATAGGATTAAAGTCTCCTTCATCACCATGTAACGTCCAAAAACCAAGTTGGTGTTCACTATAGTTATCAGTGTCCATAACTATACCCTTATAAATTGAAGCACAATGATAAAGATATAACATCCTCAATCTTGCTTTAATATTACCATTAGCAATTGGTGTATCTACTTTGAAATGATTTGATAAACTACTTGAAATAGTATTATAATCTTCTTCTATATTAATGCTTTGATATTCTGTACATAAAGATTTACCAACCATTTCTGCTGCTTTTACTTCATCTGATTGATTAGTAGAACACATAAGAGAATAACCTAATAACTTCTTTTTTCCATCAGAACGTTTTACCACTTCATGACAAATAGCAGCTACAAGTGTTGAGTCTATACCACCAGAAATACCTAAAATCATATTATTAATCCCATAATCATTTAGATATTGTAGGGTAGAGTATACCATTGTATTAAAAATCTTTTCCCACTTTTTCATAAAAGTTTGTTTTATGGATGATGTAAAATATTATTAATTCTACATCATCCGATAGTTATTTATTCGACTACAATATAATTAAGAATTTCTTGAGTAAGTGCTTTATGCATTAACTCTTCCATACTTAACTTCTTTTTTTCACCTGTATTGATATCTACTTCTTCTCCACCTAACAGTAAAGAAATAATAGAGCCATCAAAGCCACTCAAGAAATAGCATCCGCCATCCTTAATTGTTGCAGGGAAGTCTGTATGCCGAGAAGCACAATTCCACCATATGAATCTAAACTCATCAACAAACTCTTCTGGGAATACACTCTTCAACTTCTTCTTAGCTTCCTCGTAATTAGTCGTATTTTCTACATCTGTTAACCTTTGCCAATAGTTATTAGTAGCGTTGAATTGCATATCTGAAACAACTAAAAGTGTCTGCGGATAATCTGTAAGTGGAATCTCTGGATGCTTAGTTCTGATTCTTACAATTTCATCAACAACTGATTGGAAATTAGTCCCACCCATTGCATTGTCAGGAATCTGTTTCATCATTTCACAGAAATCGCCCTTAAGCTGCAATACACTAGAAGTATCATCAAACATAATTACATTCTTATGGAATGCACCCGTATTAAGCGTTGAAAAATAAAGTCCTAATGAAAGACATATGTCTAATGCTGTAGTATCACCATGTACACATGTGTTCATAGAGCCAGAAGTATCTAATGCACACCATACATTTCCATTTATACCACCAATATTCTTACCCTTTTCAATCAACTCATTAAACTGCTTATTAATGGTTGCTGTAACGTACTTAGGAAGGCATGAAATGTTATTCTTTCGGTTATATTCAATGTAACAATGTTTCTTCAAGTTTTTGATTAACTCATATGGATAACCTGTAAACTTGACATTACCCTGCTTAAGAACCCATTCTGTATATGAATCAACAAGGTTATGATTCTCTAAGAATTTACCATTAGTAATCATACTTAATGCACGTCCTGGAATTGTATTCCAATTAATCTTATCATAATTTCTTGAACTCATCAGTTTTTGGAAATCATGTGATGTTCCAGAAGTCTTAAGATGATTATACTCTTTATAAGATAATGAGAATAACTTAGCAAATTCTTTTGCATACTTATTTGTAAGTCTATTCCAATCGGTCTTAATATGAGATTTTGACTTAATGCGAGGCATGAACTTCTTAACAAGATTTACATGTGCATCACACTTTAGTCCTTCATAGATGATTCTATAGATAAATTCTCTATCAATAGCATTGATTTCAAGATGTTCATCATAAAACATGATAGTCCATAAATCCTTCCATGAGCCAATAAGAGGCAAAATCCACACGTTATTATTGAATGTATTCTTATGATACTTCGCAAGCCAAAGAAGTCTTTTAAAAGTTTCGTCACGCTGTCCTTGTCCACTCTGTACATTATCTGTAGTGGTTTTGTCGTTAACTTTAATCTTTCGTGTAATCATTCTAAGATAGAATGGGAAACGTGTAGCATACTCACGTGATTCATTCCAAAGTTTCTCTTGGTCTGAAAATACATCTGAAACATTACGTCCACGATAATTACCAGCTAAGCCAAACTGATTAGCCAACTCACTTCCTGTTGAAGCCATTGTAAGTGCACCATTCTCAGTAAAAGTATACTGATTGTACTTTGTTGCCTCGATAAATAAATTCTGTGACATATCTTTATTTTTTTTTAATTAACTTTGCAAAGATAATAATATTTTTTTAATCTGCCAAATTTTATAGCATATTTCTTTCAAAAAACTTTTTAAATGTTTTCTCCTATATCTACACGTCCATAAACTTTTAAATTATCTGTATTTTTTGCATCAATAAGATATATGTTATCATTTATAGTCGATTTATCAGAAAGCTCTGTGATAGGTGTGTTTTGCAAATATACTCTTTCGCCAACCTTTAAATTATCTGGTAATTTTGTTATATGAGTAAAGTTTAACATGAGACTTCTTTCAACAGCTAAATTATTAGGCAACTCTGTGATATCTGTATTAATTAGATATAAATTTCCATGTACTGTTAAGTTGTCAGGTAACTTTTTTATAGATGTATAAGTTAAATCAAGGTCTTCGCCAACACTTAAGTTGTCAGGAAGTTCTGTGATAGGTACCCCAGTTAAGTCAAGACACCCACCAACTGTTAAATTATCAGGCAGCTTCGTTAACTTTGCACCCACCATGTTTAAATCACCATTTACAGTTAAGTTATCAGGGAGTGCCGTAATAGGTGTATTGTTAAGATAGATACTTCCTCCTACGATTAAACTATCTGGAAGTTCTGTAATATTTGTATAACCTAAATAAAGATTATTTTTAACTGTTAAGTTATATGGTAATTTATTAATAGCAGCGTTATTTAAGACAAGAAAACCATTTACAGTTAAGTTGTCAGGTAACTCTATAATAGGTGAATCAGTTAAGTCAAGACTCCCATCATAAAATAACTTCCCATCCTTAACTGTCAATTCATACCCTGTTTCTTCCTTAAACTTTTCGATTAATTTATTCATATGTTTATTTGTTATTTAAATTATTTTCAAAAAACTTCTCAAACTTTTCTCCACCATACTCAACAGCAGTAAGCTTTATAATTTCCCTAATACTATACTTATCTTTGTGAGGACTTGGTAGCCTATTCTCAAGAAAATCTCTTGTACCAGCTGAACATGCACCAGTAATAATACGATATGCAGCAATAGCATCCTCGTAAGATAAAGTATCATCCAGTGACAAATTCTTATAGACTGATGTATCTCTATCGCTTATCTTATATATAAGGTCAGCTTTAGCTTCCTCAAGAGTATCACCATGTGCCCAATTATTTTCTCCATCGGTAACAATGTAAAATGGTCTATCTTCTCCTCCAAGCTTGTGTACACGATATACATTTCCATGGTGAGAATCAATAACAGAGAAAATACCATCAGCCTTGATATATTCAACTCCATTACTTTTCCAGAAAAGCGCCATATTTTTTAAACCATGAATAATCTTCTTTTGTTTTGGTGAAAGGTTATTTTTAATGCTTGAATATTCTTTTTCTGTTAAATCATCTTTACATAAAAAGCCATCAACAGTTAAAGTCTTTGGTAACTTTTTAATTGGTGTATATCTCATATCAAGTTCACTGTTAACAACCAAATTCTTTGGAAGTTTTTTAATATTTGTATGAGTTATATCAAGATAACCACAAACGAATAAATTGTCTGGCAACTTATTAATTTTAGAACAACTTAAATCAATATTACCACCTACAGTCAGATTATTAGGCAATTCTGTCATTTTTCCATAAGACAAATCCATATCACCACCTATAGTCAAATTTTAAGGCAGATTTATAATACCACTATCATTTACTTTTAGTCTTCCACCGATAATAAAATTATTAGGGACTTTTGTAATATTCGTATAAAATATATCAATGTTTCCACCTAAAATTAATTTATCAGGTAAACTTGTAATATTTACATGTCTTATTTCAAGATTATTTCCAACTACTAAATTATTTGAGAGATGTTTAATGAGTGTACCATTCAAGGTGAAGCTACCGCCTATAATTAAATTATCTGGAAGTGATTCGATTTGTGTATCTATCAAAGAGAAGTGTCCATAAACAATTAAACTATTATGTGTTTTCTTTATATTTCCAAAATAAATAACAAGATTTCCATTTACGGTCAGATTATCAGGAATTTCTGTAAATTCCACATCTCTTAAAAATATGTTGCCATCAAAAAACAGTCCATTATCTCTTACTTCTAATAAGTAACCTGTTTCTTTGTGAAATCTTTCTACAGTTTCTCTTAAATATTCCTTGTTCATACTTGTATATATAAAATTACGTCACAAAGATACAGTTTTATTTTTAAGATACCAAATATTATAAATAAAATTAACATTTATTTTTATTTTATATTCGTTTTTGCTTTAAAACCGCTGTTGATACAATATTTATTATATGATAAACATAGTTTAAATTACAGATAAAAATGAATACAATAGATTCAATAATTAATGAGGAATTAAATAAGATATTTGTTAATGAAGCGAAGCATCCTGTTAGCAAAGAGGTTTTAGATGCATTTAAACGTTTCTTAAAGAGTCGTAAAGGGAATAAATCTACTGATAACGATGGCAGTAAGAATAAAGAGGAAAAAAGCACGGATAATAAAAAGGATATTAAAATACGTAAGACTGCTGGTGGAGGATTCAAAAAATATGATTTTAAAGATTGGAATAGAAGTAATATAGAAATTAATAAAGACCTTGCTAATAGTATTATTGCTAAAATCAATATGGATACTCTTGATTTAGCTGCAGCAGCACGAAAGGTATTTCCTGCACATACGCCAGAAGGTGCGCAATCTCAACTTAGAAAGATATTACATCATGAACGCCCAATGACGTATAAGGTTGCTCGAAAACTTAATAAAATGATATCTCAAGGTATCATACCTGTCAGATAATAAAAGGTGGGAATTTCCCACCTTATTTTGTTTTTTCTTCTATATACTTTCGCATCTTTTGAAGAGATTCTTTGTGTATCTGTCTAACTCTTTCTTTTGTTAAACCATATTTTTTTGATATTATTTCATAATTATATTTACCTTTACTTTTATCATCGTTGGTAATATCATTATTATCTATTCCGTAAATAAACCTTATTATTTCACTTTCACGCTTATTGAGACATTTTAAAAGCAACGATGACTTATATGAGTTGTATTCATTATTAAATTCAATACCATTAGCAGTATTTCTATTAAATTCATATATATCCATTTGTGAAGATTCGTTATTATCTTCATTCTCGTTACTGTTATCAATCCTAATTAATCTTATCTCATTAACATCACCATTGTTTTTTATATTGATACCATATTTCTTATTTAATAGTGATGAAATTTCTTCAGTGGTCGGTTCTCGTTCTAATTTTTGAGTTAAATAACTTCTTACCTTTGCTACGTGATGATATATTCTTTCACCGTTTTTTTTACGCACTATTTTTCCATAATTTATTTTAAATTGGTCTATATTTCTTTTAATATAGTAAGCAGCATAAGATAGTAGTTTACTATTTTTATTAGGGTCGAATTTATCAATAGCCTCCATTAATCCGATATTAGCTTCGTTAACTAAGTCTACAAGTTCGATTCCTGGAGTCATTTGACGTTTAGCGGATGCTACTACGAAGCGCTGATTACAACTAATGAGTTTATTTCGTGCATTTGTAGCTTCTTTTTCTGTACCATTATGAACCTTATATAATAGTTCATTTTCTTCCTTTTTACTGAGAATAGGAAAGTCTTTAATGTCATTAAAATATCTAATGGTACTTTCAGACCGCTCTTTTATACCACCACCAATTTTTAAATTTATGAACATAGTTTCGTTTTTTAATTATACGAAATAGAAATCTAAAACTAATAATTATTAGTTAAATAATAAGGAATAATAGATTAATATTTTTTATATAAAGAATAATCATTTTTATTCTTTCATCCAAATTAAATCATTATCTCGACATTTATATTTACCTTCCTTTAGTTCACCTTGAAATGTGCTCATTAGGCTGAGTATGTAATAAAGGTTATCTGCAATATATTTATTTAAACCAAGAAGATATTCCTCTACATCATCTGGGTATGCACGACCATCTGGTGATTCTTCTGTACCTTTGATTGCCTTATCTTGCATGCCAAGTATAAAAGCCATATCTTCCAGAAGGTGAGAACCTAAATTAAATAAATGTCTTCTATCAACAAATATTTTATTATCACCATCTATCTGCCAGTAAAGAAAATGCAATAACTTTACATGGTCTTTTGTTAGTTCTAAATGCTTAATCATAACTATTTATTTTTATTTTTTCTTCTTATTATTTGTATTCTTGATATCTTTGTTTTATTTCTTTCTCTTTTCGTTTCCTTTCTGATACAACTTTACGATAAGTTTCGTAATCTGTTTTCTTAAGGAGTTGTTCTTTGTTATATTCAATCTTATTCTTTTCTTTTTTAGATAATTGATGATAATCGTAAATTGTTATATCAATATATTTACAAGTTCTTTCTAAGATATCGAGTATTTTTTTTCTATCCCCATTGCCATCAAATCTACTTCCGCCAATAAGGGTAGTAGCTATTTTTTTATCTTTATATAATATTCTTATAATTTTCAAACACTTTTCAAGAGATTCATAATCCAAATAATCTGTTTCAATATCTGGTCTAAAATTCATACTTTTGGTAATGAAACATAATACGCACAAAGGATGCGTATCTTTACACTCTATTATTGTACCTAACTTTCTTCTATCACCATAATTTGTCCTGAAGTTAGTTTCTTGTACTTTTGGATAATGTAACATTATATCTCTTTGGAATCCTTGAGATAATGTATTGTATATATTAGTACCAATTAATACTACATCATATTTATCAATGCATTTTATTAATTCTTTATCCTTAATAATTTTCATTAATATATTTTTTTTATGATACAAAGGTACACATATTTTTGTAATTTTCCAAATTAAATATATTAAAAAACATTAAATCCTGAATATATAATTCAGGATTTAATGTTTTGTTCTACACTTTATTCATAATTGGCGGAGTTTCTATAAGGTATTCTTTTCTTAGTTTGTCGTCGTTAATCAAATTAGTTAATATCCGTGCATAATAGTTACTACACAGTCCCCCATTGAAATAAACAAGTCCTCTAAATAAAATTATGTCAGAACCTTCTGGCAATGTACCTAACTCTGTAACAGTGTAAGGTTTTATAAATGTGTATTTTTTTTGTTCCATTTTTATAATATTTTTCTTAATCTATCTGATTCGTCAGCAAGTGGAATTATTTCATATGTTCCATCAGGCTTTAAATATACAAGTCTTCTTGCTATTATTTTAAAACCTAAATCTTGTAAAGGTATAGCATATGTAGATAATTGAAGTGTATAAATTGACTGTGGCTCTTCTATATAGTCTTCGAAAGGTGGTAAAAGAGTTTTTTTAATTTCTCTATTATATGTTTTAATTAATTCCTTATTCGTTTTATAATCAAATATACATAATCCACTATTTTTACCAGATGGGTCATTGTAATAAAATAATATATCTGCTGTACCTGCTAAGTCATTTTTAAGACCTTCAGTAAACATCTTTGCTTCTGGAAGAACCAGATGTAAGTCTGGATGTAACTCCGTTTGGAATTTATGTATTGCTTCTTGTTTAGGATGCGTTGGAATAAGCCAATTTTTATCTTTTATGTATTTACGTTTGCAACTTTCCTGAATAAGTTCTGGATGTCCTGCATTTACATAAGATAAAGATTCTCCATATTCATGGCATAATGTACCAGTTGTTGTTGATTTTAAATTATTAAAACTCCATACATCCTGCCAGTATTCTTTTGTTTCACCATGTTTTGCAGCGTATTTGGAAGCGTTTTCTTCTAAATCAAAATCATGTTCAAATTCACCAAGGCGTGTTGTTACTGATTTGAACAATTTATTCTTATCATGTTTTAAATAATAGATATGTGGTTCTTCTTCAAAGACTAAATCCTTGAACTTGTCTAATATTTTAGCACGTATTTCCGTAACTACCTTGGGTTCACCATTGATTTCAAACATTCCAGGTATATCTTTGTATTTATTTGCCATTATATTTATATTATAATGTGCAAATATACGAAATATATTTTATTCATGCAAATAATATATTATTTTTTTTTCATCTATACGAAATATCTGAGCCGAATACTAATTGATTATCTTTATATTGATTTTCATTGTTTATCACAAACTTTGGGTTTTCTTTTAACTCTATTTTTGTCGGGACTTTATATAATTTATTACCTAAATCGCTTTCTATGGTTATTTCTTTTAAATCTAAATGTTCATCCTTGTAATTAACATCGAATCTATTATATAACTCTTTAAGATTTAAACATCTATCATTGCCTATATATAGGTTAGCATAATCTAAAAAGTATACATAGTTTTTGTCGGTAAGCATTCCCCAGCTTGTTGGATTTGGATTAGGTTCATGCCTTTCTCCATTTTGGGTAAATCCGTTTGCCGCATTGTCTCTTATACTAAAATCGCTATACTTTGAGATATTATCTATTTTAAAATTAGGAGGTGGTACGTTGTATTCTTTATTAGGGCTTTCCCATGCCATTAATCTGGCAAAGCTATAACCACGAGTTACTAAACTGTCAATATTGTTATCTACCATACCGTTGTCGTTTAGCCAATTTTGTGTCTTATATCTTATTAATAAAGCCCATAAGTTTGGGTGTTTATAACATAATCCTGTTGATTGATTTCTAAACACAGTTTCACCACCATTATTATCTTTTTCCAAGATAATTCTGTATATAGAATCACCATTACCTAATTCATCAAAATGATTACAGAGTTCATCTAATGTTTTGAAAGTTATTTTGAAATTAACGACACCATGACACCCTCTCCAGCAATCATTATCCCAGAAAACTCTACAATCGAAAACTCTAACACCTAAATTGTATAATTGTTCTTCGTTACGTTCTTGACATTTCCATAAACCTTTATAACCCTTTAAAATACCACCTAAAGGGAACCCATTATCAACACCTGAGTATGTAAATAAATCATGTGCACATATCATACTATATTATAAAATTAAAAAACATAACAAGGACGTTTTTTATCCCTGTTATGTAATTATTTGTATTATTTTTTAATCTGTTCTTTGAGATTCTTTATTTCATTTTCCAATTCTGCAATCTTCAAAATTAATAAAGAAATATAATCAACAGATTTAATACCTTCTGTGCTACTAGCGACTAATTCTTCTAAACCAGCTCTTTCAACATCTTGTGCTATAACACCAAAGTGCTTGCTATTATCAGATTTAAAAGCATATGATTTTAAATCAACATTTTTAACTTTATCAATGTCATTCTCTGATATTGTTTCAATATCCTTCTTTAATCTCTCGTCTGAAGAATTTAAATAAGTTGGTGCTATCATACCATTAGTTGCCTGAATACCACCAAGTATCTTCAAACCAGTCATTGAAGTACCACCATTTGTTAACTGTACATCTCCAGATATACTGCCATCTGTGGTTATATATATAGCATTTTTTCTAGCATTGTCAGCTGTACCAATACCAACTGAAAATATCTGATTTGTATTGGCTTTATTATATTGACCGCAAGCAAATTCAGATTGATTTGAAGCTAATGTAGCTAAACCACTTGCATGAGAATCTTTTCCACTTGCGGTTGTATTACTGCCTTCTGCATGAGAACTTTCACCGCTTGCTGTAGTGTTAATGCCTTCACTATGAGAATATTTTCCACCTGCAATGGTACGATATCCCTCAGCGTGAGAAATTTTTCCTTTTGAAATAGAAAGTTTTCCCTCTGCATGTCCAGCATCTTCATAGACCATTGTGTATGAACCTTCTGCGTGACTTCCATAACTTTCTATTGTTCCCTTATTTTGTATCGTGTATTCCCATGTATAAAAATATCCGTCACGTTGATTACCAGTAGTTTGTGCTGCACGTGTGCATGCTTTAGGCAATGGGTCTTTTAGTGTTAACTTAATGCGTTTATTTTCATTGTCAGCAGTAAACTTAGTATTATAAGCATATTCTGCGTTTAATACATCAATAGCACTTGTTCTATCATTATTAGCTATAATACAGTTTTTATAATAATCTAAGTTAACAGAATATTCTTCTGAAGCCAAAATAAACATTTCAGTACTTCCAGCAGTAATATCGTCTGTTATTTGTAATCCTTTTAGATGTAGACCCTCTACGTGACTTGATACACTTAAAGCAATTCCACCAGAACCTTCTACGTGAGAATAATGTGCAGCACTATTTGTATTACTTCCTTCTGCATGAGAACTTTCCCCACTTGCGGTTGTCGCACTTCCTTCTGCATGAGAACTTTCTCCTCTTGCAGTTGTTGAAATACCTTCTGCATGAGATTGAGGTCCACTTGCTGTAGTGTTAATACCTTCTGTATGAGAATTTTCCCCACTTGCGGTTGTCGCACTTCCTTCTGCATGAGAACTTTCTCCTCTTGCAGTTGTTGAAATACCTTCTGCATGAGAAAAATTACCAACAGCGTTAGTATTACTACCTTCTGCATGAGAAGTTTCTCCGCTTGCGGTTGTCGCACTTCCTTCTGCGTGAGATTTATCTCCGCTTGCAGTAGTACCAGAACCCTCTGAATGAGAGGTAGTTCCCTTAGCTATTGTCATAATGCCCTCAGCATGTCCTGCTTCTCCTAAGACAATATTATTTTTTCCTTCAGCATGTCCTGCTTCTACTTCCCCTACAGCAATATTTGTTAAAATATATTCATTAGAAGTAAATGAAGGATAGTCATCGTAACTTCCACTATTAGAGGATGCAGTTTCTAACGGCTTATCTAATGTAAATTCTATCACATTGACTCCTGATAAATTATCTGTTGAGTATGATACAATATTATAGATGTCTTCTGGATTGTTTTTACCCCTTATAAAACAATTCTTGATATACTCATCAATAACAGGTAAATTCATTGCATCATTATCGACAGTAATTTTTGTATCTCCAACTGCAATATCTTTGGCTAATTGCATCTTAACCATATACTTTCCTTCTGCATGAGAGCATCCACCTTTAACTATTGTATAATTACCTTCTGCATGAGAAGTGTCACCGCTCGCTGTAGTATAATTACCTTCAGCATGCGAATGGTTACCATTAGCATCCGTTTTATAACCTTCTGCATGAGATTGAGGTCCACTTGCTGTAGTACTCTTACCTTCTGCATGAGAAGAATTTCCAACAGCTTTTGTAGCAGTACCCTCTGCATGAGAAGATAATCCACTTGCACTACTGCCAGCTCCTTCTACATGAGAAAAATTGCCAATAGCATTCGTTTTTAATCCTTCAGAATGGGAATTATTACCACTTGCTGTAGTACCATTACCTTCAGCGGTAGCATATTTACCAGTTGCGGTATTAATAATTTCGGTTGGGCTACCTGATGTTTCATTACCTAATACAGCAGAGTGTTCACCTTCACCTTTGTTCCATGGACCCTTTTCAGCATTTTTAAAATCCATTGTGATGATTGAATCATCACTTCCTTTAATAGCAATAAATGGTCCTTCTTTATTAAAGTTAACTGCAATTTCGCCATACTTCAAGTCATCAGCAGTAGGCACCTTTCCTTTTTGTGAGCTTCTTGGTAGCTGCACATGTCTTTTTACGTTACTTGTCATGTTTATATTTTACTAAAAAGTATTATGTATTGTACATAAAAATGTACTATTATTTTTGTATCTTTTTAATAAATATATTGATAAAATTATTAAAGTCATTAGTTTTTAATAAAAAACATGGCATTTGTTTATCTAATTACAGAAGAAAATGATAATGACTGTTATAAAATAGGTTCCACACGTAAAAATGATATAAATGAACGTTTGAAAGAACTACAAACTGGCAATTCTGAGAAATTATTAATTGCTAATTCTTTTGAATGTGAAAAACCATTTAAGTTGGAACAGATGTTACATCGACACTATAGGAAATATAATCGTTTAAACGAATGGTTTAATTTAAGTAAAGAAGAAGTTGACAATTTCACAGAAGTATGTAAGAAGTACCATAACATAATTGTTTCATTAAAAGATAATCCTTTCTTTTAAAATTGAAAAATGCAGAGATTTATGTCTCTGCATTATTTTTCATTTCACTCATTTTTTCTTTAAGTAACTTTTTCTGTAGTTCCTCTGCAATTATATCCCCATGACATCTTAGTGGTTTGCAGAAGCACTGTAGATAAACATCTTCTCCATTCTTATAATGTTCATATATTTTATCAAAGTCATGTGTAAGATATGGGTCTACGCCATAAGCTTTATTAAAATATCTTCTATAAGCATCTACAGCTTCATCTCTCGTTTTATAAGTTAGTTTTGCAAGATTACTACGTTTACCATTATGTGTAAATGGATTACCAAGTGGATTACCATCTTTACTTCTTCCTATATAAAAATTATTAGGTTTCGAAGTATGGTCTTCTTCTTTGCAATTATAAACAATAATTCTTCCCATTTGTTTATATTTAAATGTGAAACATTCGAGAGTAGCTCGAACAGGACTCGAACCTGCACACTCATTTCTGAATATTTGATTTTAAGTCAAATGTGTCTACCCATTTCACCATCGAGCCATATATCAGATATAGTTGAAAAAAATTACGTTAAGTCAACTAAAAGTTTACTTTATTTCATTATTTTAAACCGAATATAATTATAAATTTATCTCCTTAATCTGATATGTTTTTAATTCTTTTGCAAAGGTAATAAAAAGTTTTTATTCCTACAAATTTTTGCAATAGTTTTAACACTATTTAAGAACTCTTCTATCAATACGTCTTCTACCAGCACTTCCGTTTCTGATAGGTGAAGTAGGACGTGTGATAGTTCTTTTTACCTTTGGAACTCCACTATTTACTCTACTTTTTTGACATGCACAAGCCATAGTATAAAATATTATTTAGTTATTATTATTTTAAAACAAATCGTATAAAGCATTTAAGACTTCATTTTCATCAAATGTAATTGGTATAATTTCATTACCTTCAGAATCATAAGCCTTTACATTATCAATTTCTAGTTCTACACTTACTTCGTCTGGGTCGTCTGGAACATCATAATCGTGACTTGGACTACCTGGTGTGATATATCTATAAACATACAAATCAAAAGAAAAGGTTTCTCCTCCTTCGTTATATACGTCTACATCTCTATGCCACCCTTCATCCCATGTATCCCAGTGATATTGAGCATCAAAAATAGCGGATATGAATGAATTTGTTATATCTAAAGGTTCGTTGTTATTTTCTTTTATAACTTTTCTTATCGTGTTTTTAACAATTTCATGCAAATCACTCTCTGTTAATTTTATTATCTTTTTCATCAAAGTTTTTTATATAAATAGTTAGATTTAGGCAATAAATATCAAATTTGCCATAATCTAATTCATTTATTACATTTTAAATCTTTTATAGAAATCATTTAAAATGACTTGAAAGTCTTCTGGTTTATTAATAGTAAAGCCATTTTTACCAGTTTCTATTTTTGTAAACCAGTCTTCTTCACCAATAGCACCATTTATCATTGTTAAAGTCAAGCTTTCGCCTTCATCTTCGTCTCCATCTATTGTATTTGCTTCCTGCCAATACGTTATTTGAAAATTAGACACGCCCACTTCGTTATGTTTTGGGTTTAGTCGTTTTACAATTTTTATATCATCAATATTTTCTTTTTGGGTATTCATAAACTTTATTTTTATTTATAAATTCATTTCTTAACAGTTTAGTTTCTCTTTTATCTTTACCTAAAATAAAAGCATATTTATATTTTGATGGAAAATAAATCTTTTCAGATTCTGCAAACATTTTCTTAGAATATTCTCTTAATTCTTTTTCAATGTCATCAGGTATATTCTCCCAAAGCATTCGTTGTTTATTAGACCAGTTCTTCTGCCACTCTATACCTAGGTCTTTTGCATAACGTTTATAAAAGCTCTTAGACCTAAAAGCTCTATCCGTCATTATTTTATTTGGATTATAAGGGTTTACACACCTTACATTTGTTCCGCTTCCAGCACCTAAAAAATAAAAGTTGAGTGCTTGGTATATTGAACCATTTTCTTTCGCTTGTAGGTCACTATAGCAGGTAAATAGGCGATACTGCGTATTCTTAATCATCCACTTGATACACCACATTAAGAACTTACTCCCAAGATTCATGGGTGTCCATGATGCGCTTGCACCACGTGCAATAAGACGTTCTATATCTTTAGTTTTTTCACCTAAAAGTTTACTGAAAGAATTTGGCATACCCATAATGATTACACCTCCTAAAATTCCTTTATAGCGTGCAGCAAACCAATGTGTTGGATAACTTCCTACAGTGCCAAGCCATTCATAACGTTTGATAAATTCAGTTGCTTCTTTCTTTTCTTCTTTGGTGGCTATGAAAGAAAATTCAAATTCTTCAAGATTGATGTTTTTTATATCTTCATCAGTCCATCCAAGTATTTGTTTATCTTCTTCTAAAGTATCTAAACGTCTTTGGTATTGATAACACCACGGACTTTTAAATTCTTTGATTTTATTCAGTAAACTTATGTCGCCCATTATTCATATTTGTTTATACAATAATAGGAACTGCTATATAATTGGCTATAACAGTTCCTTAAATTAATATTAAGCTTGCATATTCTTTTTATTCTTCTTAGCTTCTTTCTCTTCACGTTTACGTTCTTTCTCCTCTTCTGCAATAGCTTCGATAGTGATTAAAGAGGTCTCAATAGTGTCCAAATAGTCATCATGTTTGATTCTCATACGTAGGATTTCACCGTACTGACTATTATCAACATTAAGTTTATCTTTTTCACTGTCATAACTTACATTTGATAAAGCGCCTTCTATAAGGTCTTCCTTCAACTTGTCTGTAAGTCTATCAAGAGCATCTTCATAGATAATCATATTAATTCCAGATTCACTCTTTGTCTTAAACTTTTCTGTAGCGCCAATCTGTCGTACTTCTACAACTTTATTAGATTTTGTTGTAGACATAACATTAAGTCTAACCCCTACTGAAGCAAGACCTGTTTCTTCAAATTTTTTCTCAGCCATTTCTGCAATGTCTGAACTTGTAGCAAAAATTTTCTTAGCCATCTTTTAATATACTTTTAAAAATTAACGTTGCAAATATAATAATAATTTTATTTTCACCAAAATATTTATTGAAAATTCTTTCTTATTTTATAAATTTTTAATAATATGGTTCCAAAGAGAAATAAATTTCATATTATATTAACTAAGAATGGTAAACAGATAGATGATGTTTATTGGTGTGGTAACGTTGATAAGATAAATAGGCGTTTTGAGGATATGAAAGCGCAAAGTGAAAAAGTACTTTTTCCTGTTATCTGGACGCATCAAAATAAACGTCTTGTTGAAACTAAATATGAAATTTTCATTATTAAATATACTGAGGATTGTGCTCATGATATTATTAGGCTAAGGGATGAATACGGAAAATTCATAAATTATAGTACTAATAATCCTTATTGGATTATATATGATAAAGCTGATTACAATAAAGAAGAGCATTTTTGGGTTTACGGATATCATCCTTTGTTTGAACGTAAAGATTTTAAATGGGTATTTGAGAACTTAATCAGTAGAGAAAAGAAAAACAAATATAATTTTAAAGAGATATTAGTTTATAACAATAAACTTATCATTGCAACTAATGGTAATCTTGAAATAGTTATAACTAAAAATAAAAAAGATTGTATAAGATTATATAATACAATTCAGAAAATGTGCATTGAGAAAAAAATGCGCTATATAGCCTTTTGCGGAGACATCTGTAAAAGTAAATTTAAGAGTGATTGGATTAATAGAATAGTTGATAAAACTGGATGGGATAGGCAAAAGGTTAAAAGAACTAAAACACGTAATTAAAAAAACGGCAACTAAATTAGTTGTCGTTTTCTGCTTTTATAATTATAGATGTATTAGAAAAGGAAATGTGTATTTCATCATCAGATGGTATAAATTCTTGGTCTCTTGTGTTTTCTCTATAGAATAAATCTTCGTCTATCTTAGTCAATTCTTTTTTATCTACATTTATAATTAATTCACTTTTTGTGTTTATTCCATTATCTAACAGAAACTTAGATATATAATCTCCAAGTTCAAATATCTTGTAACTGTTTAGTTTTAATTCCATAGTTATAATATTTCAAATAATTTATCAAAAAATCTCTTAATACGGAACTTAACTTTTTGCTTTAAAGGAATTTCTATTTTTTTATTTCCATTGAGGATATCCATCATATCCTTACCCATTTCTCCCTTTAGCTTATTGGCTATTTCTGTTTGTTGAAAGGCAATGGACCTTTCGGTCATTTTTCTATCATTTTTAAGCCCCCTAAGCTCCTTATTTAGTTCATAGGTATTATCATTCATTGTTGTTCTCAAGTGCCTCCTGTACACTATTTAAAAGCCATACAGCGCCTGATGTTACACATAAATCCACGAATATAACTATATACCATGGTAAACTGTCACCAAACATAATATTTCCTGCTGTAAACGGAACTGTAGGGAAAACGAAAATGTTTAATAAGGATGTAACCCACCCAACATTAGCACTTGTACACATCATGCAATCAAAAACGTTTCCAATACTTCCAAAAACACGTTTTGTAGCATTTCTGAAGTTCTCAATAATATCAAACGGTCCGCTTGCATAAACAAGCATGTTTGATAAGCCATATGCAAAGATTATATATATTAATAAATTCATTGTATTTCTCCTTCTTCTTCTTTATTATCAGTATTATTTTTTTCTTCTTCTTGTGTATTTACAGTTGTTATATTTTTATTATCTGTATTACTTGTTTCTTCACTTTTGCTATCTATATTTTTTTTCTTCTTTTTCTTCTTTGGCTTCTTAGTTATAAACTGTAGTGTTTCAAGTTCTTTTATATCTTTATCTTTGAAAAATTCTTTTAATTCTTCAATTTTTTCTTTTAATAGTTTTACTTTATTAACAACACTCTCATTCATTTTTTTAGTTTCAATAATCAATTGAAAAATATCTTCTAATTTTACATTATCAGAATCTCCATAATAATAATATTCTTGAGGGTTGCTATCTGATTTAGCAGGCTTAATTTTTCCATCTTCTGAAGGATAAACCCCCCATTTTTCAGGAAATATTATTTTAACAATTAAAGCCTTATTAAATCTCTCAATTCCTTCAAAATATTCTCCTAATTCTTTAATATATTCTTCTATCATTAGCATATCATTCTACATTTTAGAAACCAACTATTAGAATAGTTGTTATATAAGAGATAGAAAAATATAAGAAAGCGAGCCTCCATCCATTAAGTTCTATCTTACCTGACCTCATCTTTATAATTTTAAAAACATTAAATAATTCTCTAAATATTTCAAGGAATGATAGTATAAAAATGAATATTTTTATAAATGTTATTACGTATAGTACCATGAACTACTAATTTTTAAAATATTTATTAGCTTCAGGCTTCATCGAGGAAAGGTATTTAGAATGATTGACACTTACTTCCTCTCCACCCGTGTAATCGACTGTTCCTGCCGATGTATTTCTTATATAAAAAATAAAAAAAATCTTCAGAAATTAAATGGTTTCTGAAGATTTTTTTAAATTATTTTGTTATGTCTATCATTAATCCTACACCTATCATCACACTGAAATCTTTATGAATTGGGTCATACCCTGCAATGAAACTTGGACCTACTCTAAAACGTTCCCAGAATTTCTTATGATATTTTTTATTAAATACAGTTACGTTAGATATTTCCCCTTTATTTGAACTTTCTATTGTTAGATGATTTGTTCCATCATTTGACGTTTTATTTACTAATGTAAATTTATCATTCGTTACTGCTTTTAATTCATACCATTCTGGTTTTTTGTAACTTCCTATTTTCAAAGTATAACTTAATGAATCATTTGGTTTATTTGTATATTCATAAACTTTCAATGTATCATTATTGACTACCTTCTCAACTACTACTTTTACAGGTTTTTCAACGGTTTTAACTATTGTATAAATTTTCCTATATTTAAATTGAGTTAGGTAGCTAATTTCTTTCTTGTATTTTTTTAGAGAATCGTATAACTCTCTATTTTCTTTCTTTAGATTTTTAAAATCATTACTTTGGTATATTTTATGATAAGTTTTCGCACTATCTATATATTCTACATTATTGATTTCTTTTATAATATTATTATGCTTGTGAGTACAATATGTAAGAATAGCAATAATACAAATGCTTATAATTACTGCTATAGGTATACGATACTTAACTATAAAACTATAAATTTTATTTACCATCTTTATAACATCCTTTTTCTAATTTTAAAACTTTTAAATCAAGTAATGGACTTACTATATCAGCTAATTTTTCTAAAGATACTTTCATTTCTTCTTTATTTCTTAATGGTAAGCTTTTGTCGAAGAATAGACAAAGGAAACCAATAGTATGTCCACCACTTTTTAGAATAACACTTGCTATATATTTACCTCCTATACTATATACAATTCTAGCAAACCTTGAATCTATTAATCTTACATCTTCTGTATCGCCAATAAATACACCATTCTTAGCGATATAATAAGGTAATTGGTAATGAGTTAAAGGTATATTTTGAAATTTATCACCAACAAAATTTATATCTTTGTCATTCTCGTTTATTACCTCATAAGACATATCTACATATCTGAAAGGTAAATTAGTAGCATTTTCTTTCCCGTTATGTAATTCAAATATAGCTACTCTTGAAGCATTACTTGTATATAGAATTTTTTTCAATTCGTTATTTATCCGTGGTGTTACAGCATCACGGATTTTCATATTAGCTTCATCTTCTTTCTCTTTCTCTACAATTTCATTAAGTACTTTTTCAAGCGTATTCTGGTCATTACCTATTTTATAGACCCACCATCCTACACAGAATAGAAGAACTAAAAATGTAAAGAAAGATGTTATTTTTAAAAGTTCACTAACTTTTGCATGTCCAATCCATTTGATAGTTTTGACGATATAATCTACAATACTGTCCCATCTACCAAATGTTTCAGTTCCTTTTTCATTCATTATTAAAACATTGTTTTATGTTCAAATTATTTCATAAGTTTACGTGCTTTATTAAGCATATCGTCAAACTCTTTTGTTTCGTTTAGTCTCTTATCAGGTGTACTATTTTTGTTATAATCAGAACATTTATAATTAAACAGATGTTTAATATGATTCATTTCTTCGTTAACGAGCTTTTTACCTACTTTCTTTTTGACATCAGCACCATCTTGATGCCATTCTACTAAATATTCTGTTCCATTAGAATCTCTCATAATGAAACGATTGTTCTCTTCTTTTAAACTATCTGGAATATTAGCAAGCATGTGGTTTTCTGAAAGGAATGCTTTATGGAATGTTAGACGCTTGATTTTGTTTTCATATACACTCTTGTGTAATTTCTCAACTTCTTTTTTATCAAGTTTACGTCCAGTTAAACCTATTTCAGTCGCTGTATCTTTTCCTCTTTTTCTTTCATCAGAATGCTCCTTACGTTTTTCTAAGTCGTCATCTGTACCATATACTGCATTTCCAAAGGCATCATTTTTATGGAGTTTTTCAGCTTCTGCTGAAGCATAACCTTTCATTTGAGCCTTTACTCTTTTTGAAAAAGGCTCAGATATATTGTCGTATAACAAATCACTCATACTTTGGTTATCATCTTTAGATAAGCCACCATCGTACTTTTTTGTTTTATTTACACTTGTCTTACTATTATACTTTTCAGTATCTTTCATAATTTCTTTGTAAGCCTTGTCATTAATTTTTTTATCATCACTTTGTACATTGCTTCCAAAAACAGGTTTAAATTCATTTTTTTCTCCTGCACTTTCCCTGATAGCACGTCTTAACTCGCCTACTTTAAAAATTCTCATAGAATTATACGTTTATATTTTATATTATATTGCTTTCGTTTAGATAAAGTCCTCTCAACATTTGTTCAAACATAAGTTGAGTATACTTTTCTTCGTTATTACCATTTGCTACTTCTTCTTTTACTTTCTTATCAATATCTTGTATACTTTTGATAACATTAGTATTAGAATAATAGTCGTTATAGTTTATTTGCATTTTAAATTAGTATTTTTCTTTTCTCTCTTGCTACCGCATCTTTCACATGTATCTTCCTCATTTCCAGCAGTCCAAAAGTTTCTTGTAATAGGTTGTCCTGAATTGACTGGTGCGTCGTATTCGTAACCGTTTCCATTACCATTACCAGTAGTCATACCTACACCCATAGTGCTGGTAGCACCACCTCCTATTCCACCTTCCATTTCGCTTACAATTCGTTTAGTAACTTTCTCTACTAATCTATGTAAATCGTTTTCTGTTAAAGTATATAATTTTTTCATTTTTTTTCAAAATAATATTTATATAAACTTTTTATGTTGCTTTCAAAATTTCTTTTAGGAACTGTATATGTAACATGAAACATTGATTTCTTTTTGCCTAACTTATCATCGTATGGCTCATCTATTCTTTCTTTCTTTTTAATTATATCTCTATCTAAAAGTATACTTTTCAATTCGTCTTTACTAATACCTTTCTTTTGTAATACACCACTTGTATTAGCATAAAAAGGATTACTAAGAAGGTCTTTTATGAATTTCTTTATATCTCTATAAAATTCAAAAAATGTAACTTCTTCATTGATAGATTCTTTTATAAGTGATAATTTATTTTGCGGTATATAAATTTTCATCTTGATATAGTTCCCATCCATGTGCTATTTCGCTGCCATAATGTTTTGAACAATTCACTAATAACAGCTGCACTTATTTTCTTTACAGCGTCTTTGAAATCACGTGAGTCTAAAGAGTTATCTATTTTACGGTCAATCATTGAATTAACCTCTGTTTTTGACAACTCCTCTTTTATAATTTTATTTAGTACTTTTTCACTAATCATTTACGTAATTTTGTTTTATATAAATATAAATCAAAAATAAAAAAACCCGAAGAATTAAACATATTCAGAAGTCATCATATGGCTTTCAATACATTCACTACCTACCTTGTGTAGGCTCCTTCGAAACGATAATAACACTTCCTTAACCTTGTCACGTTTAAGTTTCTTAGCTTCAAAAGCACCGTTATCAAGTTGTTTTAAGAGCTTATCTCGCAACACGGTTACAAGAACTCTGTTTCTTATATTCTTTGCTGCATTGAAATCAGCATTATCTTTATGTCCACATTCAACACATGCAAACGTTTCTTGGTTTGGTCTATTATCATCTTCAATACAACCACACATGGGACACATCTTTGAGGTATAACTCGCTTGCACAGTTGAAACTGCAATGCCATACTTTCTTGCAATATGTTCTACCTCTTGTTTCAAACTACTTAAACCAAGGAATTTGACCTTCCTATTGTAATTGATATCTTCATTATCGCTATCTTTAATATAGAACTTTCCAAACCCATTGTTAAGATTTTCCATCACAATGTGACCAACACCTTTAGCTTTTTCACTCTTACACATGGTAGCTATGGTCTGCTGTTCATTCTTAATAATCTTTTCCTTTAACTTATTAAGTTTCCATTGCTTGCGTTTGCCAATTACATAAGTTCTATCTTTTTTCAATCTGTCTATTTCAATAGATAACTTGCAAAAATCGTTAACTAACTTTCTGTCATAATCGTATGTTGTTTCATTCGATAGACTAAACAAATTATGTTTGCAATTAACGTCTATACCAATAGTCTTTCCATTTGGCTCTGGGATATATCTCTCACCATCTTTGCATAGGTTCACATTCACTTGATGATTCTTTTCATCGAATGTAATAGTATACTCATAGTCATTAGTGTTCTTTCTATAATCCTTCATATTTCCATGCCAACATTTATTAAATGTGACTGGTATGTCAAATGATTTCCGACTTAACCCACTAAGGCTTATGAACGAATTAATTACTGAACCAAACCTATGATTATAATCAATTATCTTTTTCTTTCTACATCTACCACTAAAGGTTAATGACCTGAACTCTATTGGTTTGTTAGCGTATTTGCTAACAATACGTTTCCTCTTTGATAATGCTAAGACATATAACCTTTCAAAACCGAACTTCTCACAACATCTTATAATGTTGTTATAGAAGTCACGTTTGTCATCATCACACTTGTCAATATTATATTTTATATAAGCAATTGTACCTTCATTTCCATACCTTGCAAGGTAAGTTAGACAATTGGATAAAGGTGTATGTTTCTTTTCAATGAGAACTTGCTTTAAATCTCCCTTTTTATATTTCTTTGTATCACGCTTATAAAACTCAAATCCTTTGAATACAGATACTTCAAAAGCTAACTTACGTTGTATTGCATCAAATTTATTCTGATAACAAGTGAATACTTGTGTATATAGTTGAGCGTCAAATGAACTTGTTACAGAACCTTTAAATTTTGTTCTCATTTCCTTTACGAATTGGAACCTTGTACAATCAAGGTAATGCAATAAGTTTTCATTTACATATCGTGACACAATATCTTTATGATTTCTAATAAGTACAGCAAAGTTATTTAACTCGGCATATTTCTGCCGAGTTAAATCCTTTGAATAGAACATCTTTGTGTACTTACTTTGTATAATCATATCATTTAAAAATTATTTTTTTTTTGAATATTTTTAAATATAAATGATTATATTTTATTTATCTGTTTAATATCCCCTAATTTATAGGGAGTTTTTGAACTTTATTCGTCATAATTTTCTTTCCTTGCATATTTTTTCAATTTCTCCATTAAATCACCATTCTGGGTTAATGAATCTTTCCAATTTGCAAAGGCATCTCTAATTTTTCCGATTGTTCTTGTATTGGTTTCTGTTAATTGTAAACCATCAGTCCAGATATAGCATCCATCTCCAGAAGGGTCATTATAACGGAACTGCAAACGCAAATTAAGTGAGTTAATCTCCCCATCAAGTGTTAAGTCATCTGCATCAGGATAATATTTTAATGCATCTTCACCCATCTTAATGTTTTCATTAATAGTTTTACGTAGTGTTTCTTCCTGAGAAACTCTAACATCACCAAACTGAGGTGTTGACTTTTTAATAGGAATAACTCTACCATGAGAATCATTAGAAGTATTTTCATTTTCTTCTATCAGAGATTTTGCAGTAGCTCTTCTCTTTCTTTCTTCAAATTGAATATTTCTAATATTCTCTGTCATTTTTTTTATAATATCATATTCCATGACTATATTTTCTTTAAAAATCAGCAATCATTCCATTCCATTCCCATGTCAAACGCTGTCTTTTTCCTACAGGTATTTCATTCTCTATAGGTTCAGCTGGACCTTTTTCTACTTCCTCTCCGCTTGTCAAAAGTTCTACAGATTCTGTAGATGCAACAGGAATTTCTTCTGTAATTTCAGTTAATTGTCCATTTACTTCAACAGCTTCTGAAGTCTTTTCATCTTCCTTATTATCAACACTTTCTTCCTCTGTATTGGTATTTTCCTTGTTAGGAGTTTCTTCTACTACTTCATTAGTTTCTGCCTCATTGGAAGTTGTTTTATCTTCTGCGACCTCGTTATTTGTTTCCTCAGTAGCTTCTACATTAGTTTCTTCTGTAGCATTTTCATTAACTACTTCCTCAGTTACATTAACATTATTCTCGTTAAGAGCTTCTTCTGTTTTCTTTGTCTTCTTAGCCATATTAAACTTTTTTTATAAATATATTTATTTTATTTTTTTATTTAAATAAGCATACTGTTTCTGGCATCATCATCACCTCTGTTCTTAATGCCTTGAAGCATGTCATTTTTATTTGTCTAACTCTCTCCTTACTAAGATTAAGTTCTTCACCTATTTCTTCTAGATTCTTAGACTTATTTCCATTTAGACCGTAATACTTCTCTATAATAATTTTTTCTCTTGGTCCTAATGATGATAATAATTTAGAAACTATAGCATCTTGATTAATTTGTACTTCTCTATTAAATTCATCTTCTTCATTAGATAACATAGTATCACTTTTATTTACCACCTCGTCTTCCTCGTCTAAAATATCTTGTTCAGTAATGTTTTCTTTAATAGATTCTTCGTCTACAGTTGTTACAGAACGTCCACATCCCTTAGTCTTTATATATGTTTGTATTCCTTGCCTAATCCACCATACAGCATAAGAAATAAATTTAACGTCCTTTTCCTCATCAAACTTATCTATTGCTTTGATAAGTCCCATATTTCCTTCTGAAATAAGTTCATTAATAGATATTCCGCATCCTCTATAATTCTTTGCTACATTGAATACAAATCTTAAGTTAGATTCGAGTAGTTTATTTTTAGCAAGTATATCACCTTGCTTTGCAAGTTTCACGAGTTTTTTTTCTTCTTCTCGTGAAACTGGTTTGCATTTTTTTAAGCTTTCGTAGTAATTTACTACTGCTTCATTGAAATCATTAACATAATTGTTCATTAAAAATGTGAAACATTAACTTCTTATTTCTTAGCGTTGATAACAGAAAGTTTACTAATGTTATCCTCTTTTAATACAGTGATTGTTGTATTAGCCCAATCTTTTACTGTATCCAAGTGCGAGACAGTTATTATAAAATTATAATCATCGCATAACTTATTAATTATTTTATGTATATTTTCTAAGTTATCTTTTGCGACACGTCCATATACTTCATCCAACACTATAAAATTAGGTTTAGGCATTGTTGATAAACTTCCCAATACACCTCTAAGTGCCATAGAAGCAGCTGTTTTTTCAAAACCAGACCCACTTGATAAATCTGATTTAACATTATCTTTCAGCATACAGAAATTAATATCATTTTTTTCATTAATTTCTACTATAACATCAAAATCACATACATCAGATAGTAACATATTTATTTTGGCATTAATAATTGGTAAAACATCCCTCAGTACCATTTTTGTTATACCATCTTTTCCTACAAGTTGCAAATAAATTTTCCAATTCTTTATCTTTATTTCTTCTTCATTTAATTGCTCTATTAGCTTTTTGCGTTCTTCTTTCTCTTTATTATCATTTTTGATAGTAGCTTCATTACTTGTAAGTTGCCAATTATTGTTATCTTTCTCTTGTCGTTTTACTTTTATATGTTGTTCTATATTTCTTATTTCAATATCCAGTTTGTTATTTTTATCAATAGCTTCACTGTTCTTATTATAATTATTTAAAATATTATTTTTTTCTATTAATTCATTTCTCAAGTTACCTATATTAACTTCAAGTGCACTCTTCTTTACTTTTAATTCATTTGACTTTGTATAGAGTTCTCTCTTAGTCTTTAATGATTCTATTTTTTTATTATATTCTTCAATTAATAAATTAGAATTGGTTCCTTTTTTAATAATTTCTTTTTCTTCTTTTTGAAGTTCTTTTATCTTTTCTGTATTATCTACGTTATCAAGTTTTCTACCACAAGTAGGACAAAATTCAGATTTCTGAAGGTGTTCTATATTATGCTTAATATTTTTATATTGTTCACCAATAACTCCTTTTCTTGCAATTTCAGAACTTCTCTTTTCTACTAATTCATCATATTCATTAATTGAAAAATCTATATCACCTATACTCTTTAGCTCTTCTTCAATTTGATTTAAAGTTTCTTTCTTATTTTTTCCAAGATTAGTTATTTCTTCTGTTTTTTTCTTGAGAGTGATAATATCGATTTTTAATAGATTATCATCAATAGCTTGTTTTGATAATAAGAGATTATTTTTTGAAGTTTCATACTTCTCAATTTCTTTTTCTAACTTTTTATTATTATCTTTAAGCTGTTTATTATTTTCTTTAATATTTTTTATTTCGATATCATAGGCATCACATTCAGTTTTTAATGTTTCTCTATTATATCTATTTGAAAGTAAGAAAGGCTTTATGTCACTGTTAAATTTCTCTCTTGCAATTTTATCTTTTTCCTCTAATGGAAGCAAACCAATCCATCTTGATAATAATCTTCCTTTTTCACTTTCCTTTTTATTAATTAAATTATCAAGATTTGATTCTGTAACGGATATAATTAAATCAAAGTCTTCTTCACGTCCTATAGCTTCTTTAATTGCTTTATTGGTTTGAATACTATTTTCTTCTTGTTCATTATCTATATATTCAGCTAATTCTTCCTTATTAGTACCAATAATGCGATAATATTCAACTTTCTGATTAACTTTACTTTTAGCAGTTCTCTTTTCAAAAGCTGGTCGGCTCAATGTTCTTTTAATAATATAATCTTCACCGTCTATATTTAAGCACCCTTCTACAATAACATTTGTTTCTTTTGGGAGGTGTTTATTAAATATAAGATTTTGAGTTGGAACTTTTTCTGTTTTTCCAAATAAAAGAAAGTGTAATAAATCAATAGCAAACGTAGTTTTACCAGACTGATTAGCTGGCTCTCCATTTAACAAGACAATATTTTTTAATTGTTGAAAATCAAAAAAATTATCTTTACCATAAGATAAGAAATTACTCCATGATATCCATTTTACAGAGTATCTCTTATACTTATCATAGACATTATAATCTATATTGGTGTTAATATCAGCATCAATCTTTCTGATTAAATCAAAATCATAATCACTAATATTGTTGATTTTAAGATATTTCTTAAATAATTCTACTTGAAATGAAGGATTCTGGATATTCTGTATAATATCATTAGTAACACTTAATTTCTTACCGCTTTCATCAAGCATAATATAATTTGGAATAATATTAATATTATTCTTTGGAATACCATATTTCTTACTTGCTTTAGCGATAATATTCTTTTCAGCTTCTTCAGAATGATTATATACATTAACATTCCAATGTATATTTACTTTTGCTTTTTTACTAACATTAAACATCTTTACTTTCTCTTTTTATTATACGAATCTTTCTTTTAACTACTTTTTCTCCGTGTTCTTTTTCTTCTCCATTTCCATTCTTCTTGCTACCTGAGCATTTTTGGACAGTGGATTGGATTGTTTCATTTTCTTTAAGAGAATTTCTCTTTGACTTTTCTGTGTCATAAATTTCATTTTCTATTTTAAAATTATCTATTGGAGATAAACCATATTTTAAAATATTAAAACCCTTACGAAGACATGAATTTATAAATCTATCAATGTCTTCTATATTGTTAAGTTTACAATATTCTTTTATCTCTTTTACTAAACTTTCATCCATACTTTTCTGCAAAGATACGTTTTTTTTCTCAAAAAACAAAATTAAAATAAAAAAAAAAATGAATTTTATATTTA